TTTTTCATGCTAATATAATGTTAGATTATACACCCGATTCTTTGAGTTTCCCCGCAAGTGTTATGGCTAATTTTACAGCGGTGTCCGTATCGACGTCTCTCAAAAGAAGTTCTTTGGCTGTTTCAGCAATAAACTGACGCCAAAACACAAGGTCTTCGGGATTATCATTTTTAGGTGTATCACCCACTTGGAAATTACTGAATTCCAGTTCGTCTTCACGGAATGTTCTAGCAGAAGTGTTATTGCTATCTTCTGCATATGCGATTTCAACCCCGACGGCATTGGAACTAATAAAGCGTGTGAAGGGAAGTACATTAACAAGCTCTCCCGTAGATTTAACTTTTGCTATCATATCTCAATTTGTATTTTCTTTTCAATTATTCTTTTTTTCTGTTCTAAAGGTAGTTCGAAATACCAATCATCAACATCTTTCCTTGTGAAATAAGGCTCCCCAGGTGAGAATGGGTAATCTTTATCGGTGGTAATAAAAAGAAGCGTGAGATTCTTAACTTTGGGCTCCTTATAACTACGCTCAACGGCCACCCAACTATTGGCCTTTGTTTGATTGAAGCCAGGCTTGGGGAGGTCTTCTATTGAATAGCCCCTTGTATAAGTAACATCCCCTCTGCTGTTGGTTTTAGCAATCCATTTGGTGCCATTTAACATTTTCTCAAGATTCTCTCTATATACATTTCCTTCTCGGGGGAATCTAATGTAATCATCAGGGAAATAGCAATACATGGATTTTTCAAGGAAACCACACTCCTTGGAGTTGTCGTCAAACCAAATGATTGTTAAGTAGGTAGGCTTTCTAAATAATATTTGGAAATAGAAGCCGTAATTTATTGGATAGTATTTTTTTATTGTTACATCCAGAATGTTGGATTGGTTTGAAATATATGTAACAATTGCGTCAATGTTTGCTTTGTAAAGGCCCTCTTCATATGTGATTTCAGCTCTCACAATACGCATTTTAGCTTGCGAAATGGCATTGGTCTTGCTCTTAAAGTGAGATTTTCTTGAGTGCCTGCCTCGTATGGTTGAGGTTTGTATTATAGACTCGTCTTCTACCCAAACATCAACACCAGCCTTTTCGGCGGCGAGGCGCTCTGCGGCTTCTATGGCAGCTTCCTGACTTTTGTGGCTTATGCCAATGGCATTCACAAGAATATCCTTTCCCCAGCTAGGGGAGCTAACAAGGGAAAGGATTGATATGAAAAGGAAAATATGCTTCATGATTACTTAGACTGAGCTTTAGCCATATTCTCTTCGTGACGGCGCTCGGACTGGCGGTCACTGACGTAATTCTTTCGCGTGGTTTTGACCGACTTCTCGTAATAGTTGAGCATCTTCTTTTTGTCGGTTGTAAATCGTACCCAATACGAAATAGTGCCTTCTTTTTTATTCAGAACCTCACATTCAGTCATGTAAACTATATCCCCAGGGAAACTTACGTTAGAAATTGTCAGCACCCAAGAGGCAAATTCGGTGGAATATTCATCATCACCAGAACCCCTAACGGCGCGTGTCTCATCATATGTCTGAATGTCAGCGTGAATCGCCTTTGCAAGTTCTCCACGCAGAATGTTCTTGAGCTCTGTCTGCTTGCTCATTATTTCGCCTATGCTTGCACCCTTCGTATACTCAACGTGGGCCTCCACAAAGGTAACGCCATTGTCTTTTACTGTAGGGAACGGTGAGCCTAACTTATTGTTAGACTGGGGTACATTTCTCATGGAGCTGCAGGCGTTAAACATAATTGCCGTAGCAAAGATAATAAGAATTGCATAAATCTTTTTCATGTCTTTAAAGTATTAAAAGTTTAACAAATTTTCGTTTTGCAAATATACATACAAAAATCGTGCCATTGTTCAAAAATTTTGAAAAAAATGACACGATTTCATACAAGTGGTTGATTATCAATTAAAATAATTTTGTATCCAAACGATTGGCGTGGCGCGGTCTCCCGACCCTGAAACCAAATCCATTAATGATGCGAGGAGGTTTATGTATCTTCTTGGGGTTGTACCCATTGATGACATTTTTCCTTTTAGATTCTTCTTCTCTTCTTTTTGGAATCCAACCATTTTTCTTACCTCAGCATCTGATGCGGAATTATCTATGAGTGATTTTAGCTTAATTTCATTAGGAGTTGAATTGAGCAAATCTGCATTAGTGTAGCCAGGGCTTGAAACAGGGTCTGCCATCTCCCAAATACCAGCGTCAAGGTCTTTATATGAACCATCACCATAGGACATTACAATAACATCTACTCCCGTGATGCGCTTGAGCTCTGCTTTTACTCTCTCACATACATCTGTGGCTAGTTTTTCTGTTGGGAAAAGTTTAATCCTTTCTTCCGTTGCCTTATTGGAGCCCAAGACGCCAAATTCACTTTTGTCGGAGCAAATTTCGGCCAGAGTAATGTGCGTTTCATCATTCTTTTTGGCGTACTTTATTTTCCACTCATTGTAATCGTGAAGCCCGCAATAAATAAAAGGCACATGGTCAAATTCGCTGTCCTTAATGTTTTTAGTCGCCTCCCAGAGTTCTTTCCCAAAAACAGCATCACAATTTTCTGCTGCACAAATCTCAGCATAATAATCACGAATATTCACACCAGTAAAGGGGTTGACTGTTGATGGATTGCCCACTTCATCATAAGGAGGCATCACAAAATAAATTCTTTTAGCTGCCCGTGCAATACCCTTCAAAATCATTGAAAACCTGTTTCTCGAATATATTGGAGAATCCAGTATAATTTCAGGGTCGTTTCCGAATTTTCTTCTAATATCTTCGGCGATTTCATCTACGGTAACATATAGGCCCGCAGAACGTGCAATGACACTTTCGGTTATTCCGAATATGTCATTCTTCTTTAATTCCCTTTTTGTAGCAGAAATGATGGAAGATACCGCGACATTAACTATGTCGTCGCCTTCTCTAATAAGAGGGCAAACTATGCCCCTGGCCGTCACGCCAAAATTTTCGTAATTATTCATTATTTTAAAACTTCTATTTCAATTAATACTTCGTAATCTTCATCGTCATATTTTTCAAAAAGACAATCATATTCAAGCATTGGCTCGATAGTTGTGAAGTCAAGGTACGTACGCTTAAGAAGACTACTATTAATTAAGCTTGCCCCATTAATGGTTCTATGATACTTTCTTAATATATGCTGTTTCTTTGGTTCCTTCCAATAGTGCTTGTGGGGACTCTCGGTATCCCATATACAATCTAAGAAGAAAAGTTTGCCAGTTGGAAGGCCTAACCCCACGTTTGAATCTGAAGGCGAAACGGAAGAAAAAAGTTTTGTGGGCCTGCAATATTGATAATGCGTTTTAGTGTTATCATAATCTTCCCATGCTTTTCCAGTGAAATCCTTTTTTATTAAATCATATTCAGCTTTAATAGTAACTATTTTTTTATCGGGAGTAGCATCATTCCAACGAACAACATATGTCCTTCCTTTATATCTGTAATCTTCCCTATTATCGTAGCCATCCCAGGGATAAAATGTCTCTATTGATGGGAATAAGGAGTCTTTTTTACTGTCGAGGTATTCTTTTTTGATTTTGGCTAAGAAGTCAAAAATCCGAGGTTCCTTAATTTCCTTGAATCTCCAACCGTACTTTATTGGTATGGTTGTCAAAGCCTCGTCGATTGCCTTCTGGCACTCTGCACAGTATTCCATACTGCAGCCAGCTTCGGTTCCGTATTCTGGGCCATTACCATAGGTGCAGTATGTGTATTCTTTATGGCAATGTTTACAACGTAGATGAAAATGTTGCATAATTAGTATAAATCTTCTGAAAATAATTTATTGAGTGGGGTTTCATCTTTATCATAATAACGCCTGGGCTCCGATTTCAGAAATCCCTCAAAATCAAAGTCGTTTCCCATCCATTTTTCACTCAAGGTGAAGGCTCGTTTTACGTTGACCTGTCCTGCAGTATACGCAATATACATTGCCTGCCATCTATCAACAAAACGCCCTTTGCTTGTTAAAAAACCTTGTGCTTTTTGCTGTAGCTTGTTGTGAAAGGTGTCGATAGTTCCTCCCATTAGCTCGGTTAATTGGCTGGCAATTGCAAAACAGTTGTGGTGTCTATGTCCAGCAATGACAATACCAGTTTGAACTGGCATGAACTCATGTTTCTTGCCGTCATCAAACCATATTGCGGCGCAAATGATATATTCGTCTTTTTCGTTATTCTTCATCGGTGAGAGCATTCGCGCCAGGATTCAGCGATTCTAACTTTTCAAGAGCAAAATCCTTCATTCCATTGAGAATCGTTAGGGGGTGCCAGGTCGCGCCAATCAACAGTGCGTAAAATCCATCTAACACGTCATCCAGACTTGCATCTTCGTGGTCTAGTTCATAGATTTGTTTATGGCCATATGAGCTTTCATATGTCAGACGGGTAAAGTTTTCTTCTTTATTATACATTTTAGTTTCTTTTATATTTTTATTATTAAAAAGTTCTTCCTCAACGCTAGCGTGCTTGATAGGCGGACGGTTTGCTCGTTGTGTATCCTCATATTTAATGATGGCGTCTCTGAGCATATCTTCAAGCAGCAACGCAGTATCAGGTGCTTCCTGACACTTTCGCCCCCTTCGATTTGCGTTTACATATTTTTTCGCATAACTGATGATTGTATCAATATCATTCATGTTTAGGAACTGCAACTACACCTGTTATTTCGTAATCGATAATTTCCTCATTAATCATTCTACCAAGCCCATAAACTTGAAATGAAATAAAGTCCTTATCAAAGTCCAATAGTTCTTTTATTAATTTACCCTGGGGCGTATCCAAAAGCTGAATATCTCCCCACAAATTTCCCTCATTATCTAATTCAACTTTGTTTGCTGTTCCTACAACATTGTTTAAATCTCCTGCATGGACTAATAGGCCCTTATCTTCAGTTTGCCTAAGCTTTTCCAATGCGCCCTCAATAACCCCGTCACCATATTTAAAGGTGTATGGGACGTTTTTGTCATATAATTTTACTTTCATCGTTGCTTAATTGGCGTTACGTAAATTTTATCCATTTTTTTCACCCAGGAACCGTCATAGAAACAGGTTTCATGTGTTTTCTTAAAACAATTATCTGAGCAGTATTTTTGATTTGGTGCATCTGGGATGAACGCACGACCGCACCTTTCACATATTGGCATATGCTCTATCTTCCATTCATCGCTTTGCGAAAGAAACCAATCGCGATAATTAGCATGTTTTGCAAGAAAGCCTCTTTTTACTTTTTCGTTTGCCATTTTTTTAATATGTTGTTATATTTTTGTTTTGCCCATGTTTTGGATTCTTTTGAGACACCTTTTATTTCAGCAAGAAATAGGCGCACATCCTCTTTTGTTTTAAGGTTGGCACGGCACATTTGGTCAAAAATGCGCCCACCCTCGACTTCTGGGAGTACCACATTAATTTTGGCGTCCCGCTTGTAGGCCGCTATTAGTTTGTCTGTTTTTTTGTCATTACCCTTGTACTCATGCGATGAAATGTGCCACCCACAACATGCGGGACAATAATAAACTCTCATGGTTCGGGTGCCATCAGGGTTAACCGCATCCATGTTGAATTTAAGGAAGGTGTTTGCTTCTTTTTCGGTTTCGAAAAGCATTTTAGCTCTTCCGCAATCTGGGCACATTACGCGATTTTTTGGCTTCATAGGGTTTCCTCCTGGACTTTCCTGCCAACGGCGTATGCCAATTTATTGATAAAGGCGCAGTACCCGTTCTTGCAAATCTCTTCACAATGAGGGTTCTTGCCTATAATCTTTTCAACTTCCGAGTACTCAACTGCCAAATGCTCTCCCTCCTCATCATTACATCCAAAGAAATTGAACGGACACGACTCTCTTGCCGCATCAAAAATAAACTGTGTGACATCTCCAGGCTTCATGAAGTTTTTTTTGGCGAACTTCTCCAAATCCTGTTTGGCTAAGGCCTCCCAACAAATCTTGTCTTGGGCAATGTTTTTCTCTTTTTCCATTTTTATTTTTCAATACCCTGAATAATGAGGTTCAGGTGGTTCTTAATGTCACTATTACACTTAACTTTGATGAACTTCTCAAAGTAGTAGTCATCAGTATGCGAATTGTAGAGCTCAAGCACTGGCGTGCCCTTATATTTCCCAATAGCGAACACAATGACTCCGTCCTGATTGCGTTTGAAGAACCCCGATGCATCTACCATGTCTGCAGATGCATACTTGGATAGCTCGTCAACGTTTTCAATACCATATTTCTCTAATTGCCTGAATGCAATAGAGGCGGCGGCAAGACTGTCCTCATATGCAACGTGAGCGTTTTCCATGACCTGCCCAGTGAAATTCTTGTAAGTATGACTAAGGTCCCTGGGCTCAGCTTTTATGAGAATCTTAAAGGCGTCGATGATGCGTCGGTTACTGTAACGGAATTTAAGCCCAACACGATTAAGTTCCTCAATGAGGAATGGTATATCGAATGTTGTGACGTTATAACCACCAATATCGCACCCCTTCATGAAATTAAGGATTTCTTCTGCAACTTCACCGAACTTAGGCTTGTCTTTTACATCATCATAAGAGATGCTGTTAACGTTTGTTGCCTCCTGGGGAATTGGTCGCTCGGGATTGATGAGGGTTCCATACTTCTCGACACTATAGTCAGGGTTTATTTTAACTCCCCCAAACTCAATAATTTTGTCGTTAAGGACATCAGTACCCGTGGTCTCTAAATCGAAAAAGACAATCGGTTTGTCGAGCACAATCTTCTTGCTCTTAAGATAATCAATAATGTTATTGTAATCAACCATATTTAAATTTTTTAGTAAGTTTTAATCTTTTGGAAAATAATAATCGCTACCTTCGGTGGCATTGCATGCGATTGCGGCCTGTTTGAGCCCGCCTGTTATGGCATCTTCGATACTCTTAACAAACGAGTCGTAAAATTTAATACCTCCTTCAACCGTAGATTCAACGTGATAGGCGAACTGTTTTTTTTTATCTGTTATTATAAGTTGCCAATTTTTCTCATCATACAGCCACGTTAGAAATTCAAGCAATGTAACTTGGCTGATTTTCCCGATATAGCCAAAAGTCTTGAATGGTTTCACTAATTTAGCTGGTAAAACCATATCCTTATATGCATTAAGGATGTCAGTCAAGGGATATTTCGCTGAGTCTTCCGCCATCTTCAGTGGTTGTTGTGTTAACTTGAATGTTTATACCTTTTTTACGTAAGTACCTGGCCGCAATTTCCATGTTGGAGATTTCTCCGCTTTCGCTTTTGGTGAATCCGACAGCACCGTGAAAATTGGCTTTGTTAAGCCTCCTGAAATACTTGATGAAGCCTTTGATTGTTTTCTTGTTTGACATGTTCCCTAATCTTTTTTTCAAAAATACAAACTTTTAATTTAAATGCAAAGAATTGTACGAAAAAATTAATCGTCAAAAAATAAATCTAGAAGAAGAGTTACTGGCCAAAAAATGGCAAGAAGCGCAACACTAACTCCATCAATTATTTCGAAATCTACAATGTCTCTTTCGAAGTCTTCTTCCATAAATTTTAAAGCAAAGCAAAATACGATAATGCAATATACTATTATCGCGACTTTAATAATAAGGGTCATGGTGTATCTATTTTTTGTCCTTAAGTACTGATTTATCTCCATGAATATTCCCGACAAAGCGGAATCCATTACCTGATTTACTTATTTTATAGTCACTATAATGTGTGTCGTTCTCGTAATCGAGCTTACCGTCATTCATTATGTAGCCCCTTCCAGGGGTATAAAGGAGTTTCCTCCAGCCCCCATCTTTTTCTGCAATATAAACACCAGCGTCATCACCGTACCAAGAATAATACATTGATTCGGTCGGCTTCAGGTAAACAAAGACAATATCTCCGTCAAAAAATGGCTTTTCCTCTTTGTCGCCATATTCTTTAATCTTACCGACTTGAGTGGCAACGCCAACAATGTGTACGTCTTTGCTTTGGACAAGTGCCGCGAGGCTAATAATATCGTCTTTATCTCTTAAGTTTATGTCTACAGAGTGGATTTCCGCTGTTTTTCTCTCTTCTTCTGTGTTGGCTCGTTTATAAAAATACCTCCGCCTATCAACATATCCATAAGAATAACTTTCTTCACTTACCCCCATAATTGACCTGTCCTCATATGGTTCTCTGTCCCCATAGGCTATTTCCGCAATCTCCAAGGCTTTGGGTAAATACTTTGAAAATTTTTCATTGTCGTTTGCTATTGCATAAGGGTAATTGTGAATAGTAGAAAATACCCCATACATGGTCTCCAATTTTCGCTCATTGTCTATACCAAAATGAGCCTTTGCTGTAAGGAAAAACCTGTCCTTTGAGACATAATTGGCTATCTCATGTACTTTAATCAAATTAATGGCCGACTGTTTTAATTCTTTGTATGTCATAATTTTTTTGTTAATACCTCTTCATTAGTTATTGTGTAGGAAGTGCCGTCGTCGCAAACAACTTGATATACAAATATAAAGTCAGATAGTTTACTTCCTAATATTCCAATACTGGATATTGTTCCCACTTTGGGGGTGGGGAATTTTAGTGGAAGGGTTAGAATTACTCTATCTCCTTCGTTAAACTTTGATTTTTGATTATTAAATGTCATCGTAGTTTAAGCGCAGGGACAATATCATAAAATCTTTCTTTACTGCCTTCAACGGTAAGAGGGAATGCGTTATGTGCGTCCCAGACCTTTCTCTTGAATTTAATCACTTGGTTGGCCCACTCTTTTTCCATATCCCTTTCTTCTTGGTAAATAAAGCGTCCATATTTTTCCCCGTCAGTAAAATCATGTTCCCATGATACGCCCTTCTCTTCCTTGAGAAGAGCAATTTGGGCGTCAGTGTCAAGGCCAAGAAGCTGTTTGTGAGATAGATATGTTTGCGCGGTTTGCTGTTTTGAGTTGCGAATGCAGTCTATCTGACGATAGAGGAACCAAGCAAAAGCATCATTGCTGGATGGTACGGGCCAAACCTTGCAATCGAATTCAGCCAATTTCATATCTTCGATTGCTTTCACACAATCTCTACAGGTATATATTGCACCATCAAAATCCATAAGCTGATAATCATATGCCCTCTCTTTGATTTCATTCTCAATAAGAAGCTGGTTAAACTTTGCGGTTGCAAGAGACGCAATAATGCTCTGCATTTTACAAAGTCTATAGCTGAAGAAAGAATCAGCCTCAGGAGTTTCATAGTCAGTGATAAGGAACGAGATTTCATCGCTTTGTACATATGCGAATTTACAACCCTGTACGTGCTCACATACATACCTGGCGGTTTCGTTCATCATTTCGATGAATTTTTTATCAAACGGGAGCTTAAACCTTTTCTTTACAAGTTTTGAAAAGGCGCGTCCATCAACCATTGCGATAATGTTTGCGTTCGGAAGAATTCTGTAATCTGTGAGACCTCTATAATAGAGGCATTTCTCTTCAAGACTTTTAAAGTTCATAATTTTCGTATTTGCCACAAATATATGAAAACTTTGTGGTAAAACAAAAAAAAGTTATGACTTTTTGATTTTTTTAAGGATTTTCTCTGAAAGCGAAATTGCCCTCTGTATTAGTGCGTCGTCACCACTGAATTTTTGACCACTAACAATGAGGGCATTTACCATATTTGAAACGACGAATAATCTTGCAGTGTCTTCATCGTCTAATGTTATAGATAGTCGTGGGGCTTCCCCAACAGAATTAAATTTCTCAAAAAGAGTCTTGTCTGGTTCTATTGTACCTTTCATGTACAATAAATAGAGGGATTATTGGATTTCTTTATATAAAACTGTCCAAGGATTATCTTGTGTGAAGCGAAAGGCATAGTCGTGCCAAAAACGGTCGTTGATAACTGCAGTCACAAGTTTTCCTGTGTTTTCATTAAAACCCTTGGTAATTAAATAATAACGTCCCTTAGTATCTTTACAGAGAAGGCAGCCTTTTTCTGGACACTCTGCTAATATAAATTTCCATAAATCTTCCATAACAATCCTTTAATCCTCATGACATTCCCCTTTAATAACAAAGCCTGCATCGACATATGTTTTCATGGACACGCCGAAAATTGTTATCGAAGCAAACGCCTTGTCAAGTTTTAAGTCCGAAAGTATCAAGTTGGTTTTATTATACATATCGTCGGGAAGCCGCTTTTCAATTAATGATTTTATATCTTCAGGAGTAAGATTTTCAGAGTCATTCACTTCGAAGGAAACTGAAAACAATTCATAGGGGCAGTGCTTTCCGTCATCTGCCAACCTTATTGATGCGCTATATTCTATGTAACTTTTCATATTTCATTATATAATAAAAATGTCAACCTATTCAAGTTCCTTACATTCTTCTTCGGTATATAAAGAATGGAGTTTTTCTAACCACCACTTCGTCTTAACTTTGACGGACGGACGACGCTGTCCCTTCATTAGGGTGCTACGCTTGAAGACCACACCTTCCTTGACTGTCGGAAGTTCCGCACCAGGTTGAGTCCAGTCATTGTTCTGTATCTTCTCCACTATATCTGAGTTGAGAGGGCCAGCATAAATCAGTTCAGGGATTTCTATATCACTGTCCTTGAAGAGGTTATAGTATTCCCTCGGCTCCATATAACCCTTCTTCTTCAGGAAAACATCAATGAGTGCAAGTTTCATCTCATCACCCTCCTGGTGTTTTCCTGCAAAGGAATTATACCCGTACCACTCAAACACAAAGGTTACTTCATCAACGCCAGTGAACACATCTTTTTTGCCAGAATGTTCTTTTACAATTCTGGCAAGAATTTCGGGATAATTGGAATTTTTAAACCACTTTACAACTGGACCAAACTGTTCACTGTTCTCGTCAACAGTAACTGTCCTGGAGCCGAACGGGCCCCAGGTTTTCTTTCTACAGTTATATGCTGCAACAAAGTTCTGGCCATCCAGTTTATTGAACCCCCAGACAATATCTCCTTTCAGAGTACCATCATCCTGGATTCTTGGTATACTGTCGTAATGTTTCATAGCAAGCCTGAATTAGCCCATTCTTCAGAAAAATAAATGTTTTCGGGATATCCTCCGCTTTCTTTTGCGGCCCTTCTAAACATATCCATTAACTCTCCTCCCGCATAACCACAAAGCGTAACTTCATTCGGCTGATTGCGGTATGCAACTTTAAACTTTTTGTCTGGATTAGCCTTGGCACATTCAAACATTCGTTTAATATTTTCGATAATTTTTTGAGGGCTCATGGATTGTCTGGTATAATTAGAATCGCTTTTATCCCAAAACTCATCCCTGACGTTCCAGCGGAGCTCAGTCGTCGGCAAGGCATACGCGTTACCTTGCAACCCCTCTCCTTGCCCATATATCGCCCCGAATTGTAGCCTGGCAACTCTGGCGGAACCAGCGCCATGACGCCCCTCGGGGTTTGAGCCGAAAACGAATATTGTGTCTTCGGAGGGTGTGATATTTCCTTTATAAGTATTCATTTGTTTAGAAATTATAGAATTGTTTCCTTGCCTCAATAAGAAGGCCATTAATCTTTTCAAGGTCGAGTTCCTTGGGAATGGTCGTGGTCTTGATAGCCTCGTCCATTTCTTCCTTTTCCTTTGTAACGAATTCCATTAGCTCATCATATTCGTATTTGTGGTTGCGAATATCAAGAAGGAATTCGCGGTCCGCGTCCCTTGCCACATTGAAACCCTTACCCTGTGCAAGTTCCTTTGCCATACGGACAAGGCGCATACAGTGCATCATGTTCTTGGAGTCGTAGTTCGCACCAAGATTTGACTCGTAGCGAACAGGATTACGCTTCTGTTTCCACTCAGCCCACTCTTTATAATCCCTGCAGTGGCTTGCATAGCCATCCTTGTTATAAGTCATGAAGCAGATAGGCCTCTCACCCTTAGGGATTGAAGAGAGGCGTACGTCGTTGGACTTTGTAATTTCGTCAGGCTCTACGATGCCTTTGTATTTGAAGAAAGCCCTGTCGGAAATTCTATCTTCAACGCCATCGCCAAGAATGTCATACAATATGAACTTGCTTGCGGAGCCAGAATTCGCTTGGAAAGTTTTATAAATTTCAGCTCTTTCATCGTTTCCGACATTCTCAAACTTGAAATACGCTGCGAAGTCATAATAAACCCCGTAGGTGTCCTTCATGTTCGGGATATTCACGAGTCCGCAATACCTCTGGTCAAGATGATGCTCTTTCAAGAAATCTTTAATCGGCTGTGAGCCCTGATTCTTGAAGGTATAGCAGAAGTCAAGAATATCCTTGCGCTGAAAATCCTCGGGAATGTGACACTTCTTGTTGTATCCACGAGCCTTTCCGATTTGGGCGACGGCATAACCTCCAAGGCTATTGAAGGCATCCTGACAAAGGAAGTCATAGCGATGCTTCCTTATGTACTTAATAATAGGATGCGGCTCTCCGATGATACAGTCATCTGGCATAAAGAGCCCTTCGAGGGCTGTAGGGTTGTTCTTGATAAGGAGTTCAATCCACCTGCCAAACTCATAGAATACGGTATCGTTCTTCTCATCTGCAACCTGTTCAACATAGTTGGAGCGAAGCCCAAGAAGCATTTCCTGGGGGCAAATAAATACGCCACCAATATCGATATCGCTGGTTTCTACATTCAAATGGTAAGAGTGTGAACCCCTAAGATATTCATATATAATGAGGTTGTTTTCTCTTAAATAATCAATTGTCCACTTCATAAATTATTTATTTACAGAAAGCTACTACAAAAATCGTGCCTAACTTTGCAAAAATTAGGCACCAAAATTACAATTACTGAAGTTTTTCAAGAATTTCACTCTCGCCCACGGCTCCTACTGACCTTGCGTATTCAGTGCCATTTTTGTAATAAATAAGAACTGGAATGCCGCGAATGTTGAGTTCTGCAGTGATATCATCCATCTCTTCTTCGTCAACATTAACCTCGGCAAGCGCAGCGCCTTTTAGCTTCGTTACATCAAGATTTGCTAGGGTAGATTCGAGGACCCTACAGGGGCCACACCATTGGGCTCCAAATTTTACAATTGCTACTTCATTATTTTCAATAAAAGACTTATAGTCTTCAGCCTTTGTAATGTTTCTAATTGTTGCCATAATATCTAATTTTTTACAAATATACATAAATATCCTGAGAAAACAAACCTATTTAAACACTATTTATTCAAAAACTCGATTAATTATGAAAAAGAAAGGCTTTTTTTGGTGGGTGGTTTTCATCCTTTTATGTATATGGCAATTCCCTCAGCTATTAATTGGCCTTATTATGTGGCCCTTCCTAGGTAAAAAGAAACTCGCAGCCGACAGGCATTTCAACTTCTGCTGGAGAGGTGAAAAAATGAGCGGCGGCATTAGCCTTGGGCCTATCTCTTATGTTTCAAAGTGGTCAGGATATGCAAGCATTGCACATGAAGTTGACGGGCACACATGGGATAGCAAACTCATGGGGCCTTGTTATTTGCTCGTTGTAGGATTGCCCTCCATATTGAATGCAATGTTTAATTTTACAAAGTGCTATTATTCGTGGTACCCAGAGGTATGGGCAAATAAGCATGCTAAACTCAAAGTAAATGAGCGCTGTTATCTCGATGTGACACCAGATACCATAATTCAAGACCTTTAAGAAAAAGCCGCAGGATTTCTTGCGGCTTATTCAGTTACAAATTCAATATTTTCTTCTGTTGTACTATTAGTTACCCATTCTGGAATAACATTGGTGCTATAGCTCGTCGTCCACATATTGTTTTTTTTTAAAAAATTAACTCAAAATATCCCCAAAAGCAAACTATTTATCTAAAAATATTATTATGTGCCGTTGCGATTTTTTTAACAATCTTTTTAATAAGCCAATAAATACTGGTGAAACAGTTGAGACTGCGGAAACAACGTCCTCAACGGAGGTTGTTATTGCAACTCCTAAGCCTGAAGAGGAAGAAGAACCAATTTTAACAGAAAAAGATATGGAGCGTCTCGAAATAGAAAAAGACATCATTGATTACGCACTCAAAATGGGCGAAGGAAAAGTGCGTTTTATTAATCAAATAGCTGTACATTGTACTGCCACTAAGGAAGGAAAGGAAGTTACAATTGAAGATATTGATGCCTGGCATAAAGCACGGGGGTTCAAGAAACAAAAAATCAGCGGACATTATTGTGGATATCATTATGTTATCGCTTTAGATGGTACTATAATGTGTGGACGAGTCTTAAGTGAAACTGGTGCGCACGTGTCTGGCTATAATTCAAATTCAATCGGTGTTTGTTATGTGGGCGGCCTTGATGGAAATATGAAACCAAAAGATACGCGCACTCCCGAACAAAAAGAGGCATTAAAATGGTTGATAGCAACACTCAAAAAATATCTTGGTATAAAAATAGTGAAAGGCCACAGAGATTATTCCCCCGATACAAATAATAATGGAATAATTGAAGAATTTGAGTGGATTAAGAGTTGCCCTTGCTTTGATGCCATTCCTGAATATAAGACCATTTAAAAAGCCTCGCATTTTGCGGGGCTTTCTTTTTAGAATACGTCGGGTCTGAGATAATTCCAGCCACGTGTGGCTTCCCTCTCAAGGAGTCTTTTGAAGTCTTCCTGGAAATCCTGGTCAAGCAAACCGCCTTCCATATAAAAGACACCGTTGGTGAGGTAGATACTCGTACCTGCCTTAATCTTCTCGTCACCTCCGAGGGGGATATCCTTTACTAGTGTGTATTTTCCTTCTTTTACCATGGTATTTTTTTTTATAAAAAATAAGAGTTATTCTTTCTAAATCAAGATAAAACCTGACGGAGTTTTTCTGTTACATTATCTATTGGAACAATCTCATAAGTTTTATCATCTTTAAGCCATATTATGCGCCTTGCCAATACTTTTAATCCAATATCTTCCAAAGGGATTTGATAAGCGGACAACTGAATTGTATATGCCCCGAGTGGTTCATCATAAAGATTGTCGAAGGGCGGTAACATCATTTTGTCGTTCATCCTAGAAAACTCCTTATATATGTCACCGTTTGTTTTCCAGTCACAAATGACAACGCCGCTTTTTGCAGGATTTGTTGGGTGTTTATAATATAGCAGTAAGTCGAACGTTCCAGCATAGTTTTCTCTAAACCGCGGGAGGTTTGGATTAGGGCTGCTATATATCCTCGTTTCTGGCAAAACAACCCAAGTGTTTTGGGGAAATTCATTCCAAAACTTTAATGCCGCTTCCTCTTTGGGACGTGTGGGTATAAGCCAATTCTTTTCTGGAATATACTTACACAGATTGTCTTCGGTTATGTTTTCTGGGTGTCCAGTATGCATCCAGCCAAGGCTCTCGGCATATGCATGAACTAATGTGCCAGTTGTTGTAGCTTTCAGATTTTTGAATTTCCATTGGTCCTGCCAATATTCGGGGGTTTCCCCGTGCTTTTCAGCGTAGGCTATGGATTTTTCAACGGCGTCAAACTCATGCTCATATCTGCTGGCAATGGCAGAAACTGATTGTAATTGTTCACCGTTTAAAAAATATTTATGCCCTTCTTCAATAAATTCCAAACCTTCAAAAGATGATAGAATTTTCTTTCGAATCTCTGTCACCTCTTTAGGTTCTCCAGGAACTACTATATTATACTTACTTTCGTCTCTACTCGGCATTTTTCTTAAAAATTTTCTTTGTATCCTCTTTTATTTCTTCCTCCAGGCTCTTATTGTCCTTGTTTCTTTGTAATTCCGCAACAAGAGCGTTTGCGAGCCTTACGGACTGTTTCGCCACAATCTCTGGGGATAGTTCTAAAATCTCCCCGATGGTTCCACTCTCTAGTACGCCTTGTAATGCACTTATTGCCGCATTTACTTTAACATCTTCCCAATAATTAACCGCTTCACCGTATCCCATGTTTAGCCTCCTGTATCTTTTCTTTTAAACGTCGCTGTTGCATTTTTCTCATAATAACTTCACCATGGCATGGAAGCGGAGCGCAAACACAGCCCAAATATATCTCCTCTCCCTTTACGTATTTATCGTAAATTTCATCAACCACTTTTTTAAACTCTTTATTGCCGCCATACATAACATCAAAATAATGGGAATATTTTTCGATTGCTTCTTCTCTAGATTTAACAACAAATCTTGCAAGTGTTTGTCTATCTTTAATATGCGTGTATGGATTCCCAAGAATGTAAGGGCGATGAATAAAATAATTATTCTCGTCTTTTTCGTGGTTTTCTGTATTTATGTTGTAAACGTGAATCATATTCTGGAAAACAATTAAAACCAATCATTTCCTTCCCATACAGACGGGTCAAAAGAGGGGAGGTTTATTACCCTGCGTTTAAACTCAGATTTTTCATGCATGCGGTTTATCTTTTCGAGGACGCTTGGCTCGGGTTCTATTCCATCTCGAATATATTTATCCAGAGTCTCATAGGTAAAGCCGAATTTAGCCTCATCTGTCTGGCTATGCGGTAATCCATCGTCGGGCGTTTTCCAAACCAGTTCACGTGGAAGCCCTAGTGCGTCTCCCAAATTACGTATCTCAGTAACAGTTAACTTTGCAAGAGGACTAAAATCCCCTACACTATCTCCCCAAATTGAACTATAGCCAAGAAAGTCTTCTGAGAGGTTACATGTGTTTGCTACTCTACCATTTAAACTTTGGGAAATATAATATAAGACACACATCCTAACCCTTGGAGGTAGATTCTGTTCGGCCTGTTTACGGTGTTTTATGCCGTCCTCGTTGCATCCTTCCCAATTAACCATTTTAGCATAATTATAGAAGAATGAGTCCGTTATATTGTTGATAGGAAATGTGAAGAGTTTTATCCCAAGAACTTCGGCGACTTTTCTAGCTTCTTCGTCGCTTTGGCCCACATCTGGTATGGAAACGCCTATTACCCTTTCAGGTCCGAGAGCCTCTACACACAGTTTGGCAACAATGGTAGAATCTTTACCGCCAGAAATACCGATAATAGCATTACATTCGGGTCCATTGATTTTAAACCAGTCCCTAATCCACTGTATGCATTTTTCTTTTACTACATTATAATTCATAGTCCCGCTCTTTTTTTAAAATCTTCAATAATTTTTTCTATTTCTGATATGTCATCAATTGACCAGCTTTTAGTCTTGATATTTATGAATCTTGCCACCCCGTTGTTTCGGGCTGTAAGCGTCATTTCTTGTGCTTCTTCTTCCCCGTCCTCTCCCGAAGAATCAGACTTCTGAGCATAAGTGACAGAAACGGTATCTACAATAATTTCCCCATCCTCATAACTACCTTCTTCGAAAGGCACTATTTTTGTTTCCATATTAAAGATTTTTGTTTAATTTATTTTTGCTAAACTTATTAACGAAGTCGTGTAGGTTGTGTGCTCTTGTCAATGTCTGGCAATTAGATGCCTTTAGAATTTCTTTAATGTCCTTGTCTTTGTTATAAGGTGCGTCAATTAATATTCCGTGTTTGACATTTGAGCCGATGAAATTCCAATCATTATCATCAATGAGGTAGTCTGCATGTAATAACGTTTTATCTTTTAAAAAACAAATGCCATCACATTCAATACCGTTTTTTTCAAGCCATTGCAGAGTCTGCATTTTATTGTCATATGACTTTTGGTAAGTTAGAATGACCACTTTTCCATAATTCCGCAATGTTTCAATGTCCTCTTTGATATAAGGGAATGGTTCTGTATTTAAAAATAGCTCAGTACTATGGTCCTGAAAAAACCACTGGCTGGCAGTAACGCCAGTCTGTGATTCAATTTCAGGAAATGACTTTTCCACCTTAAAATCGGTAATGTCTTCGCGTTTTTTACTATTTTCGAAGTTATCATTATATAAAGCAATCATTTTGTCCAATAATTGCCTCAATACTTCGTCACAATCAATAGCAAAGACGAGGTCTCGTTTCATAAATTTAAACTTTTGTTTGTTGTTTGAGAAAACAGTCTATCTGTTCCCCTGACATGCCCTGTCGCGCCCAGCCGTCTTCTAGTGTTTTCTCTATATACATCCATCGGCCACCGAGTTTGGCTGCAGTGCCTAGTCCACAAAAAAGGTGGTCTCCCATGTAATAACGCCAGGGTCCATTGGTACTTGATTCTGGTATCGCAACAATAAACGGGGCTTCTTCAAAAGGAACGTCACTCGGTTCACGCTCAGAAAGTGGAATCCATTTTGAGTAATGTCCTGGGCGTAGAGCACCTAAATCAACAAGCTTTTCACCATCGTGCTGGTGTGCATAGTCCACATAAAGATGCTCGTAGCCCACTTCGAGTTCGGGGTCAAATTCACTTAACTTCTGAATCAATTCCTTTACTTTCATTTTCTTTTGCTTTAAGTTCTGACGGTTTAGCTTCAACAATTTCTATGTACGCGCCGCAATAAGGACATGCAACATATGAAACTAGAGAATCATCCGCATCTAGCCCATACTCATCCAAAATTGGATTTCCGTTTTCGTCAAGCATTTCTGTGTCACCCCATACTTCGGAACGCATGAAATCGCTCTGCCATATGATATGACTACCACATTCGGGGCATTCCCCATCGTAACCATGACTGGAGTCACAAAAGCCTTCCTGAAGTTTTTCGTTGAATGCGGGGTAGTTTTCCTTCTCTTCTGGGTCAACGGGTGTTACAGTATAATATGTTAAGCAATGTGGGCATTTGTATTCTGCCACACTACCAAAATTCTCTTCCTCATCGTAAGGAGGGGTGATACGGTCTTCATCATTAACCTTTATAAGCGGTTCACCACACCGCATGCAACGTGGAGTTTCCATTATTCAGTCTTCTTTTTTCTTGTTGTGGTTTTCTTTCCGCCAGTCGCGGAGGCTTTCTTTGCCGTAGTATTCTTAGTGGCTTTCTTTGTAGGGGCCTCTGGCTCAGTAGTTACTACGGTTTCGCTGGGGGTGTCCTCGATGACGGTCCACATGCTTTGGAGCTTTTCAATGTCCCTGGGGGTAAAGAGAACAGAATCGTTAAGGAAGTCAATAATCTTATACTTATTGCCTTCGATTTCGACAACCCTAAATCCGTCTGGCTGTACCTCCTTTACGCATTGAACCAACAGGGGGTCATGATACTTAATATTATCGTTGAGGTTCTTGCCGTGGGCTAAGAGCCAATCCACCATTTCTTTGGTGAGAGCATTTTTTGAAAGCGTTTTAACAACAACTTCGTGCCTTTTTACAACAGTTTCTTCTGCCATTTTACTTTGTTTTTATTTTATTATGTTTTGTGCAAATATATAAAAAAGTTTTGATTAATCAAAGCCTTCATTCTGATGTTCATTCAAGATTACAAATATTGAGATGCCTATATTATAAAGTAAGACTAATATTAAAAGGATAATATATCCAGTTTTAGTCATATCAACTTTAATATACTTGAAATCTTTAAATTCTTTCCTGTGCCACAAGTGTAAATTATCAATCGCCCAATCCTTAAATGAGAAAAGGTCTAACTTTTGTTGTTCCAGAAAGAAATTTTTAGTATTAACCGCCATTTCGGGCGCATCTTCCCAAGAAAAGACATAACACCAATCAATTTTTCTGTCAGGTTTTACTCCAAGGCAAATAACTAACTCATTTTTGTTGCCACCATCCCAATAAGATTGTTGTTTAAATGCTGTTTCAATGCCTTTTCTATAGTCAAAAAGCAATATAAACAAACGTATTTGATGTTTGGCACCGTAATATCCGTTAATGTATTTTATTGCATCAATTTCTGAGGATAACGGCAGGACATCGCATTTTGACAAAACGGGCAATTGGTCTTGAGAAGAAATTTTTGGATAATCAAACAAGCCGTATTCTTTAGCATCTTCTTTACTTATTTCGTCTAATTTAAAAATCGACTTAGAGCATCGCACCCTATTTTCGTATTGGTGGTCAATCGTCAGCGTACGAATAGTATTTTCAGTACCTAGCCAAAAGTAATCTTGTGCATCACCATCTTTTGTGTAATAGTGCCTGTGCATATCAACAAACACCATGGGACTACCAAAACGCATTCTTATTGCATTAAACTCCCTCTCATATAGTGAGGCTTCATAATTAAAACTGCTGAAGTATGTCCATCGCTCTGGATGATACTCCCTATATGAGCAGTCATATGTTTCGGTTTCGTAAATTGTATTACCGTCTTTATCTCTTCCAACTGGAACTTCTCTGGTGCATCTACGTTCTATCCACTCGTCCCAATCGTCGTAGTGTCTCACTTTGGTTACATATCCTCCGAGATACTCGGTGTCCGTCATTCTGACGGAGACTGAAATTGCCTTTGTTAATACCGCAAATAAGAGGGAGGGTACAATTACAAGGACATACTCCCACCATGTGGCTTGCTTTCTAAACAGAGCAAACAAAATGATGGAAGTAATAAAAGGAATAGCGTATAAAACGATTTCCATTAACTAGCCCAATTAAAAGAGTGAGACGTCATCATCGAGACCTGTTTCCATGGTTCGTTTAGCCTTTGTTGATGATATAATCGTATAATCTATAGGGGTTTTATTTGTGACAAACCATTTACTAGGATAAGTAGAAATAAGGACTTCATGCTCCCTTATCAAATCTATCATCCTTTCCTGGGAATGCTGAAATTCGGTCCTAAGGATTTCAATAGACTGCATCAAGTCTTTGTAAAGTGAAGCATCAAACTGGGGATTGGCTTCGTGAATAACTTTGAGCAGAGGGTCGCTTTCGCCAGAATACCTGCCGCCAATAATATCAGCATAAATCTCATGGAACGATTCTTTATATTCGTTCGATACCTGGGCCTTTTGCTGAACAACCTTCCACATCTTGTCGTAGACGCCTTCAACCTTCCCCTTTTGGGCATCACATTCTTTCCTCAGGGAAATTTCCCTATTGTTATAAGAAAAATACATTGAGGCTAGAACTATCCCTCCAAGGGCAACCACCACGATTAAAATAAGACTAACAATTCTATTCATGATTCTAATTTTTAAAAATTACTACCATTAAGCCTCTGGCGAATATCGCTAAGAGTCTCTTCTTTTGTAAGTTTTCCGTTCACAAAAATTGTTTCGAGCAGAGTGTCTTTCCTGGATTCATCCCAAGTAAGTCCATCCTGATATTTGATTGTGCCATCTTCGGAATAGACCCTGCAGCAGCCTTTCTGAGACTTCTTGAAGTTTCCTCCACCATCTTCTCTGTCGGTCTTGGGGTCCTTATAGACAGGCATTTTATGGACATGGCCGTTCTCGTCTGTGAATTCAGCGTAAATGGCCTTAATTGCAGCTCCGAAGGTGTCTCGCGTGAAGGGCAAGAGGTCCGTTTCAAAAGTTCCGTCGAGTCTATCCTCTTCAATGCAATGCATAGAGAAAGAACCGACGCCAAGGCTTACATTTTGGGCAGCAAATCCGTTCTCGGCAAGAATCTCATAGATTCTTTCGGCCCTCTGGATGGTAATAGAGTCGCCATAAAGCGCCTTTACATGCGGATTGAGTACTTTGTATCCTTTTGAGTTAACAGTGCCGCCAAACGTCTTCCAAAGTTCAAAAACAGTTTCAGTGACAACCTTCACACAGTCTCCGCTATCCCCGCGGACAAGGAAGCACCCATTGTGGGCAAGAATCTCGTCCTTAAGAGTGGGTAAAATATTCTTAACAACGTTCCAGTAGTCATAAGAATCACAAACACAGCTGAATGAGGCGTTGGGATAATATTCCGTTAAAAGTTTCTTAAGGAATACCCTTTCCCTATGCGGGTCAATGGCTTCGTACTCGTAATTCTTTTCCCTAGCACAATCAAAAGCTGAATTAGAGCACATTACGAAATGCTCAGTGGAAATTGCGCCGAAAGCCACCTCCTCTCTCTCACAATCGCAATTGTAGTTTTGCTCAAGATAAGGAATTACTGGAACTGTTGCGCTGTTAACGAAAGACAAGCACCAACCAGCACCTGCCTTCAATGCTGCATCAAGACCCTGGTCCCCGCGAAAGTCGAAATTTCCGAGAGCCCTTCTGCGCGGAACGTTATCTTCACAGGTCTTGTCATACCACTTATCCACAATCTCCCTATAAGAATGTCCTACGGTTGCACAAATCATAGGATACCACATTTCCGCAGAAATCAAGGATTCAAGAGCCTGCCCGAGCCAGGCAAAGTCGGGATGCGTGTTGGTTATACCGAAAACTGGTACATGGATTGGAACTACCGTTCCCTCGGGAAGCGATACTATTTCAATGGGAAGATAGCCAAGCTGGTGAAGTTTTCTAACTTTCTCGAAGTCGGCAATTCCCTTGCCCATGGTAAGCTCGATGTAGTGTTTATACTCCTCCACAACCTCATTTTCGGGGCGATTGAAGAAGTTCTCGTTGAAATAATCAATGAGGTAGGTTTTGCAGAACGCCTGCAGACCGAAATTAACTACACCGTTCCACCTTCTTACGCGACTCATTCTGGGGGTGTAATATGACACAGATTTCGTCATCCCCTTAGGGAGTAATTCGCAGTGAATCGCTTTATAGAAATCTTTAAGTAAAAGTGCGTTTGTTTTAAACATATTTGTCTTTTTTTTAAAAGTCTTTATAGAGTTTTTCTTCACGAGGAATGAACCAGTCGTCATAGAGAAAGTTCCCTATGCCAATAATGGCGTCACCAAGTTGGCCGTTTCCTTCGAACTTTGCCCTTATGGGTGCCCCTTTTAAATCTTTTAGATTTGTGACTCCACAGATGTCCATAATACGTTTTACCGAATAAGCAAAAGTGTTTTTATGAAAATCCCCACTATATGGCCCCCAAACGCTAAATACTACTCCCCCTCCGTCCTGGAGGTCTAATTCCAAGCACAGTTCAAGACTCATAGAATATTGTTCCGATATCCTGAGCCAATAGTCCCTAATTACGGCGTTCTTGGGGTTCATCGTGTAATCCTCTTGGTGTACTTCTGGTTATGGGATACAATTACCCTAGACTTGAAGGTAAATTCATTGGCCATTAGGGATGCGGCACTAAGAGCTCGGCAGACTTTAAGAAGTCTCCTGGTTATCCTCCTGCATGCCGTGTTATATGCTTTTGATTCAGCGATGGTCCTGGCGACTTTCTTGCCCGTCAAGATGTTAAAGGTGTCACCGTGTTTACAGGTTGCTACGCCCACAGAAACATCTCCCATGAGAGAATCGTTACCTGTTAACTTGAAGATGTTTCGCATTGCGCTGGGAACATTGATTGAATAGTTAAGGCGGCACTCTACGATTCCCTTGTCGGAATCTACGAAATAATTTTCGGCCCGAAAACTAAGCTTGATGTTTGACCTGTCAAAAAGTAATTTGTTCATATTTTTAAAAATTTTGTAGTATAAAATAAAAACGGTAGTCAAGGCATCTTTCTTGACCACCGCAAATATACGAAAAAAAATTATACTACCAAAAAAAAATTAATTATTATCAACTTTTTTCCCGTTAGCAGATTCAAAATCTGCTGTAAGGGTGTTGCACTCCTGAGCAATAGCACATGACATTGCCAAAGATTTTGTTTCACTACTGCCACTCATGGTACGATAAGAATAAAGGGCCGTATTTACTACGTCATAATTGCTTGACACGTTAGCTTTTGATGAGTATCCTCGATTCTTGAAGCCGTAACTTTTGGCTGTACTTGCATCGGTAATGTCGGTTCCGAGATACATGAAAGTCCAGTTATATTTCTCTTCCTGATGCTTAATCATCTCCTTTACCTTTTCGAAAGAATATTCCTTTGAATTATTCTCCTCTCCGTCGGTCATGATAACGATAAGGTTTTTCTCTGGCTTGTCTTCTTCTTTCATTCCATCAAGCCATTTGCCAACTGTGTCGATGGCTATACCGATACCGTCATTCATGGCGGTCATTCCGCCAGGGGCATACTTGCCATCAAGGTAATCGACTTCGTTTACATCTTTCCCAAGATAAACTTCTTTTACATCGGTTTCAAACTTAAAAAGTGATACGGAGCATGTACCGTCTTTGATAGCTTTCTGCTCGTCCACTACGCGTTTAAATCCGCCAATAACGTCTTCTTCGGAGCCACTCATTGACCCACTTTCGTCAATGACGAAACATACATGAATGTAGTTGTGTTTCATTTAATTGTGCAATTTTATTTTTATTATTATTTTAAAGAACTGTAATTTTTTTGTGTTTAAGTGAGAAAATGCTGTCGGTTGTGTACAAACCCTCTACAGTATTATCGTTCAACACTTTAATAAAAGAACCTTTTTCTTCGTCTAGAATGCTGTTCTCTGTATGGGTAGCATATGCATAAATCTTATCCGCCCCCAATTCCTTGAGACGTAGCGCACTGTAATATAAGGTACCGCCATAAGAAATGATATCATCAATCATTACGATAATTTTTCCTTTAAGCGCATCTTCTCCGTCTATTGCGGTTGCATTTTCATCAACCACACGAAGGGATTCGATTGCTCCAGTTTCCCAATTACGTACTTTTTGACCATATACTTTCTTGTAAGATTTTAAACAATCCATCTCCCGATATCTTTTATATGCACCAGCATCAGGAAAATAGATAACAAATGCATCGACTGGTGGTAATTCCGCTTGGCGTCCTCTTATGCTAGTTAAAACATATTTTATGTGACGCTCGGGACTGTCCACACAAACGTGATTAAGAAGTGCAACGCCTACGTCTGAGTGGGGGTCAAGAACATGTACCTGCCTAAAATTTAATGAATTGATAAATTCGCAGAAATATTTTAAGGTAAACACCTCATTTTCGTGCTTAACCCTATCCATTCGTGCGTTGGGGAGATATTTCATAACCAAGTCTATTGGAGTATTTTCACCCTTTACACTTCTGATATGCTTTACAAGGAAAAACAATGTCATGCATTCCTCGTCATTCTCGTAATGCCAGAAGATTTGGTCCACAAATTCCGAGCCAGTACACAAGCCCTCAATATTGAGGAGCATTTGTGTACCATCAGGGAAATGGGTGTGACCAATTTTATTAAACGCGTTAAGGCTAAGCATCTTCGTTTATGATATTAATTTGACACATTTTCATTGTTGTGAGCGCAGCTTTGTGTGTTTCGGGAGTGACACCAGCACAACAAGCCGCATCGACGGTGATTTCGGACTTCTCATAAAGTGCCGTCTTCGCAAGTAGTGCGTTAGAAACAACACATATGTCAGTGCAAAAACCTACGAATTCCACGTCACACTCTCTGTTATCAAAACAGTCGAGAAAATCAAAGAGTTCCACGCTGCCAAACGTTGGTTTATTAAAATATGTTACTGGAATATTACGAAGCGTGGCGTCGTCGAGCGCGGCTTTTACATTGCTTTCTATATTCCAGCCTTCCGTATCTTTGATACAATGCGTTACTGGAAGCTTTTGCCCTTCCTTGGTCTCAAGATAATTTTCTGGATGTGTATCCTGAGTGACAAAAATGAGGTCGCCGTTGAATTCCCTAATTTTTTTAACGATGTTGGGAACTTTCTTAATGGCCTCTTCGTTACGCAGTGAACCTGTAATGAAGTCATTCTGAACGTCAATTACTACAAGGATTTTCTTTTTCATATTATACTATTTAAAACTTTATTAAAAATGATGTTCCTAATATATGTTTATTCCTCTCCCAATCATACTGATATAGGCCAGAAAAACCATATTTATCCTCAAAGAATATACCAGCTTGCCCTAAGACACTTGAAGAGGACGTTACGCCTGCACCAACAAATGGCGAATATTTTTTAATGCGCTGAGGCTCTACAACCGTTTTTACCATTGGCACAAACGTAGCACTAAGCCAGGTCAAACGATTATATTGGGTTTTTGCTCTAACAGTTGCACTACCAACGGTATCAATGTCAAAAACTTTCTTTTCATAAATGCGCTCAGTAGCCCAATCGCGTATTACCGCAGAAGAATCCTCTTTGCTTACATATATAACGGAATCCCTTACTTTCTCTGGGAAGAGGTCATAATAAAGACCGTTTTTAATGCAAGCCAAAATGACATTTGCAGTATCAATTGGCTTGTTTACCGCAACGGGTACAGGATAGGGAACCTGCACTGTTACTGTGTCCCCAGGAGAATATGTTGGTGGCCCAGGAGGCGTTGGTTTAACTGTTTTCCTACCCATTGCAAACCCCCATATAAATATCCCTATTGCGATTGCCGCAATAAAGCTGACTTTCCACCAATTTATTGTTGATTTATCACTCATACTTAAAAAAAACTTTAACCCCATCTAATAGACGGGGTATTATTATTACGAAACAGGACCATTATTGCCAGTAAACCCTGAGAATGCATCTCCAAAGTTAAATCCTCCTGTGCCGCCGCCATTGGGGCCTGCCTGCTTATAAAGATTGTCCGTGACAGAATGCCAGGTTGCTTCAAGGGTGGTTCTTGCATTATCAATTTTGGCGATATCTCCGTCCTTTAAAGCATCTTTAAGTGCTTGGGTCTCACTTTCAAGTTTTGCTTTTTCTTCCTCCGAAATTTTACCTTCAAGGTCTTTGAGCTGCCTTTCGGTCTGGAATACAAGAGCATCGGCCTGATTAACCTTGTCTACTCTTTCCTTGGCCTGCCTGTCAGATTCAGCATTTTCCTCGGCCTCCTTTCTCATGCGTTCAATCTCCGCGTCCGAAAGGCCAGATGATGCCTCAATCTTGATGTGCTGTTCCTTGCCTGTTGCCTTGTCTGTGGCAGAAACACTAAGGATACCATTGGCATCAATATCGAATGTTACCTCGATTTGAGGAATGCCTCGCATAGCGGGGGCGATGCCATCCAGGGTAAACACGCCAATCTGCTTATTGTCCTTTGCCATAGGGCGTTCACCCTGACAGACAACAATCGTAACGGCGGGCTGATTATCTGATGCCGTAGAGAAGATTTCACTCTTCTTGACTGGAATGGTGGTGTTGGCGTCGATAAGCTTTGTCATAACGCCGCCCATCGTTTCGATACCGAGTGAAAGTGGTGTTACGTCAAGAAGAAGGACATCCTTCACATCACCAGCAAGGACCCCACCCTGAATTGCCGCACCCATTGCAACAACCTCATCAGGATTGACACTCTTATTAGGCTCCTTACCAAAGAAATTCTTCACTGCTTCCTGTACCTTCGGAATACGCGTTGAACCACCGACAAGGATAACTTCGTCAATATCACTTGTGGAGATTTTTGCATCGGCAACGGCCTTTCTGCAGGGAACAATAGTCTTTTCTACCAAATCATCAGTAAGCGCCTCGAACTTTGCCCTCGTAATTGTCTGTACAAGGTGCTTAGGAACGCCGTCAACAGCCGTGATATATGGAAGATTAACTTCGGTGCTTAGCTGGCTAGAAAGCTCAATTTTGGCCTTCTCTGCAGCTTCCTTGAGGCGCTGATGAGCCATCGGGTCTTTACGAAGGTCAATACCCTCAGATTTCTGGAACTCATCGGCGAGATAGTCGATGAGCTTTTGGTCGAAATCATCGCCACCAAGATGAGTATCACCATTAGTTGACACCACTTCGAACACTCCATCCCCCAATTCAAGTATTGAAATGTCCATAGTTCCTCCGCCAAGGTCGTAAACGGCGACCTTTATATTCTTGTCGGTTTTATCGAGGCCATAGGCAAGGGCCGCTGCCGTAGGTTCGTTGATGATGCGCTTCACATCAAGACCCGCAATTTTGCCTGCTTCCTTAGTGGCCTGACGCTGAGAATCTGAGAAATATGCAGGAACGGTAATGACCGCCTCTGTTACTTTCTGTCCGAGATATGCCTCGGCGCTTGCTTTAAGGTTTTGAAGAATTACAGCGGAAATTTCCTGAGGGCTATAAAGTTTATCCCCAATTTCTACTCTTGGAACATTACCATCACCCTTGGTGACTTTATATGAAACTCTCTTAGTTTCTTCTGAAACTTGTTCCATTGTTTCGCCCATGAAGCGTTTAATTGAATAAACGGTTTTTTGAGGATTAGTGACAGCTTGCCTTTTTGCTGGATTTCCTACCTTTCTCTCATCTCCATCGGTAAAGCCAACAACCGAGGGCGTTGTCCTACTTCCTTCATTATTAACAATAACGGTGGGCTGCCCACCTTCCATGACCGCTACGCAGCTGTTCGTAGTTCCGAGGTCGATTCCAATAATCTTACTCATGTTTTATGCTAATTTTTCTTTAATATATGTACTAGCGGTTTTTCCGTCGTACTGATTAGGATATTTTTCTTTAAGAACCTTCATTACATTTCCCATATCTTTCATAGTGGCAAACCCATTGTTGAGAACAATTTCATCAATTGCTGACTTGAGTTCGCTTTCCGAAAGCATTTTTGGAAGATAGTTCATGAGTGCAAACATTTCCTGCTGCTCCTTATCTGCAAGCTCGTGCCTACCAGCCTGGGAGTAGATATCCATGCTTTCTTTCCTCTGTTTAACTAACTTCTGAATAATGGCGACAATGTCGGTGTCGTCCAGCTCACGCTTTCCATTCGGTGCGGTTTTGGTTTCCATAATTGCAGTCTTGAGAGACCTCAATGCCGCAACCGTGTTTTCCTGGTGAAGCTTCATTGCGCTTACCAATTCTGTTTGGATTTTATTTTCTAATGTATTCATTTGTGCAAATATACAATTTTTTTAAACAAAAAACAATATTACCACCTTTCGGCAAGAATTTTTAATTTTTCTTTATTTTCGTGCTTTGCAAAAGAATTTTCAATCTTGTCATAATCTTCAGCATCATTTTCCCATTCTTTTATGCTTTCGATTTCTTTGTCAATATATTCCTCCTCTTTTGGCTTGGCTGGTTTTTCTGGTTCTACATAGCCAATTGCGTTCTTTCCGTCTCCCCATCTGTATTGGAGCCATCCCTCATATTCACCGTTATCCCACTTGTAATTTTCTGGAATTTCGTCTTTTCCTCTAAAGAGATAGTCCTTAACTCTAAGAGTGTTGTCCTTCTTTGAAATATTATACATTCCCAAGCCACCCCACTTTAATACGGTGCAAGTTTCTACGTCACCAAGAACCCATCCCCACGCTCTTTCGTTTGGGCTTTTAAAATCGTAAAATATTTTGTTTGGGAAAATGTCCTTGTGCCCACCCTTTGACTTAATCGCGGGTATATCATATGTTTTGCAAATTTCTTCAAATAGGGTGATATATTCGTTAGCTTCCGCTTTTGTATCAAAATATTCTTTTTCCTCCTTAAATACTTCCCTGAGGAGGTCGCCACATTTAGGGTTTGGCTTTTTTCCCCAAATATTTGTTATCACAAGATACTTTTTCATTTCTTTTCTTTTTCTTTTCTAAACGAGTATTTCGGGTCGAATCCATGGGCAATAATCTTCTCCATATCTGTTTGGAATCTTGGCCCCTTTGGATTGCCAAAAAGTGTGGTATAAAGTTCTCTTTTAAACTTATTGAGAGGAACATACGAATCTGTATTGGATAGATAGTAGTCAAATTTTGGCTTTTTCACATTTTTGACTTTGTTATCTTCCATTATTGCAAAGAGATGCTCGCATTCGGTTAAAAGTGAATTCAACATATTGTCAGAAAAATCCTTATCTCCTTTACATATGTCCCACGGGCGCGGCCCATCTTCAGCGCCCTTCACCATATTGTCATCGTATTGTGTATAAAACTTCAATTGGTAATCAGTCTTTTCGTCACCCTTGAATGTCAATACAAATACACTCCTCTGCCCACAAGCATTCGAATGCTTATCGATTTGATGATAAATCTTTTTCGTATAATAAAACCCGAGTGGAGATGCCTTCTTCTCTTCAGTAACAACTGTTGTGGATGGTTTCTGTTTCCAGTTTGAAAGCATGTCGTATTTCCTCATTTCGGTATACAACCCTGTTGCGATTGGTGTATCCCCACAGGGTCGCTGCGGATTTTCAATCTTCAGAATCTCAACATGATTCTTATTGAATAAATGTGTTATTTTCTCTTTTGGCATATCAAAGACTCCTACAAAAAACATGCCAAATATACAAAAAAAAACGGGAAATTGCAAAGAATTTCCCTAAAATACTTCCGCTAATTTCAACAAATATTTTCCATATTCGTTTTTTGACATCAATTGGCCGCTTTCTACTAATTGTTCCTTTGTAATCCAATCTTTATTATAAGCGATTTCTTCTGGACAGGCAATCATGGTTCCGCTACGTTTTTCAATCGTCTCAACGAATGCGGATGCTTCATAGAGACTATCGAACGTACCAGTATCAAGCCAAACACTGCCTCTCTGCATTTTAGTCAATCTCAAGTTTCCCTCTTTAAGATACATTTGATTTATTGACGTTATTTCAAGTTCGCCACGTGTCGAAGGTTTTACTTCATGCGCTTTTTCAAGAATATCGCCAGGATAAAAATATAATCCAGTAACACAAATATTGGATTTTGGCTTAACTGGCTTTTCTTCAATACTGACAATATATTCGCCATATCCATCATTGGCAACTTCTACAATACCGTAGCGCTCGGGGTCTTTCACTGTTATGCCAAAGATTGTCGCAAGAGGGACTTTGGTGCTATGTGCAAACCCCATAGCTTCATCAAGACAATCTACAAGACCTGCACTATAAAAAATGTTATCCCCAAGGATTAGAGCACACGGGTCCCCTGGTTTTAAGAACCCTGTTTCTTCGGCAATTAAAAACGCCTGTGCGAGTCCTTCAGGGTGGGGCTGTGTTGCGTAATATAGCTTTACGCCAAACTGCCTTCCATCAAAAAGAAGTCTTTTAAAAGAATCTTGGTCTTCAGGGGTTGTTATAATTAGAATATCTTTAATGCCCGCTAACATAAGTGTTGAAAGTGGGTAGTATATCATTGGTTTATCATAAATAGGCAAAAGCTGCTTACTTACGCCCTTGGTGATTGGATGGAGTCGCGTTCCCGCACCACCAGCCAGAATTATTCCTTTGCACATGTGTCCTCGGGGTCTCTATGTAATTCAATGATTTTATCAACGGTAAGCTCTAACATATATTTCCAGTCATGCCTATAAACGTCCTGCATCATTTTTAAATTATTAGGAAGCCTGTCGTCCATTACGCTGTAGTGAGGACGTTTAGCTTTAAACTTAAGGGAGAGGTCGGAGCTATGACAAGGAAGAATGCTTGCACGCATATCGAGCTTTTCTGCTATGGCGCGGGCCATATCGTATCTACTAGCGCAACCGCTATCACAATAATTTATTGTTTCATAAAAAAATTCACCATTATAGCGGTCAATAAATTCGTGTATGAAAAGAGCGAGGCTGGCTGCGCTCGTTGGACTACCTATTTCATCATATACAAAACGAAGTAAATTGCCAGACATTATTTTACTGTATAATTTAGTAACAAAATTATTCCCGTACTCACTATGAAGCCACGACGTCCTTATTATTAAGTGTCTACAATTCCATTCTTTTATTGCTAACTCGCCAAGCCGTTTCGATAACCCATACATATTTATCGGTTTGCATTTCTCAGCGTCTTCAACCTTAAACGGGCTTCCATCCCATCCGTCATAAGGTGCATAAACATAATCAGTAGAAATGTGAATGAGAAATCCATTTACTCTCTCCATTACGCAAGCCAAACAAGAGGCTCCCCAGGCGTTAACCCTGAATGCTTCAGCGGTATCTTCTTCGGCTTTTTCAACATCAGTATAAGCAGCACAGTTAACCACCATTTTTATCCCGTGTTCATCAACAAACTTACCGAGTTTGTTTACATCTGTGATATCTACCTCATCGTGAGAAGCAAAAATGAAGTTATGTTTTCCTACGTTGTAATGTTTAACAACATCCTTGAGGCTTCGGCCTAATTGCCCGTTAGCTCCCGTTACTAATATATTCATCGTATGTCTGTCTGTTCTTGTCTTTATTTGATAATAGAATACTTTCTTGTGGGAGGCACCAAATAACATTGACGGTCTTGTCGTCCCACGCAATTCCATTCTCAGATTCGGGGTGATAATAGTTATCACACTTATATTGAAAGATGGCTTCTTCACTTAATACTGCAAAGCCATGGGCAAATCCCTTGGGAATGAACAACTGTAAGTGATTGTGCTCGGTTAACAAAACAGAAAAATACTGACCACGTGTCTTACTATGGGGCCGTAAATCTACCGCGACATCTAGTACCGCACCCTTCACGACCCGTACTAATTTGGCCTGTTCATAAGGCGGATTTTGAAAATGTAATCCCCTAATAACACCAAACGAGGACTTGCTTTGATTATCTTGAACTGGTTTAAAATTGATACCAGTTAAACTCTTAAACTCCTCTTCACTAAAAGACTCATAAAAATAACCGCGTTCGTCTTTATATACGCTGGGTTTTAATACGAAAACCCCATCAATGTCTGTCTTAATTGCCTTCATTTTCTATGGGCTGTTCTTGTAATTCTTGAGCAGTGATTTCTGATTCTTCCCCAGGGACATTCTCGTTCTCGTTATAAAGTTCAAAGAACCTCCAAATTTCAGGCCCCCATAATCCAAAGGTGTTTTGAGGGTTAAGCTCGGTTATGAGCACTTCCATTTGTTCGAAAGGTTCACTTGTAAAACCGTCATAAATTTCAACACAAGACAAATCACTTTTTACAAGGAATGTGGTTTTATCAATTTGAAACCTGTCACCTAACTTAACAATCCTGTCGGTAAACTTCTTATCCTCTTTCGTGGGGTCATAATAAATTAAATAAACTTTCGCCATTTCTTTATTTGTTTTATTAAAAAGTAATTATTTGCGTTGTTAAAATCAACAAAAACCGTAGTTTCCTACGGTTTTTTAAAGGCTGTCTGGTGTTTCGAACATCGGATAGGAACAATCAAGTATTGTCTTGTCTTTATACTCGAATACTAGCGAATTGTTGACGGGGTAATATCTTTCATTAACAAAAGACACGTTCGCCATATAAGTATCGCCCACTTTGGAGAAATTGTGATTTCCACTATGAATATGTCCACAGAAGAAAATGGTCGGCTTTTTTTGCAAAATTGCCGAGTCTAAAATTGTATTACCCGCTTGCGTGCCCTGATTGTATCCTTCCTGAATAAGTCCCAGGTCTCCAAGTGTGGGAGCGTCATGACTGATAAGAATATCAAGTCCCTCGGGTATTTCAGAATACTTTCGCTCTAGCCTGTCATTAGGAACCATGAAGGCCCAACTCCCAAATATCTTGCAATATGGTGTTCCGAAAATCTTAACTGATTCCTCACCACGCTTAAATTCGTATCCTTCATTTTTGAGCATCACTAACCGTCCCTCAGTTATTTCAGTAAAATCTTTTCTTTCTTTTTTGGAATAACGCTCAGGTGCAAAATCATGGTTTCCTGGTATCATAACCACCTTAGAATTTTCATCTTTAAATGGCAGACCCTTTATCCAATCAACAAACTCTGTGCGTAACCATCTGTCTTGGTAGGCAAAATAATGGTCGTGTGCAGGACAAGCGTCCCCACAATGCAAGAGCAGGTCAAACGGCTCATTAACCACGGGTAAATACCCGTGTGTATCACTAAATGCTATTATCTTCATAATCAAAAATCAATGGCTTGTCAAATGTTGCAATTTGGTCCTCAAAATAGAATTTCAAGTCCCTTGGGTCGCTGGGCTTTTTCTTCCAATATTTATATACCTGAGGATAAAATATTGCGGAAACACTCTTTAGTACTTCCTCGCCAGTATTTAAATTTCTCTTAATATAACAATCCACGTTATTTCCCCTTGCGTTTGTCACTTTCATTTTTTCAATAGTGAAACATTCGCCACGAACCTTGAAACCGAAAGTATTCTCAATGGCGCTTTCAATATGGGTAATATCTTCTCCCGAAATAGGACTGTCTAGTTCCCAAATAAGTTCATCACTCTTAAACGCAACGACCTTTCCGTTAACCTTGCTAATATATCCCCAATCAATGCCAAGAATCTTTGACATCATATAATGTTCCACATTTATGGTGCGTTTCGGATTGAGTTTTCCGAAAATAACTTGACGTGTATACTTGGATTTCTTGAAGTAAAATGATTTATCATATTTATCAATGAAATCTTCATACGTTGCATCTGAAATTACGCCAGCATACTTCAGTGCCTGAAAATTTGCCTTCTTAAGGTCTAAAGATAGGAAAGTTTTACCAGCGCACTCTTCGTTATAGATATTTCTATCGGGGTAATTTCTAAGATTGGGGGAAATCACATATTGACTCATATCACATGAGTTGAAATTCTTATATTCTTCAGAACTCTCTAGCGTTTTGATAATAACATCCCTAACCTGAGCATAATGCTCAAGCCAGAGGTCCATGTTACCACCATAGTCTTCGTTTATTTCCTTGTTAAGTGCTACCCACTCATCTTCGGGCCAAATACCACCTTTATATATTGTGTGGTAGTATTCAAACATATCATCATTGAATATGTTTATAGGAAGGTTGAAATCTTTAGAAAATCTTTGATTTATACGTTCTTTACCAGTCATATCCGTAAACATTTTTAGAAGTCGTATCTTCTTCGGGTTTATAAACAACAACCACAGTATCACGAACGGTCTCCTTTTGGCAGACACAGTTGGGGTCATGAACTATCCCGCCGTCATATCCCGCATAGCCTCCATTACAAGACCTAAACCATATGTATTGGTGCTCCTCGAATTTAAATTTAATTATTTCATTGAATAGGTCTTTTGTTACCTCTTCCCTTTTGGTAACGGGCGTTTGTTGTGGCCCCGTAACACAAGAAGATAGAAATAACAAAGTCGCAATAATTATGACAATCTTTTTCATATTTTTTCTATTGTACATGTTGAGGATGAACTATATGTTATTTCCCCTTCGGGTATGGGTTTAACACATTCAGCACAAGCCTCGGGGCTTGTGTATTTATCCCTCTCAGCCATCATACTGGCTAATTCTTTTTTGTGCATTTCATGTACATATTAAATCGTTCTTCCCATGTCTGGGGAACAATTTGAAGATAATTTGTTTGTTCCATATCAATAACGGGAAAGCCACGCACCGATTAATATCAATACTACCACAAGGATAATAAATAAGGCAAATCCACCCCAAAGCGGTGCTGTAATCCACCACCACGACCAATCAATGACGTGTGTAAGTTTAAGCACAAGGAGTGCTATAAAAAGAAGACCACAGAATCCTACGCCACCGCTTGCAGTTGCTTTGCTTGAGCTGGAGTTGTTAATATAAGTTCCCATTTTTAATATTATTTAAATAAAATTTATTATATGAATCTAAAAGACTAAGTATATTTTGTTTCCCAACAGGATTTTGACTCTGACTATGGTATTCTGGCAGTGCCAACCCTCTGTCGAGGCAATAATCAACAAGAAAATTTGCACATTCCTTCCCGTTTTCATGTTCCCCAAGGTCATGGTCGAACCATATCTCATCAGGTAGGGCATATTTTGTTATAGCGTTTTTAAACTCTTCAAAGGTCTTTAACCACATAACAGTATCACCTTTTCGCCTGTTGAGAAAAACTTTGGGGTCTCTCTGGTCATCAAGCCAATATATAATCTTGGGTTCAAACATGTCTTGTTAAAATTTTTCTCGCCTTATCAATATGCTCCTGGGTTATTCCGTGTCTTCCGTCTACCCACACAAAATTCTCTGCCTGTCCTAAAAGCATATCTTTGTCATCATCAAAAATCACATATTCATAATCTACGCTTGAAGGAAGTATGTAGTATTCCATGTCATCTTTGTAAAGCCACTCATTACCGTATTTTGTGCCTATCCCTTCGCAATGTTCTTGTATCCATTTTTCAATTTCATTGCCTCTGCAGAGCCAATTCTGGTGAAAATGTTCGGTATGTCCAACAATAGGTAGTTTCAATCCAACATCCTGCAACATCTTGTCCGCCGATTCGCCCCATGAAGAAGAGATGACAACTTCAGCACTGATGTTACTTAAAGAATTAAGCAACTCAACCACCCTAGGGTCGCAATCGCCGCACTTATAATTCTTCTCCACAACACGGTTCTGGTAATACCAATCCTCGTGATTGCAGACACCATCTATGTCAAGGAATATGTACCTCTTCATGCTTATAAAAAATCTCGTTAAAATTTTCCTTGCTTTCTTCTAAGTTCCCGCATTTTGAACACTTGTATTCATATATTGCGGGATATGTCAAAAATACAGTCCCCGTTGGGACCATTTCTCCGCCACATTTTTCACAATACCCAACTTTTACTTCTTTTATTCTCATAACCATAAATTATCTTTCAATATTCTTGTCGCCATGGGACTAGCGTCAATTGCACCTATCCTACCGCCAGCGTCCTCGTACCTTCTAAGAAACTGCGCAATTTCCATTATCTGTTGACGACCCATATTAATAAACTTTACATAATCTCGCTCTTTCCCTTTTATGGAAATTACCGCCCAGGAATCTGTATTCTGATGGATATCTGCACTAATGGCTACCTTCCCACCCCCAAGCATATAACGAATATTGTCGAGTTCTTCCAATTCCTCCGCACATGCCCACCTGCCAATCTTCCGAAGAATCCTACGAAAGAACTCCGAAACGGATTTTGCTAGTTTTTTAAAGAATTTACATGCCCACCTGCCAATCTTCCGAAGAATCCTACGAAAGAACTCCGAAATGGATTTTGCTAGTTTTTTAAAGAATTTCTTCATCGTATTTTATCTCTCTGTCTAAAAACTTTGTTATTGCCGCTTTGGTTTTAGGTAATTTTGCTATATTTTCCATTAGAATGTCTGTGATGTGACCAATATTCATTTTTATCTGGTCCCATACATCAATCTTTTTCTCCTTTTTCTGACACGGCCAATCAACTAAGACTATTTCATATTCACAACGTGCCCAAAATTGATACCTCGATTCATCTTCAACAAATTTAAGAAAGTCTTCTTTGGTTATAGGTAATTCCTTATATTTCTTTGTTTTGCAATTAACATATGCCCTAATTAAATATGGCATTATATCATACGCAACAAAGGCGTTTTTGTTTACATCGAAAACTATGACGTTAAATGTTTTTAACATATTATTTCCTATTTGTGGCAAATATACAAAACTTTTTTTATAAAACAAAAAAAGCGGAGAAATTCTCCGCCTTGATTTAGAATCTAATATTGCAACAGTCATCAGGGTTACAGTTGTAATGCTCCTGCCAATACTTCCAGTGTTCCTCCACGTCTTCACATACAGATTTTTCCTTGAATCCCGTGATTTTATCCAGGTATTCCTTCTTTAATTCAAGCGGGAGGTGTTTGTAACCAGAACTCTTGAGCGTGTACTTGGAAAGGTCCACAGGCGCATTGAGATTGGTAAGCCATTTCTCAATCCACGTATTAACCCGCAGAAACTCCACCAGAATTTTATCGCACTTGACGTTGTTAATGATGTCGAGGTCAACAAAATCTGGAATAAACGGCGATAGGCGTAACGTCACGTCGAAACCGTTGGCCTGTAGTTTTTCAATGCCCTTGATTTTCTCCTTATAGGAAGGTGCACCTGGTTCAACACGCTTGCCAAGTTCTTCGTCGGTGTTGGTGACTGATACCTGAATATGAGCCAGCTTCTTATCGAGCACAGCCATATAATCGTCTCTCGAAATGAGGTCGGCGTTCTTGGTCACAATAAGATAATGAACACCACGCTCATTAAGGGCCTTTATCGTTTCCATGGTAACGTGATAAGTATCTTCGCAGTTCTGGAAACAGTCGGTCATGCCACCAAGCCTGACTACCTCCCCTGGTTGTAACTTCTTGTTGATAACTCGCTTGATTTTCTCTATGTTTGCCACTGATGGTTCGGCGGGATTCCATAACTTCCTGAACGCCAGAAGTGACCTGGCATAGCAATAACCACAATTATTGGCGCACCCGCAGCCGTAGGTATCGAGCCTGGTTGGATAGTGACATCTGTCACCCTCGTTGCCTTCTACTTTCTTAAAAAAACTATTAAACTCCTTCATCTTATTAGTGTTTACTAAAAGATAAAGGAGTTCGACAAAAAATCAATGCAATAATGAGATAAAATTACCTATGCGGAGGGTGGGAGATTCGAACTCCCGCGACCTTTAACAGCCCTACTGGTTTAGCAAACCAGCCCCTTCAGCCAGCTTGGGTAACCCTCCGTTATTTTGAGCCCATGACTGGATTCGAACCAGTGAAAAATCGGTTTTGCAGACCGACCGTTTAGACCACTCGCGCACATGGGCATAGTTTTTAATTTGAGCCGAGGACAGGAGTCGAACCTGCAACCCCCTGATTACAAGTCAGGTGCTCTACCATTAAAGCTACCTCGGCAAAAACCTCGCGTATTTTTCGCCCCGCGAGGTGAGCTCCTTGCACGCCTATTTATATACCGTCCGCCAGAATTACGGTGGTGCCCCATTTTGGCGCCTTCGGGGCAATTGGGGGTTGGCCCTTCTGAAGAAAACGCTTTGCGAATATCCTCAATGGCGGCCAATACCATAAAAATAAGTCACAACATTGCACCATCACGCCTTCCACGGTTGAATGTCGCACAGGTGGTTTCTATAATCTAATTTCAGCCGAAACTAGGCTTGCACCTGTGAAGTTTATCCGCGCTAACGTCTCCAGTTTATTAAGACTGGTGTGCTACTTGTGACTTTAACAGAAAATCATTTAAAAGACTGGATTCGAACCAGCGTTTCCCCTGCTTTCCAGAGGCGTTCTGACCCCTAAACTACATGTCCGAAGTTTTGGTGGACACAGGTAAAACTTGCTGTTGGTTTTCTTTATTTAAGAATATATCAAAATTGTCAAAAAATCAATGAAAATGATAGATTTCTAATAAAGTGTCAAAATTAAACTTTTAACCCGAATTTTTTGATTAAATAGCTCTTTTTTTCATCTTTGGGCATGGATACCATGTAAAGAAAATCATCACCGTGCTTATTGATATAAGCTTCTAATGTACAAATTGTTTTACAAGGAACGCCAGCAGCAACCGTATTGCTTGGTATGTCTCTGTTCACTACACTTCCCGCCCCAATAATGCTGTTATCTCCAATGGTTACTCCAGGTAAAATAACGCTCCTGCAGCCAATAAAACAATTTTTGCCAATTTTAATTGGAGCATATATTACCGTTTCTTTGTTTCCATTGGGTAAATTCCTGATAACCCTCGTAGCAGCATCGTGTGTCACAAAGGCGACATCAAAACTCACAGTTGTATTATCCCCAATCTCAATGAGATACGGCTCAGAGCCGAAATTGCATGTGCCCCCAAAACTAACGTTTTTACCAAGTCTTAAACCGTTGTTAACCGCTTCTTTTAAATTTGTTACATCCATAAATTATTGATTTGGAGCCCCATATTGGACTTGAACCAATAACCTCCTGATTACGAAACAGGTACTCTACCAATTGAGCTAATGGGGCGAAAACTATTCATCTTTGTCTTTTAGCGTTTTCTTTTTTCGATGAAACCTTTTACTATTCTTATTTAATGAGCCAAAGTTGGGGGTTAGGCTATGGCAATTAGGGCACAGTAGTTGCAAGTTTTCAATACGGTTATTTGTACAATCACCATCAATATGGTGAACTTCGAGAGGAACATTCCCCGTAAATTCGTTAACTTCGCCCCAGTGACATTTTTCGCATTTATTGTCGTGAAGGCTCATTAAGTATTCCTTAATAAACACTGGCACCTGTGAAGCTCCCCTCAAAAAATTTTCTCCCCCTAGCCACCTTTCTAATTTGCTTATTTTTGGTGGGGTTTCATTTGTATATTCTTCGTATTCTCTTTCTGGAAACTTTGAACGTATGGAATCTGAAATTTTTTTCTTGGTTTCAAAACTGCGTGGGCCACGTTTTACGTTATTATATTTCGCGGCACATGACGAGGAACAAAACTTATTGAATCTTTGTTCAAAACTCAATTTTCTCCCGCATTCTTCACAATACCTGGGATTTTTATCATATGTTTCCCTTGTTTGTTTGTTTTGATAATATTGTCCAGTAATATTCGCTTTCTGTTTTATCCTATTAATAAAACGCCAAGAAGCGCCATTGGGCCTCCTTCCAAAATAATTTATAACCTCTTTCTCGGAACAACATGCCTCGAACGCAGATATTATTTCTTCAATAGAAATCTCTTCGACCTTTTTCATACTCTTTTTTATAATAAATAGTATAAAAGGGTGAAAAAGTCAAGTCGAACCATTGTTTTTGTGGGTGAGTAGTCGGATTCGAACCGACGTAAACCACATCCACAGTGTGGCCCCTAAACCTCTCGGGCATACTCACCATGTTTGCTGCATTAGTTATACGTATGCTGCCTGCAGCGAGCCCACGCATGGGTCCCTTATTCCGTTTCGCGGCTAACCCATGAACCGTCGTAGCATGTACCTGACTTCTGCTACGCTGTTCCTGTGCGTCAGGGTGGTTGAGCAGCGTAGCAGAATCGAACTGCCATCTCTAGCATGGCAAGCTAGTATAATCAACCATTATACGAACGCTGCAAATACTTCTTTTAGAACAACCCCAGAGAAGTTTAGAACTGTGCCGACCTACGATTCGGACGCTCATTTGACTTTCGTCAGGGAAGGCGCATCTTCGTTCCCGCCGCGGACGGGCCAATAGATTATTTAATTAATCGTTTCCGTTCTTCTTTGATAATCTCAAGTCCTGTTTCAATCTGTCTTAACCATTTCCCTTGTTCAGTAATTTTCGTCTCGGGAAGAGCATTCTTAAACTCGTTAAGGCTCTTTTCGGCATAATCACAGGACTCTTCGTCAAGTAAACTGTCCGCGCTAATTAAAGAAACATAATAGAGGTTTAATAACCCAGTCTCGAACATTGTGTTGAGAAGAGTTATTATATCATTCCTAATTTCTTTTTCTGTTCTTTTCTTTTCCATTGAGCGGGATAGCAGAATTGGACTGCCATCTTCAGCTTGGAAGGCTGACATAATAACCGTTATACGAATCCCGCAATTAGTTGTCGTTACCTGATTCGAACAGATATTTCCAGGTTCAGAGCCTGGCGTCCTCAACCGTTGGACGAAACGACAATTTTAGTAATCCAAATCACTTCTGGGTGTTCTCCAAAAACCGTGTGTGTGACATTACATAGCCATACGGTTAAAATGGGGGCAGCGTCCTCAGAGACTACGGCATCCATTATCTCATTAAATAAATAGCCACTTAATGAATATGTTGCTCCATCATCATCATGTTTAAGTCTCGTTAACTTCAATAAACACTGCTTCGGCTCATCAATATTTAGAATAAATCCCGATTCCATTTCAACTTCGAAAGAATCTTTTCCCTTCGAGAGCAGCTCACACATTTCATCGGCCCCTAAAACCATCTCATTATCTTCAAGACTATGCTCTGGAACGTCGGCATACCAACGCCCGTCTTGCTTGAAAAATTTGAGTTTCGTTTTCATATCGTCGAGTAGACAGGGCTCGAACCTGCATGAATCTCCACATCCCAAATGTGGCGAGGAACCAATTCCTCCACTACTCGATATGTGGACTCGATTTTTGGTTTTGTATAGCGGTACCAACTACTACGTATTCCACATGTTTTATCGTGCCAAGTCCTCACACGAACCGATATTTTAAGTGCTCGGTATGCAGTATCGTCCTTCCTGCTTCCATTACACTTTGCGCAACCGTTGGGCGTCGAACCCAAAGCCTTCTGTAGTACTTTCGCCATTAAGCTGTTAGCAAAAGCAGGTGGTATTGCACTCACCGCGACGGGAGCTACCCGTAATCCATTGTTCGGTTGCGTTTGCCAAGGAAGATGGATTCGAACCATCATTCACGCATTGTGTGATTGCGCCACCGCTTATTCCTTATTATTTACACACAAAGTAATATTCAGCGGAATCCCCTTGTGGATAGGGGCGGTTTGCCATTGTCCTACTCCTTGTTTAAATGCATTACCTGCCCTGACCTCTATATGCTTTTACATAATGTTTTGAATTCTTCAATTTTGAAGTTCTGCATTTTGATACAATGCCTGGGCGCTTCTTGTGAAGCCTTTGGGTTGCCGATGTTGCTCTGTTTGCCATTTTCTTAATTTTTCACAAATATACATTTATTTTTTATAAAAATCAATAGTCGGGGAAGAAGGAATCGAACCTCCGCTAACGGCACCCAAAGCAATTTGACGCTGCTGTTAGTTTTCAATACTGAAAACATTTAAAACGTCGTGCTACCACTACACTATTCCCCAAAATTTGTGAGGAGGATGGGACTCGGACCCATGACCCACGGGTTAAAAGCCAAGGTGAGGTTGCTGTTAGTTTTCAGTACAGAAAACGTTTTATACGTTGCTCTACCAACTGAGCTACCTCCTCAAAATTGCGACGATAGGAGGAGTCGAACCTCCAATCATGCCAAATCTATCGTCAACCGTCAACTTAAGACAACGTGTTACCACGTTTGTGGCCCCTGTGGGACTCGAACCCACACCCCATTGCTGGGAGTAGATTTTGAGTCTACCGCGTATACCATTCCGCCAAGGGGCCATAAATAAAGAAGCCAGGCAACACTGCGACATTTTCAGAGTTTTTGTGACCACTTTGCTGGTACCCTACTTAAGTGGTTGCCCTACCAACCTCGGGCTTCTTAGTACCCCCTGTAGGATTCGAACCTACGACCCGCAGATTAGAAATCTGCTGCTCTGTCCAACTGAGCTAAGAGGGCTTTTGTGCTCCTAGAAGGACTCAAACCTTCAACCTTATCCTTAGGACGGATTTGCGCTGATTCAATTGCGCCATAGGAGCATTTGTTGCGGCAGTAAACCGAATCGAACGGCTATCAACCACCGACGGTGGTCATTCTTCGTGCGGGTTTCATTTAATTGCAGCTGCACAATACCCATTAAACTATACTGCCATTTGTTGCGGGTGAGGGAGTCGAACCCCCGTCTTTTCGTTATGGGTGAAATTACGATGTAAGTTGCCGCAAGATTTCCATGCGAAAACCTTTTTTGCTTTTACATGCTAACCATTGCACTAACCCGCAATATTGTGTGGAGATGGGCGGACTCGAACCGCCGTTTTTCAAGCTTGCAAACTGCTTTCTACGCGCTTAGTTTTCTTTATGATTCGTTGGGCACTGGTGGAAAACACACCTGAGTACTCAATATATCATTCTGGAAACGTAGCCAAACCAGACGAATGAAACTGGCCTGCCGCTCTCGATTTGATGATGCCCTCATATTGTGAATTCAACCAAGACCAAACATTCACGAGGACAATCGTCCCGACACATCCTAGGTGCCGATGGATTAGGCTTATTTGCTTAGCAAATTAAGCGGCGATTGCATAGGTGTTGTTGCCAACTAATTTTTTTGATATTTGTTTAAAGGCTAAAAATCAAAACGCCTGCGTGCTTACAATCCTCATAGATTGAAATCAAAACCAAAACATCCCCATGTTTTTGTACCCGATACAGGACTCAAACCCATACTCTGGGAGCCGTATTCCCAAGTTCTATTCAGTTAAACTAATCGGGCTTTTTATTTTATTTTCATTTTCTCTATATTCCTTTTTTCTATATCTTCTTACCGAAGAATCATTCCTGCTTCCAAAATTTTCTGTCATTGCATGGCAATTTGGACATAAAACTTCTATGTTTTCTTCTGTTACATTTGTTTATTAATAAATAATTAGATAAGAAAGATTTGAGAGCCCTCAGTCGGAGTCGAACCAACACTTCATCCATACCACAGATGCGTACTCAGCCTTTAATACGATGAGGGCAAATCGCCAGGTGAAGCTAACCTGGCCCCCGTGAACTACCAGCCAGCCCTGCACCACGGGTGTTGATATGAGTACTGGTTGCATATCAACTTACAAGCTTACTTGTGCTCCCGATGGGACTCGAACCCATAACCCACTGTTTAAGAGACAGTTGCGCTCAACCAATTGCGCCACGAGAGCAGTTATTATGTAGCGGATAGGAGAGTCGAACTCCTCTCTCAAGATTGAGAATCTTACGTCCTAACCGATAGACTAATCCGCCATTATCATATTACACAATGTTACATGTTTTATAAAAAATAAAGCATTGCGGATTTCCGTAGTCACCGCAATCGTTCTCCTCCTGCTACCGTATACGACAGGCTAAGGCGAACTATAAGAACTTACCTATATTCGAACCTTTTCCTCTTAATCCACTTTATAAGAGTATGCTATAGGGTTCCCCACCTTGGTACTTTGATTTGTCGCGCATCTTGGAATCGAACCAAGTTCCTCTGGGGTTAGCAGCCCAGCGAGTTTTGTGTCTCCGCAGACTTGCAATCTACAATTAAGCGTCGTTGCAACTCAACTTAATCTGAATGTAGTATCCGCTTCTGTGCGTCTCCAACACTCTCATACGCGGACAAGGCAGCGTGTATGCATCACCTTCTGACCTTGTAGAACGGACTTATATACATACCGTAACATTTTCGTAGTATGTAATTTCATCTGTTTTGTGTCTCCGACGAGGCTCGAACTCGTGACCCCCACATTAACCTACCCAATATAGTTGCCTATACCATCTTACGATGTTTGAGTTTGGACCATTTCTTATCCATGCCACTTCGTGGTTTAGGTGGTGGTGTATGGCCTCTACACATTTATGCAAAAAAGCAATTTAGCCCGACGTTTTCCCAGGGGGATGTTCGTCGAATTAGCCACCATTCACGACAAGGGTTTCCCCTCGTGTGCTCCTTTCTTAGATTCACGTAAACATGAAATGCATAACCCGCTTTTAGTTTCCCTATGAAGCGGTTTTCCACATTTTTTGCACACGTGTTTGTACGTGTGGGTGTGTGTGGTTGTTTTAACCCCCTTCATATTTTTCTTTCCAGCGTAACTATCTGTTTGTGAATGGCAATTAGGACACAAAATCACTAGATTGTCGAGTTCATTATTAAAATGGTCTCCATCTTTATGATGAACTTGCAACGTTATGCTTTTACCATGCCACTCAGAAATTCCGCATTCTGGATTTTCGCACTTATATTCTTTCAGCCCCAATGAAATTAGTTTTTTCATTAATTCCGAAGATTTTATAAGTTTGTCTTTAACAAAAAAATCCTCTTTGTCTAGACCGTTGTGATTTTTATTTCCGATGTTCGATTTTTGTCCAGTGAAATGTGAGGTATCTAGGTCGTATTCTTTCACGTATTTGTAAAACGTTCTATAATTACCACCAACAGGTTTCCATCCCACAGCACGACAAAAATCAGCAACACTAAAAACACGTTTACATATCTCTATTGCCTCTTCTTTACCAATTACATTTTTTGTCATAATAACACTTTTATAATAAATAGTGTTTAATTGGTAAAAGTAAGAAGATTTGAAGTGTGGTGCTCTACCAACTGAGCTACGGAGACTTTCCTTAAATTACCATAAAATTGTTGCGCAGGACGGGCTCGAACCGACGACTTCCAGGATATGAATCTGGTGCTCTACAACCAACTGAGCTACTGCGCAATATTTTGCGGAGACGGGCGGAGTCGAACCACCGACGCGGGGCTCTTCAGGCCCCCGCTCTACCAACTGAGCTACGTCTCCAAAAAAAAGGTAAAATCTTCGAAGATTGCTGCAGCGGAAGTCCCCGAGTCGAACGGTGGTTACCTGGTGCCCCTTGCATACAATACTGCAACAAATTTTACCTTTGTGGGTGTCCTGAGACTCGAACTCAGAAACCTCTTGTGTATCAGACAAGTGCTCTCAACCAATTGAGCTAGGCACCCAGAAATTTTGTGGGACAGGAGGGACTCGAACCCTCACCCTCCTTAGAGGACTGGTTCCTCGTACCACTATGGCTTTCGCCACCAAAACAACTTCGAACTTGCGGGTTGGATTTTCAAGGCTTGTACACCCCCAGGTTGTCTTGTTTGTGGTCTGGACTGTATCTTAACCATATTGAAATCTAGCTAGTAAACATCCTTATACTTATAGTCTCGTAGTTTAATGTGGGTCACGCGACCACCCCTAGCTCATATAAGCATGTTATTTCAACTTAGGCTCCTCCTGTATCTCGTCTCTACACACTGTCTATTATTCTATATCTGCGGTCCCTTGTTCTCAGGCTATATTCATTACTGAAGTATAGTCTTGCAGTATAGATTTTAACATTGGCTCGGCATTAGCATATTATTCCTATTGGGGTTTTACAAGTTTCGCTTATAGTTTTATTCCGATATTCACGGTGTCCCACAAAACCAATATTTGAATAACTTAGCTTTCACCGAATTAGGAAGGTTCTACATAACGGGTTTCCCCGCGTCCACAGGCTACTCTCCCGTTTGGGATTGTTTACCTTATCTATCACGCTTCGCAGCGTCCTGTGGTATGCACTCAAGTTAAACGGGCGCCTATCCGCATACAGAGTGTCTCAGTCTGTAATCTCCAAGTATAGGTTATCAGTATAAGCCCGTTGTTCATAAGACCAGCGCGTCTACCATTCCGCCACTGTCCCAAAATTAGATAAGGGTGTATAATGCTGCCCTTGCTATATTGTGTGGCAACCCTTAAATGAGATTTTCCAAATACCTTTGTCTGCCATATTCTCAGGTGCTCATTACTGTAGCATTGATTATGTATATGAAGGTTACCACTGGTGCGGCAGGTGAGACTCGAACTCACACGGGATTGCTCCCACCACCCCCTCAAAGTGGCGCGTCTACCATTCCGCCACTGCCGCATAAATATATTGTTTTTAAATGGCCCTGGAATCTGTATTGACCACTAAGGGGGTAATCCTCCATCTACAGAATCTGTACCATCAGGTTTATCCCATTGGTTCCCTAAGACCCATTCTTTTTCTCGGTGCGTGGTGACACCTCAAACCGTGAATATATACCTAGTTGTGGAGGATACGAGACTCGGACTCGTGACCCCCTGCTTGCAAAGCAGGTGCTCTACCGACTGAGCTAATCCCCCTTCATGGTCCTCTTTTAATCGCTATTCATTTAGGGAGCAGGAAGGACCAGTCCTATGACGTGTTAGCCTCAAACGCCATTCTAAGAGGTTCCTCAAAAATGCACTGCAGTATATGGTGTCCACCATTGCCCCTAATCGCCACCGCTTTCGGAGGGGTTTTGATACCATAGCATCATCGGAGAAATAAACGGGTTACTTAGTTATCGCTTGGCGCATAGACGCCTCAAACTTGCCTGTTGGCCACCCTTCGTGAGGTACAGAATAACTTACTGTTTCTATGCCTTCAGTTACTGCCTCACCCTCACCCGTTCGTAGCGGATAGGAGAGTCGGACTCCTCTCTCAAGAATGAAAATCTTGCGTCCTAACCGATAGACTAATCCGCCATAAATTAAGAGCATAACGGTGTTTCGAACCACCGTTAATTGTTACCAGCGTGCGTTTCCTCTAATACACCAACCGAGTTTATTGTTTGCTCTGGGACCGTGGCCTTTAGTCCATTATCGAGCCCTCTGGTATCTCTTGTGCGTAAACATGGAGTCGAACCACGTTATTTCTAGGATTGCATTGCCTCTATATGCTATTTTACGCAAATAAGAGCATTATGAAGTCTCGAGCCTTCATAAATTGTTACTTAGCGTGCTCGTCCATCTTTACACTATTCCCGTTAAGAGTCCTTCCTTTTCACGTTGCCTAGAACTTTTCCGAAAAGAGAACTCACCTCTAAGTATCTCTTGTGGGCAGGGAGGGATTCGAACCCCCGAAGCCGTGAGGCAGCAGATTTACAGTCTGCCCGTTTTGACCGCTTACCTACCTACCCATAAAAAAACTTAAGCCACTCGCGTCCCACAGGTCTGTTCTCGCTTTTATTAAGAGGTGCACACGAGATTACTCTCCCTCCTTTAAAGTAAGTCGCCCTCCTAAGCCTTGTCCGCTTAAGTTAAAAAACAACGGGAAACATTTTTACGTATGTTCAGAAAGAAAGTCGGAATTTTAGTAAATTTTGCTGTTAGTTTCCCTTTAGAGCTGATGCAAGGAATCGAACCTCGGTCTGCGGCTTGGAATGCATTTCTTGATTTTTGCTGTCCGTAACCTTGTCAGAATACCTTATTTGAAAACGCTGTGCTACCACTACACCACATCAGCTTATATTAAAATCTCCTGTTTGCCTCGGGTGGACGCGTCGGGCTGAATCCGCCCATCACCCTTAACACCTCGCCATTATGCTATGGCTTTATTCCATACTGCATAAAGGTTTTCCTACCACGTGGGTCACATAATGTCAACCTGATTGTTGGTTATGTAGCTCCCTCAGAGATAATAAATTGGCGGTGCGTACGGGATTCGAACCCGTGAACTCCACCGTGACAGGGTGGCATGATAGACCAGCTTCACCAACGCACCGTATGCTTTTTCGGTTTAACATTAACCGTATTACTGGCGGTTTTGGTATCGCACTTTTCCGCCTTAGTGCGTCCGAATTTCACGGAAGCCTTACTATCGCGAATAATGTACTTAAGGCTACTACCAAGGTGACTTGTGGAGCAGCCCTTCGCGATTATGATGCCACAATGCACTTGGTTTATAATTTAAGGTTACCTAAAGTAGATGTGCCTTGGATTCGCACCTCTCACGGAGACTTTTTACACCAAAACCACTATAGTCAATTTTGGATATTAAGTTACTCAGCCTTTGACCCGATATACCATTTCACACCACTGCAGCTGGCGGCGATTTTGTACCTGGCCATACTCATTGTCACTTTAGTTTTTCGCGCTCGGGCTCCCTGCCCGTGTTGGCGTTGCAACCTCTGACTACTCTCACGGTTAAAACTGTGGGGGGTTCTTGGGAGCAAACACAAAGTGCTTTGGGAAGCATAGCCTATTGGCTTACTTTAACTCCACACAGGGGTAGTCCTCCCCTGTCCCAAATACATGTTTAGCCCTTGGTTTTCAGGCTTGTATTCTCGTTTTTTCGAGGTAAATTCGCCCCTTTTTGGTACCCAACGCATTGGAGAGTCGAACTCCGCTGCTTGCATATTCGAAAACACGCCCAAGGGGACCCTACTACCGTTCGGGATTACTGCTAAATTAAGAGCCATAGCATATTCGAATTCCGCTATGTTGTTACCGAATGTGCGAACGTCTCTTGCATTTCACACCGCTGCTAATCGTACTCCATTGCTATACGCGTAATAGCAACTTAAGGAGCCCTTTCCAGTATCTCTTGTGGGAGTGGAGGGATTCGAACCCCCGACATCTACCTTGTAAGGGTAGCGCTCTAAACCAGCTGAGCTACGCTCCCGTTTCTCACCTAAGACTAACGCGCTAATCTGTCATTCGCAATGCACTAGGTGTATAACTTTTTTTATACGTGCAGTTCTAACCCCCTTCGTGACCCCTCAGTGCTACTATAGTCGCCCTATATTTGGATTACTGACGATACCCTACACCTACTCATCACGCCATTTAACCGTGGCTCTCTCGCATTGTTCCAATCTACGAGAGGCCCCCCCACGGTGAGGCCGTTAGTCGGATTTGACTTGAGCAAGAAGTCTGAATTGAACAGCAAGTTCCGTCCTTACGTAGCGAACAAGGGACGGACGTCTCCCGAACCTGGGTATCTTGCTAAAAAATGTGTAACCAGAAATCAGAAATGTTTTACTCTACCTACTGAGCTACATGGGAAGAATACCGTAACTCCCACGGAGGGACTCGAACCCTCGTCCTTAGTTTTACAGACTTACAAACAATTAATGAACTTGCTGTAAGATTTCTTCACGTTACACGGTGATGGTATTTTTGCGGGAAGAGAGGGGCTCGAACCCTCGACCTAAGGATTAACAGTCCTTTGCTACCACCAGCTGAGCTACCTTCCCGAAATTACAGGCACGTAAACGAAATGCCCTCAGACTTCCCAATGGTTTATAGATTAAAGACCTAAAACCATTATGCGGCTCCTTCACACCTACGAAAAACAGTCTTTGTCAACTACCACGTGTTATAGTATTGTAGGCAAGTTATTCTAACGTCAAACTGCCATGACGATGGTTGCTATTACGCCACACCAAAAATAGCGGGTCTGTTTACTAAACAAGAAATTGACCGCAGGTTGGATTTACACCAACTTACTCCCAGTAAAATCCAGGGCTTCAAATTACAAAAGCCTCGCACGGTTGATTCCTTGTAGAAATACGGGAAGCGTTTTACGTCCAACGGACGGGGGCGGACTTGAACCGCCGAACCTCTCAAGTTCTGATTTTCAGTCGGAATTGTTAAACCTTTGTTGAGATTGCTGTGTGCTTCCCTGTTGCAGGCGCTGGAGGATTCGAACCCCCGAGGAATTTAATCCTGCTGGTTTTGGAGACCAGTGCCTTCGACCGCTCGGCCAAGCGTCTGTATATATTCCATTAATCCTTTTTTATCGAATGGTAGTCCGTAATGCTTAAACCATTTTCTTATAGCATTATCCGACACTCCAAAAGACTTTCCGACTTGTAAAAAACTTCTTTTAACTAAAAAAAGATTAATTAAAGTTTCTTTTGATGGGTGATTTCTTTCCCATGCGCATTCTCGCGCTTCTATCCAATCTTCTTTGTTTGTGTGTCTTTTCTTTACTATGGTTTTAGTAGTGGATTCGTATTTATTTGAATTTTTTCCTGCATAAGTATCCGTTTGTGAATGACAATTTGGGCATAATAACATGAGATTTTCAATCCTATTATCGTCATGTATACCATTGATATGGTGGAGTTGTAATGATATCGGTTTACCATTCCATTCGCAAATTCCACATTGTGGATTCTCACACTTATTTTCTTTTAAGCCACACTCAATTAGTCTTTTTTTTAGCCGACTTTTGTTTGTGTATAAACTATGTTCAACTAGAATGTCATCCATGGGAATTTTTTCTCTGTAGCTTTTTGTCATTCGTTTATAAGAGAATCTTAATTCCAGCCCGAGTTCCTTTGCAAGCGCCCTTACCTCTTTATAATCTTCCCCGCCAACGTTTTCTATTCCGAGTCTATGACAAAGGTCCAACATATTAACACATTTGTCGTAATTTTCAATTAACCTGTCTATCGCGTATTCTCGATTCATAATATTCTTTTTATTATAAATAGTATGAAAAGAGAAAAATCGAACCTTTTTGGAAATTTTTATTTAGTTCGAATATATAATGAAAAATGAATTTTCCTCTAAGGGGAGTAGTCTAACTCCCCAGTGTGTTTTATGACCTTTTCAGCAAACCAATGTAAAAACCCAATAACTATGGTTGTAAAAATTTCGGAAATCTGTTTTTCAGAATATTAGATTAAAAGTCTAGTCCTTGATAAATTGCTGTAAGATTTCCTCTGGCGGAGAGGCTGGGATTCGAACCCAGGGGACGCTCAACACGCCCAACGGTTTTCAAGACCGCCGCTATCGACCACTCAGCCACCTCTCCATTAAATTTGAACTGCAAAAGGATTCGAACCTTTACCCGTGGACTATGCCCGCGTGTCCTGTCCATTAGACGATACAATTTTTTATCGCAGTAAAGAGGCCACCACTGATTTAACACGGCATCAGCAATGACAACCACTACGCCACGTGTGCTGGGGTATGGTGATTCGAACACCAATTATTCTCACGCCCTTAGGGCTTGAGGCGGTACTACCGTTGTACTACACCCCAGTTTATGTCTCTCCAAAGTCACGCCACTTTTGGGTATTTATATCGCGGGGGCAGGTGTCGCCCTCGCTTATGGTAATTTATCTCAATATTGTCAAAGAACGTGTGTTCCGAAGAACTCTGGTGCAAATATATATGTAATTTTTCAAACTACAAAATATTTTTGCATTTTTTTTTTGTCTAGGAGATGAGACTCGAACTCACATTATCCTGGCTCCTGACCAGGCAACCTCACATCCAATTGGTTTACTCCTAGTTATATTTCAATTTGTGGCCCCGACGGGACTCGAACCCGTAACCCTCGGTTTAAAAGACCGATGCGCTCGCTTTCGCTATCCATTTGCGCCACGAGGCCGTTCCATTTTTCTCGGAAGCCTCGCATCACAATCGGGGCTTCACATTAATATTTCTGTTTTATACGTTTCATGTTTCTATTTTATTTCTTTTCTTGCTGGCCAGGAAGGATTCGAACCTCCAACCTTTGACACATCTAAAGCCTTTAGGGCAGTGCCTGCTCTCCCATTTGGAGCTACTAGCCAGTTCTTTTGACAGTTTTTGGCATGCCACTGACAAACCGACAGGTACTGGGTGACGGAATCGAACCGACATCAGATGCTTGAAAGGCACCTCGCCTCAACCATTAGCAGATTAACCCAGCATGTATTTTAATGAACTAAATGTTTAAATTTTTCCAATTTCAATTTCGCTTCTTCTCTATCTTCCTCGGTCAAAAGTCTATTTGTACTCCCCACGTGCCACTTATCACACTTTGAACATTTATAAGCCACCATCTTATGTAATATGTTTTCACAAGTATTAAGGAACCTGGCCGTTGTCAGAGCATCCATCTCAGTATCGTAGCTCTTTTTGGGGACCAATTTGTCTCCCTCAATCTTATAATGGCTTCTTATTGTTCTTTTTTCATCCATACGAAATTCATAATGCAAATTTCGTGCCAAAGTTTTCTTTTTCTAAAAATTTCTTCAAAAAAACCTCCAGAGAGTTTTGGGGAACATCTTTGGAGGCGTGGAATATAGTGTCGGTCTAAACCGTGTGGTGCTATGTATTATGCATCTGTTCCCATTATTCCTCCTCCTAGTCCTTTAAATGGCCATGCGCCGAGGCGTTCCTCTGACTTTCTAATGCTGACATATAGGCATGGGCAATCAAGGCTGCTCTTGTGGGAGCCTCCCATGACGTTTGTATTATTGCTCAGCATAACCATTTTGTACCTATTTTTCAATTATAAATATATGATAAAATCGAAAAAACTAAAATTCTGTGCAAATATATATGCTTTTTTTGTAAAAATCAACAAAAAACAAAAAAAAAGAGCGAATTTTTTAGATTCGCTCAATACGTTTATCACTGTTTATTCAAATCTTACCTACCAGCAGCGAGTATGTATGAGGCAATCATTTTTCCCCAAGCATCGTCTCTAGGGATTGAGAATTCACCACCGTTATCCCAATCGTACCCTGTTGGTGCCCACATAATTGTTATGTGGTCGTAACTTGGCATAAGACGGTACATCTTTCCAGACTTTCCCCTTACCTCAAAATCTTGGTGTCCTTCTTTTGATACACGTTCTCCGTAGATGTCGTCCATTATTTCTTTTGAAGGAATGGGGTTATCTGTCCACTCATTTAGCACTTTTTTAACGCTTTCTTTAACTATTTTACGAAGCTGTGATTCGTTGAGATTTATAGTATTCTTTTTCATGTGCTTTTAATTTTCTTATAAATAGTTTGTTGAAACAAAAAAGCCTCAGATTTATCTGAGGCTTATAGGAACGGAAAACTTTTTGTTAAAATTCGAAGTTTGGAATCGGATTTGGTCTAATATTTGCTGTCGGTTTTCCTATTTTTGTCTGTTTTAGTCTTCAAAGTATTCCTTGATAAGTGCCTTAATGGTTTCAAGTTCTACTTCCCTGTCGCGGAGTTCGAGAGCGAGATTGATACGTTTGCGTACCCAGTCCTTGGTGTTGAGGTTTTCTCCGACGATGAGGCTCTGTGTGCTTCTCACTGAGAGGTCTTCCATGGAGACAATCTCATTGTTGATGGTGCGGATGCACTTTTCGACTGAACGCTTTTCATCTTCAAAGACGTCCTTGGTCTCTTCGGTGACATTCTGTGCCCTTTTCTGAATAAGGTTGTCACCAGTGTTTGTTAAGATTTGAGTAAATTTTCCCATATTATTTGCTGTTTATTACGTGTCTATGCTGGAGTTTATAAAGTCCTGGAACGATTTCGATGCTTGCGTGCGATTCTGATTCCCAGTCTTCGATTGTGTTATCAATCTTCTCGATTATGCTTCCTCCGTCGTGTCGCAAAACTTCGTGCATGATTGCAATCTCACGTTTAGTTTCTAATTCCCGATGGACTTTCTCTGGGAGGGCTGCAGCAAGTGTTGCGTAGTCATTAGAGCTAAGGCTGACCTGCACTGTTACGTTATGGTCTCTCGCATCGCTTTCGCAAGTCACAAGGACGTTATCTCCGTAATCGTTAGTCGCAGTTAAGTTATTAATATTAGTCATGTTTTTCGTAAATTTTGTGCTCCATACAGGAATCGAACCCGTCTAAGAACGTTTTAGGGACGCCCGCTCGGCCACTGAGCCAATGGAGCAGAAAGACAGGAAACATTAAAATCAACATTATCAGTGTTTATTTGACGAAAGGTTGCTGTGTGTTTCCTTATCTTAATGTTTCGTTTATTGAACCAACTTAAGTCCTTTAAACATTTCACCCGAATCTTCAACCGCAATTGCCGTAAGGCTATTGTTTAAATCGGGCTCGTAGAACGCAGAATAAGTCTTATGTTTGTCCCTCAATCTCTGTCTCCATTTCTCAACGTCGGCGTAGAGATATATAAGGTACTCATTATTCCATTGTTGCTGTGGGTTATCCAAAAGATATTGTGCAACTGCGTGCCCACCTTGAACGCAGGCGTAAACGGGGTTGAGTCGTTTACTCACCAGCACGTACAATCTCTTCGCAGACATCGGTATACACTTTAATCGTTTCTTCCCCCCAGTATGTTTTACAATTTTTTTCCTCATAGACTTTTAACTGATAACCATAGGTTTTCAGATAACTATTAATCTCATCAGAATAAAGGAACAAGGGGTGTTTTCCTTCGAGGTGGTCAGCCAAGCGATATCCAGTTTGGCGGTAGTAGTCTTCTTTGTTAAGAGGCTTCGCCTTATTTTCTATCTGCTCAAACTTTCTTCCTCTCATTAACCCATATGCCGCATACATTGCCCTTAGGGTGTCTTTATTACTAGAAACCTTCCAGCAGGCTTCATACGGTTGCATTGTCCTTTCGGTCTTTAGGTTAACAGTTTTTCTTTGTTCTTTTGCTTTTCTTTGTTCCACCTCCAAGGCGGCGATTTCCTTACGGAATTCAATAATTTCTTGTTTCATAATGTTGTTTGGTTTTAATCATTTTATTTTTGGCTCTCGCCGACAAATTCCACTTTCAAATCAAACACCATTAAGGTGGAACTGGATTAACCTAGTGTTTCATAACGATAATTGTTAAGTTTGTTATTAAAAATAAAAAGAACACTACGGTAGGATTACTGATTACCTACAAATACTCTACAAGCGCGTTATTCAGTCACACCCAAGAAGGTTAGCTACGCCTACTTTTAAAAGGGTGAGGGGAATGCTTACCCCCAAACGGATACAGCCATCAGTCACTGTAACTACGATTTGTCCGTTTCTTACGTCACTCTCGGTTGGCCAACCGAGGCTACTTCAACCTTACGCTTCGTGTTGCCCTCTAACCGCCTCCTGAACTTTTCAGTCCAGGCTAACGTACCTTATGGGCAGGCTACCCATTGTTCGGTCACAAAGTGTTCTTTTTATGATGGGTCGCCCCGCCATAAATTTTCTTTTTTTTAAAGAGCTTTTACAAAAATACGACCTTTTAATTAAAAAAGCAAGGTCTTTTAATAAAAAAAACGGAAAACTTTTTTGTGACGCAGTATTATCAGTACTTCCAAAATTGCTGTAAGTTTTCCTGCCTTGCCAGGTCGAGTTTGTTGCGGGGGCAGGAATCGAACCTGCGACCTTCAGCTTAGGATTGGTAGGAGGAATCGAACCTCCGTTTTCACGTGCCTTACTAGGGCTAGATGTCCTGTACCACTAGACGACACCAATCTGGTTCGTTACAGTGAACCACGCTGTATTGAGGCTGACGAGCTACCGCTGCTCCACCCCGCAATATATTTCAAAATAAAGACTGCCCTTAGATTTAAACTTACCTACGCACAGTGAGGTACTAAGGCGGTTCGTTCAGGTTGCCCGATTTCGTCTAGAATGTTACGGGCCCTCGTGCGTGTCAAACGGGAATTGGCCGTCGCCTTCCACAGTCTTTGTTGCGATGGTAGGATTCGGACCTACGCTCTGAAACGATGTTTCATATCCTTGGCGCCCCAGGAAACACGGGAGTTGCCCCGCTGCTCTGACCACTGAGCTACACCGCAAAGTAAATATATGATAAAAGTTAAAGGTTTCTTAAAAAAATCAGCGTTGTCAAAAGCGCGTGGCCGCTACGCTGATTATAATGTCTAATTAAGCACTATTTTGCCACATTGGCGTCCATAACCTCCCCTGTAGTGTGATGGACAAACATCACAAAGTCACAGTAACTCAAACAGGTTCCCTCTTGCTACGGCTTACTCTCTCCTTTACCGCGGGGTCAACGCCATGTCCGCGAGGATTCAGCCTTTACTCATGCACACTCCCGCATCCTACTGATAAACTGCATTACAGTCTCGCTGAGCGGGCCCAGCACTAACCAACTACAGAGCACGTGCACATCTCTCATGTTGGTCTGGGAAATAACTCCTCCGATTTCCCGTTGTCAGGTTTCCATCCTAATAAACCCCGCCTACTCTATGGGGCAACGAAATACGGCCAGTTACGCATTCATTCCAGAATCCGAGAAGCATTTACGATACACTTCTAAAAACGTTTGAATCATTCGAGCCGAAAAACTTATTACTTATAGGTTTTATTATATCCTATCGCCCTATAAGATAAAATTCAGCACTTAAAGATAGGATTGCGCCTTAATTCCCCTGTGCAATAATACGAGGGTTTAATCCCAACTCGGACTTTTCAAAATGTCTATCCAAGTAGCACTTTTGTTTTCGGGCGTACGAATCGACGTTTTACGAGCATCTTCTGCTCACCTTACTTTTCCGACTGCGCGGATTGGATTTATCTTTCAAAGAACTTTTCTGGATGCAAATATATATGTAATTTTTTAAACTACAAAATATTTTTGCATTTTTTTTGTTGTGGCGCCGAGATTCGAACTCAGAACGCAAGTGCCAAAAACTTGTGTGTTACCATTACACCACGCCACAATATCCAAAAAAAACTGTCTGCATTGTTTCTTGGTCACAAAGATACAGACAGTTTTTTAATTTTCAAAATATTTTTTAAAAAAATTTACACTGTCCGTCTTTTTATGTATTGTTGAAGAGCTTCTTTTACCATAATTTTTACATCGTCTTCCTTAATATATATAGTTTCATTTACACTATTTGCTGCATAAGTTTTAAATTTTGCATCAATTACTTCATCGCTCCACTTAGGGAAGCGTTGTTTCATTTGTTGTTTAGCTTCTTCCTCGGTTGCGTTATTGATAGTGAAAGTTGTTGGCACACCTTGGCTCATAACCTTCATTGTAAAAGTATAACGCTTGGGCTGTTGTGCCGCTTTTTGCTGGGCATACTGTAAATGTGGGTTGCCAGTATTTCCGTATAAAAATGACGCAAGGCTATCGAGTCGAAAATCGGCATTTGTTATTTCATCGTTATAAAGTACATTGAATTCTCCTTTTCTGACATCTGTTAAGATATTATCAAAATTATTAGTTAAATAATTACTCGTTCCTTTATTAGGCTTGTGTCTTAATATTGCTCCGTCGTAAATCTCGCACCAGTCGGCATAACTAAATTTGTCCCGAGAATTCAATATATCTTCCTTTGCATCATACCATCCGTTGGTTGCAACAATTCTATATGCATATTTATATGTTTCTTTTAGTCTGGAGGAAGTGTATGGTTGATTATATTTCATCCTAAAAAGATACCATGGTGATTTCATTTCTTTTCCACTGGCTATAATTTCACGTTGATAGTCAACTTTAACATCTGGCAGCACACCTTCTATCGAATCTGAGGTTGTATAATAATATGCCCCAATGTTATTGACTCTGTGATATCTCTTTATATTTCCGTCGGTGGTTACACATAGTATAAGTCTTGCGATATTTGAAGCTGGGTTAGATTCATAATAACGTATGTAATCATCTGCTTTGTTTTGTGGCGGTATAATGTATCCATAATTAAATACCTTTCCTGTGCGTCTTCCAGTCTCGGGTGCAGAGAATTGTATTTTAAAGAATTTTATGCCCTTTGACGCCGCCCTGTTGAACTTTTCTTTCATTGCGTCCGTAAAATCCATCTGTTCCATCTGTTCAGCTTTGGCGATTCTTTCAACGGTGAAGAATTCATTAGATTTCAGGGATACTTGTTCCGCTATCCTCATAAAATCGGGCCCGTGGTGTATAAATTTTTGACGTGTTGCGGCGAAGAAACCGAAAACGTGCTGACGATAGTGGCACATCTCGTGCACCAATGTGCTTAAAGCTGCTTTTTCAGTCCAATTGTAATTGCCATTTAGCTGGATTTCGGGATTCATATAATATTCGAAATCCATTGGCTCCATGCTATCTTCCCCATCTATATAATATTGATAACCACTCCCCTCTCGGCTATAGGGAACCCACTTGTGTTTTACTTGCCAACTGGGCCTTACCTTAAACCATCCTAACGTGCGACCCTGACTTCCCTTACCAGTAGTAAAAAGTGTGAGCTTACATTTAGGAAGTATACCATTAAAGAGAAGTTTGTTCATTTCATCAAACTTCTCGGCCATCCATTCTGGGGTAATGGTAATGAGGGTTTTATCGTCTACTTCGTTAAGCATTTATTATAAATAGGCAAATAAAAAGAAAAACCACCATTTACACTTGTGTGTATTTGGTGGTTTTTGTGGCCCAGGCGGGACTCGAACCCGCACGGCCCTTGCGGGCCAGCAGATTTTCTTACCACTATAGCTTTCACTACCTAAACAACTTCGAACAATCGGGTTGGATTTTCAAGGCTTTATACCCCCAGGTTGTATAGTTTGTGGTCTGGACTGTATCTTAACCATATTGAAATCTTGCAAGTGTCATACGCATAGTAAACTATAAACATTATAGGTGGAGTCTCTCAGGTTCCGCTCTTCCTATAAGAGGCTATAGTCTGTTGCCGTAATTCTATTTCAACTTAGGCTCCTCCTGTATCTCGTCTCTACACACATACGTTGCGGGGATGTCCCGAAAACAAGGCTACTTGCTGCCCTCTGCTACCTTATTAGGGTAGATAGCGTTGCAATTACTTGTTCGTACTTGGCTCGGTATTACCAACAGCGTTAATTTTCTCCACTCCATAGAATTCAACTCATTGGCAGTAATCTTCCAATGCTTCACATCTACTTCAACGCTTCCTTGAATTTTAACCTGCTAAGGTTTCACCGAATTAGGGAGGTTCTACATCTCTTGTTTCCAAGAGCGCACTCAAATTTTCATTAAGTCTGCCGCGTATACCATTCCGCCACTAGGCCATAATTTAGTCTCATATTTAGAGGTATGGTAATTAGCTTTACGACCTGCGTTCATACTCGGTGGGGCGACCATGCCCACCTTTCTTACTGGCGACCCGCATCATTTCATCGGAGGTCAACATTGTGAATCAGCATTACCTGGTCTTCAACATTAGTATCTTCTTTCCGTCATTCGGAATCTTTTGCCAATCTCTAAACGTTTATTTTCAAAGAACTTCTTTTGTGGTCCCTGTAGGACTTGAACCTACGACCATCTGATTCGTACCACCATAGCTTTTACTACCAAAATTGATTACATGAACAAATCCTAAGTACCGTATCAGCCTTAAGCCGATTATGCCTACATTATGACCGTCCTACTATAACGGTGTAATCAGTCCTAACATTGCTTCATCCTATTAGGGCACTTTAATTTTGTTTGTGGTCTGGACTGTCTCTTAACCATATTGAAATCTTGCAAGTAAGTATTGATGTTTCGAGCATCTACCTCGCTCTTATCGAGCGGATATTCCATTACCTTCGGAAAATACAATTTCAACTTAGGCTCCTCCTGTATCTCGTCTCTACACACTGTCTAAACAAATAATTGAAATGTAGCTTAGATGTTCTATTCTGTAATTCAAACATCAACGACTTTTCATTACATTTCCAACTAACATCGTACCTACAGACGCGATGAATTCATTTGTTTTAACATTGGCTCGGTATTAGCATATTTGGACTGTCTTCTTACACATAGATTCTAAACGACTGCTATCATTACTGAAATTCAGTTAACTATGTACTACTGTTGACAATACACCAACTAATTTAGACGATTATCCGATATATTCCTGTACATCCAAACTATAGCTTTTACCGAATTAGGGAGGTTCTACATCCAAGGTTTCCCTTGGTGCACACAATTTCTTTTCAAAGAACTAATGAGTCAGGTGCTCTAACCAAACTGAGCTAAGGGACCGTTATTGGTGATATCTAGCAAAAATCGTGCCAAAGTATCACCATTTTTTTAAGCGGCCTGTTTCTTTACCGTATTACCGCCGAAAATTCGGGTAATAGCATCAAAAATAGCCTTAATGCTCTCCCAGTCGTAAACACCATTTGCTGATGCGCCGACGATGAGACCACATACGCCACCAACCGCATAATCCCAGGCTCCGAGTCCAAAGGTGAGGCCGTTGAAGAATACAAACCCCTCTGCGCAAAGGACTGCTACAACCCAAGATACGATGTGCGCCACAGAAGGCTTTTCAATCTTGAAGAGGCCCTTGATGGCCGCGGTAAGAGTGCAGGTTGCTGCGATGATTGAAGGGATGACATAAGTCATCTGCTTAATCAAATCAATAACATTAATGTCAGTCATAAATAATACTGTTTTTAAAATTTTATTATCGGTGTTGCAAAAATACGTTCTTTTTTTTTAAAAACCAAACAATGATGACTATTTATAATAAACTATTCATCAAAATGACACAGGAAGAAATCGTAGCCTTCGTTGAGAGTAGCGTGCTTTATGGTGATAATGATATTAAAATCATGGATGGATACACTGTTTCCAAGAAGGATTATGATGCCATTTTAAAATGTATTTATGATTCACATCCTGATTCACCCGTTTTAACAAACAGATGCTGGGGTAACATTAAGTGCGAGTGGGCAACACATAGCTTCCTATATAAACGTGGTTTATGGGTGTCCCACACTAAGGACGTTGATATTAATTATCCTTTGAGCGTTTTTGAAAAAATAGCTTACGCCATATTTGGCACAATATGTAAATGGTTAATAAAATAGGAAAACATTATAAGTAATGGCTTGTTCATGCAAACAATCGGGTAATCGTCAACCTGCAGGCGTAAAACAGGTTGTAAAAAGAGTGCCAACCAATAAAGAATTGGAGGCTCGCAGAAAATCATCAACTACACCTCTTAAAAGAAACGTAGTGAGACGCCCTATTTAAGCGTCTCACCTTCTTTAATATATCCTCTTTCGATAAATTGCTGCTTCAATGAATCGGCAATTATTTTTATATCTGGGTGTGCGGGGCCAGTTGATTCATCACTTCTTTGCGCCAGGAAATGTTTCCAATCAGACAAATAAGCTGTATGAACCATAACTGTATTCGTATCCAGAGGGAGAATTCTTCTTGCCCGTTGCGCTTTCCACCCGAATCTCTGTGTCAATTTAAGATAGCAGAACTCACAAAAGTCATTAGCCATTACCCAGTAGTCTATGGGGTGTACTGATTCAACCAAATCATTGCCCATGAAATCTTGAAAAATATATTCAGCCCCGTTGGATTCCCTAAATCTCTTATAAGACTCTTGGATTGCTTCTTCGGTTATATCCTCATCGTTGGGAAGGCTAATGCTAATGTTATTTCCGAACTTGTCTTTGGAATAATTACAATACCTTGTACTCCTTTGTCCTTTAGAGTTCTTTCGGTAGCGATTGATTTCGCTGGCAATCACAATCTGTGTGGCAAATTCAACACTAATTCTCAATTCATGTTTATCCTCTACGGGAGCGCAAATATACTGCAGGTCATCTAGCCAATTGTTATCAATTATAACCCTGTAGTTAGTAGTTACATAACAGAACGTATCCGATTCATAAGTTTTTACCCTGGAATATTCATTGTGTTTGTAACGACGATACCTATTGTGGTCATAATCTTCAGTAACTAAATCCCATTTAAGGTATATTGCATTACATTCTACGGGTTCCCCGTGACCAGATTGTACAAGATTTTGTACAAATTCTGCTGTGTTGGCTTTGCCCATCTTGTCAGTCGAAGCGTAACAAGTACGGGCGGCGTATTCAGACATTTTAAGAGCCCCCTCAAGGGTGGGCTCTTGGTCAAGTATTCTTACTGATGGTTTTACTATTTGCATAACTACTTCGTAGATTCAACCACATTATCAATAAGCCCAAATTCGAGTGCGTCCTTAGCGGTGAACCAATTGTCTCTATCTACTGCCTCTGCGATTTCTTCGATACTCTTTCCTGTGTTGTTCGCAAGGATTTCATTAAGTGTTTGCTGGAGTCTTTCAGAATGCTGAAGGTTGATTTTCATGTCAGCGAATACGCCTTCATTGTAACCCCTTAGCTGATGAATCATTATTTCGCCATGAGTAAGTGAGTTTCGCCTCCCCTTTGTACCAGATGAAAGGAGTACCGCTCCCATTGAGGCACACATACCAACACAATAGGTAGAAACATCGGGCTTTACATATTTCATGATATCATATATTGCCAAGCCGTCAATAACTGAACCTCCTGGACTATTGATGAAGAGTTTAACTTCCTCATCGCCAACTGAATTTAGGTACATGAGCTGCGCCACAACAATATTCGCAACATCTTCGTCAATCGCAGTTCCAAGATACAGCACTCTGTCATAAAGTAAGCGTGAAAAGACGTCGAGTCCAATGACGTTCATCTCCCTCTCCTCCAAAATCATAGGGTTGATTCCCCCATAATTCTTGAAATTAAATTTATTATAGCCATTCAGGGTGTTAGTGCTGATTCCCTTTGATACTGCAAATTTTTCAAACTCGTTTAACTTTGTGTTCATGTTTATAAAATTTTTAACAAAAATACATACTAAAATTGAGAAATCCAAAACTAGTAGTTTAATAATTCTTCCTTATCTTCCTCAATATCCTTAATATCATTGATTTGAAATTTATAGAAAGCGTTATCAGGGTTCTCTACTTCTATGAATTCATAGGTATTTTCGTCCCCAAGTGTCCATAAAACAAATCCATGTTGAGTGATTGTTTCACCAAAATCCTTTTGTTTAATGCTGGAACAATATACAACCCTTACACCATTCTTCTTTATTTCTTGATACTTATGGATATGTCCAGCGATAACAAAATCCAGGCCCTTAAAGACGCCTGCGTCAAGGCCGTTTTCCGTAATTCTACCATTAAACGCGCTGGCTCCATTAACGTCTCCGTGTACTAATCCGATTAATTTTTTACCTGGATAACGAAGTTTTGCTTCCTCAATATCGGGGCGGTTGTAATCATTAAATATTGAATATAGACACCACACAATATTATCGTCTTCATATAATCCAGATTGATAATCCAGTGCTGCATCAAGATACGTTATATTTTCATAATCCCCTATCTGGAAGATTGGACTTATTGAATCAACTCTCTGTAAGTTATATAAGACAAGGTCATGGTTCCCCGCTATAACAATTGTTTTACAGATTGAATTGAGTTCCCTTAAAAACCAGCCAACAGCAAGAAAGCTTTCATTGCTGGCATTTATTTTACTTTCAAAAATATCTCCACCGACGACAATTCTTACATTGTCGGGAGACTCCTCTTTTGAAACTATTTCTCTACATTTATCAAGAAATGTCGTTAGAACTTCCTGGAGGTCGGTAAGACCTTCGAGATTCCTAAAATGTATGTCCGCGCAAGCGATAATTTTTTTTACCATATTATATTATTAATTCAAAATCAGTAAATGTTCTTTGGTCTTGGAGGATTTCGATAATGGCTTCTTTCCCTCCAGCTTCATACGCTTCACCAAAGTCCTTATATTTGTCCATTCTAATGTAACGAATTTTCCCTTTCAATCTCCCCCAATCAAGAATTTTATATATCCGTTTTGTTTCCTGTATTTGCGTATCGGCGTCCAAACATATAATAATATTGGCGTTGGCTTTCTCATATAGTTTTTGATATAGAGCGTCTTCTCTTTTTAGGGTTTTACCTAAAAGCGCGATTGTATTATTTCCGTATATACAATCAAGTGCACCTTCTACGAGTGTTATATCTGCATCCCATAATATATGTGATTCCTGGAATACTATTTCGGTTTTCTTTACACCTTCGCAATTTTTGTACTTTTGGCGCATTTTGCTGCCTGTAAAGTCTCGCCCAACCCAATAATTTAAAGTTCCATCTTCGTTATAAGAGGGAACAATGATTCGATTTCTATCAATGGGCTTTTCTTCTTCCCAGTTTGTGTATCCAATCTTAAATTTATCAATTATGTCCTGTGTGATTTTTCTTCCCTCCAAATACTCTCTAACTTGTTTCCTGCAAACTTTCAAATCGACTCTTTTATAAGAAAGCGGAAGATGGAGATATGTTTCTTCGGTACCATTGAAAAGGCTCTTGAATTCGGGAAGCTTATAAAGTTCATTGCTGCGCATTTGCGCTACAATTCCCTCGTATTCTCTTAAATATTCTCGACCACCGTACCTGAGAATTAACTTTTTAATGCTACCCTTCATGTCGTCATCTACGGTACAGCACGACCAACACTTGTAGATACCCTTTAGGACATTCACTTCAAGGTTATATTTTCCTACTTCATTATGCCCCTTTTCCTCAATGCATCGCGGACAATTGAACTGCAACTGACCATCATCGGTGACATCATTCTTTGGTGCCCCGAGAAAACCTGTGAGTATGTCTTGTAATCTTCTTAACTCTGGTATCTGCATTTCGAGGGCAAATATATACATTTTTTGATTAAAAAACAAAAAACCCAAGAGTTTTACTCCTGGGCTTCCTGCTCTATAAAGAAGTTTTTGTTTAGGCTATTAATAAGTACCGCAATCGATGATGGCACCAGTGAAGTCGAAAGTGATAACACCTGATGTCTCGTTTTTGGTTACACCGCTAATGCCAGAGAATACGACGTCCTGTACGGCACCGTCAGCGGTTGTCTTAACTGCTGCAAGTTGGTCTGCGACAGTAGATACTGACGTGAAGCCACTACCGAGTTTCTGGTTGATACTTGTAATATCGCTATTTGCAGATGCAATAGCCTTTTGAACGGTGTTGGTTGAATCAAAGCCGCTGCCAAGTTTTGCGTCAACAGTGTTGATTGCTTGTTTAACATCGTATGCAATTGCTAAGCCATCAGTGTTTGCAGTTGCGGCTGCAAGTGTGGATGATTTAACAGACACACCAACGCTTTGAGTTCTGTTCGCGCTATCTCTTTTGCCGATAGTAACAGTGACATAGTCTCCGCTGGTTCCAGTTACAATACCATAGAGAACGTTAGCAAATAAGGTTGATGCGCTGGTCTCTAGATTGGAGATACTGGTGTCCTGTGCATTTTGTTTCTGGGTATAAGTGGTGCTCGTCCATGTGGTGAAGGCATCGTTGGTCATAAATACCGAAGTATCAATGGTGCCAGCGAGAGGGTCCCATGCCGCACCGTCCCATGCATAGTTGGTTCCAGCAGGAACAGCTCCATGAGCGTTGCTTACATTCCATACATCCCCTTTTACATTGCCGCTTGCAGGAAGTTGTTCATAGGTGCAAGTGCCTTTGTAAACAAAGACTGAAGAGGTCTTGGTGTCAATATAGTTCTTAACAGCACCCTGGGTTGTATCAATACCAGAAAGCTGGTTCTTAACGGTTGACATGTCGCTAATGACACCGCTGGTCTGTGCTGAAACATAGCTCTGGACATCATAAGCAACAGCTAGACCATTATCACCAGAAGTTGCAGCAGACACATCCTTGGTCGTAACAGCCACACTAACAGCTTGGTTGTTATTTGCATCTTTTGTTCCTACTGTGGTGGTAACATATGAGCCATCGCTACCCTTTGAAATGGATTGAAGTGCAGTGTCTGATTTTGCGGAAACGGCGTCAATAGCAGCCTTAATTGTACTAGTTGAAGAATAACCTGAAACAGTACCTTTAAGTTCAGTAACGTCATCGGTAACACTCTTGAACTGCTGGGTTGCTGTATTATCACTTGTTACACCTTCGCCAAGTCTTGCTGCGAGGGCGTCTGCTTTACCATCAACATATGTTTTGACATCAGAAGCCTCTGCGAGACCCTTGTTGCTTGCAGATGCGGCGGCGACTGACTGGATGTCAGATGCGACAGTAATGGTTTGTGTGGTTCCTCCGTCTTTAGGACTAATTGTAAGTGATACGTAGTCATCGGGGGTTCCAGGGAGAACTTCGGTAAGGGTGCCGCTTGATAGACCGCTAACAACTTCTTGGAGTGTTGTGATATCGTCCTCCGCTTCACCAACTCTTGCATCAAGAGCGGTACGTGCAGAAACTTCGGCGTCAACCTTTTGGTCAACAGTATCAATTGCTTTTGCTACAGTGTTTGTGGCATCAAAGCTTCCACCGATTTTATTGTTAATTGCAGTATCGGCATCGGCGCGTGCGCTGGTTTCGGCGGCAACTGCATTGCTAACTGCATCAACGGCGCTCTTTATTGCACCAGCCCCACTGTAACCGCTGGTAACACTTTGTAGAGTGGAAACATTGGTTTCAACGGCACCAACTCTACTTTCAAGCCCCTCTATTGCAGTGTTGGCGGTGGTAATAGCGCTTCTAAGTGCATCGAACTGCTGGGTTGCTGTGTTAGAGCCTGTTACGCCTTCGCCAAGTCTTGCTGAGAGGGCTTCGTCAGCTTCTGCACGTGCGGTTGCTTCGGTTGTAACCGCATTTTTAGCCGTATTTACATCGGTTTTGATTGCGCCTTCGCCCGTGTAACCGCTGGTAACAGCCTTAAGTGCGGTGACGTCTGTAGTTATAGTACTGGTGGCGGCGGCAATTTTTGCGTCAACGGCGCTACTGTCAATAAAGTGTGCAAAAGTGGGGGTTTCGCCAGTCACGGTTGCAATGATAAGTTCAGGTTGGTTGACGTTGTGCTGAACGGCGATTTCGCCAAGTCTCAAACCTTCGGTTTCTACTGCACTGGGAAGAGCCGTTCCACTAGTATGCAGATGAACTAAATGTTGTCTTGCCATAATTTAATTTGTCTTATTTTATTTAATTTATTTGTTTCATTTTGGTTTTAATATAAATAGTAAATGTTCTCGGAAAGTCAAATTATTTTCCTAACAATTTTCTAACTTTTGTATCAAGAGAATTGAACTTTGACACAAGAACATCATAGTCATATTTGGATACTGTGGGTTCCTCTGAAGGGCTGGTGGCCTTAAACCTGGTAATACCCATAAGATTTGCTGAGAGTTCGTAAACGTGCTCTTCAAACGCCAGTGGTCTAATGGTTCCAAACATATCTCCTGCGGCACCCTTGGTGATTGTTATTGGCTTATTGCTTATAACATCGCCGCCGAAAGAGAACTTATAGTAACCAGCAAACTCACCAGATGTTTGATAGATACCCATGTTTATTTCATCAGCATAAGGAATTTGTGTTGTATCCGTTCCGTCGTAGTTATATTCACTGCCACCGCTATACAATTTAATATATATATCATCAGCAAATGTCAGATATTCAATATTGAATTCACTACCATTAAAAATTCTGCCAAGGGATTGCCACTGTTCGCCGTCCCAGCCATAATAGTTGTTATCCCTGTCGCTTACTCTCCAAACGTCATCGAGGCTTAGTCGTTCGCCCCAAACATAGACAATTGTTTTGTCCCCCTCTCCAACTTTATACATATCGCCAATAGCAGGATTAATTTCACCGTCAGTTACGGCTTTTACTAAGTTTTTAAATGTGTCATACGCCCCGATACAGGCGTCAATTTCTTCTTGAGTGGGATTATCTATTTTACCCCAAGTTTTTTTGATTAGTTCCTCATACGTGCATGTACCTCTGAGTACCTGGTCGGTTGCGGGAGTAAATAGAGGGTCGCCCCAACGATTTGCTTCTCTATATAATTCCAAAGAGGTCTTTGTACCTTCTGGGTTCGTGAAGTAGGCTACTTTTAGAGTGTTTACTCCGTCTTTTCTGGTTTCATAACCAATGAATGAAGAAGGAATACGAGACAATGGAGCACTTCCAGTAAAATCAAGGTCGGCGTCCAAGGTTCCAAAAGGATTATAACCACGAGAAACGTTACCTCCGTTTGGAATTGTTGGTACTGACATAAATGCCATTGTTAGTGCTGAAAGTTTAGAACAATTATTAAATGCAGCATATCCAAGACTTCCACCAGATAAATTTGATTTGAACACTACGCTTCTGAGGTTTCTATCGCCGTTGAAAAGCTCGCTACCGATATTCTTGTAGTTCTTTTCAAAGGTTGCACTGCTTAGTGAAGTACAGTCTGCAAAGCATCTGCCCGCAGTTGTTGTAAATGATTCGGGTAAGGTAATGCTCCGCAATGACGTACATTGAGTGAATCCATATTCTCCTATTGTGGTAAGGGTATCACTAAAGTTAACTTCTGTCATGTGAACACACTTTGCTACGGCACCACCACCGTTTGTCATGTTGTCACCACCCTTCACACTAATTGTTCCAGGCTTCATATTTAACACAGAGATGCCAAATGGTACATTGACAATCTGTTTATCTGGAACTGAATATATTGAGCCTTCGTAAGTTTCGAATATTTCCCCGCTATCTTCCTCTGGAATTCGGTATTCAAGAAGTTTTCCTGCATCTGCAGTCTTGCCACCAAGAATATGTCTATTACTAAACGAGGTTGCATTTACGACAACGCTATGTATTTCACCCCCCTCTTCAATATTATAACTGGCAACGGGTAAAGTAACAGCCGTTAAAGAAGTCATATCGTCTGCGCTGTTGTACTCAAGTGTCAAATATTTCGGGAATTTGATATATTTTAAATTGTGACAACTTTTCATGAAACAATCAGGGTTTCGAGGGTCTATAACACGTTTAACCGTTGTTATTGAATCGGGAAGCTCAAGACTTTCAATGTTATTACATTCTACTATGAAATAATTCCCTACAGTTTTAACGGTATTAGGTATTACAATATCGGTCATTGCATCACAACGTTCATATATATGATTTCCAAATTCTTCAAGGGAGGTAGGATATGTAATAGCTGTTAATGCTACGCAATTTTGATATGCATAATTACCAATCACCTTAAGACTTGTGCTTAAACTCATATCAATATCGAGTAAATTGTTGTTAAATGCAAATACATGTTGTCCGAACTGTGTTATGATTCTATTAAGAGTAATATGCTCGAGTTGTGTGTTATAGAACGAGTAGTCATACAATGTAATGCAGTTATCCAGTGTGGTGTAAGTCGTTAAATCACTCTTACCACATGGATATTTATATATGGTTTGCTGGGTTTTATTATAAAGAACACCGTCAACAGCTACATATGTAGTACTTTTGTCATTCACCGTAAAAGCCGTGATGTTTTCACCTCTAAGCATATACTTATCAAGTTTTCCATCACTAATCAAGCCTAGTTTGGCGGGAATTTCCACTGAAACTAAACCACAATCAATGTTAATGACATTGCCAGTATCTGTACTTGAAAATGTTTCAAATGCACCGTCCACAATTGTTGTCAACGTATTTGGCACCACAACCACATTCTTGGAGATTTCAGTTCCTGAAACGGCTAAATGTTGGATATTTCGGGTACCTCCAAAAGCATATTGCTCTATTTTAGTGATAGACGCAGGCAGAATAACTTTAGAGAGTGACTGGCATTGATAGAAACAAAAGCGAGGGATAGTTGTAAGTTTCGTATTTTGTCCGAAATCAATTTCTGTTAAGCCATCACAACCCTGGAAAGCACCCTGTCCTATTGTTTCTATGTCTTTTGGAAGGGTTAGTTTCGTTACGTTACAATTCATGAACGCATTCTCTTGTATGGTTTTTACATTCACAAATTCAGCAAACTCATCAAAAGTAAATGCATCACTTACAAGATTTGCAAAAACAGTTCCAATGTCGGTTACGTCAAGTGCCTCTGACTTTGTAAGAACGTTGGGGTCGCTTGCCCAACCAGCGGCAGATGCGACATTCATTACAACTGGGTTAGACTCAATTGAAATGATAACGTCTTCGTTGAGAATGAGAAGTTTGAACGATTTACTTACTGGGGAACCGTTTACAGGGACCACATTAGCAATCAGGTGTATGTTTGCTGATGTTTCTGGTTCCTGCGTACTTGTCGCAACAACGTAGCGGTTTTGATTTCCTGGCACCACACCACAGTTATCATAATCAATATAGGGTGATGACATATTGTCAAACGTCCATTCTACCGTATATGTTCCAGTGGCATCTTTTTCGTCAGGGCCCAAGACCTCAAGGTCATAGAAATATCTATTTTCCTTCTTAATTGAGGATGCGCCACTAATAGTGAGCCCAGTGGATGACATTGGATATGTAGGGTCTTTTACTAGAAGGTTTATTTCGGAAGTGAATTGGTTACTACCCTCCCACCAGTACGTTACGCGTATTGTTAGATTATTATCTTCGCCAGTAATTAATTCTTCTGTAGTAAGCACAGCAGTAGCGTTCTCGCTATCACTTTCAATCGTAACACCTGTTCTGGTGTCATACTCTTCACCTCTCACGATTTCAAATACCACATAGGAATTAGGCTCTCTATTAGGATATATCTCACAAGAATAGTTAACTACTGTGTCTTGTCTGGCGGTAACAACCGTCTTATCGGAATCAATGATAACGAATGGGAGGCGGCATGTTACGAGAACTGGAGGATTCTTTGTTTTGTCAAAGCAATTTACGCCAAATAAATCCTTAATTCTCTGCACGCGCTGTACGGTCTCTTCTCGGGTGTCACCTTGAATGTTATCGCTAATTGTAATGGTACCTCTTAGATTGAAGGAGTCACAATTGTTCTTGAGAGCCTCGAACATATCAAGGTCGTCATAAGTAATAACCCAATCAAAACCTTCAAACCTTACAATTGTGTTTGCTAGTGCGTCATCTTTTTGGCCATACCACTTCTTGAGAATATCAATACTGGTTTCTTTTAATGCGTCGCAGTTCACAATTTGAAGGTTATTAACCTTTGACATGTCGTCATTTTCAAATGCAATCTTATTGGCCGCTAAGTAATTAACGCCGTTAAGAAGAAGTGTATTATAGCAGGCTGGTAATGAAAGTTTCTCCATTCTAGAGCCGTTAGCGAAAACTATTGCCAAAAGGCCACTTCTAAATGCATAAACCTCCTTCACATTAGGGTTCTGGGATAGGTCAAGACTTGTAAGGTTCTCAAAACCTTGCATATCAATATACTCAAGCTTCTCGGCCTTTTCAATACCCGTTAAGTCGCTAGGTTTAAGAGAGCTTGTGCCCCTATTAACTTTTCCTGGTTTACCAAGGATGAGTTTCTTAAGTTGTGAACCAAGCACATCATGCTGAACACCTGAGAGGTCAAGAACCATGAGATATGGTGCAAAGTTGCTGAGGTCAAGTTCTGAAATGTATGGCGTAGCATAAATTTCAACAGGGTCACCTTGAGCAAGTGCCGCCATCCCTCCGTCTTTGACATCAAAGGTTAAATAATTGAATGTTCCGTCGGGTTTTTTAGTAGAAGGTATACCAGTTTGACCATTAGAACGATTGGTAATACCCCAACCATAATTCATGAACTCTGTAGGAAGTAACGTGAATTTTAGAGGGTCGTCACCACGTTCAATAGGGGCATCTGCCTTAAATAGGACCTTCTTATTTTTGTAGTCACCGCTAACAAATTTACTATCAAAATACGTAAAGCGTTTACTTAGCCACCATGCACGATGTGAAGAACGTGGTCCTTGCATCTTACCTAAGTGGTTAAGACCTTGAATTGTATATGATTCGATATATTTGAAATTGGCGTCCTTATTAAGGATTCTTTCGCACCACATGTTTGCTTGCTTTGTGTTAAACATTGTTAGTGCGTTATCATATGTTAATCCAGCAACATAGAGTGCATTATCTATGTCGGAAACAATGGTCATAAACTCGCCATCCGCTTCTAGATTATTCCATAGCACTGAAGAGTGTCCAGCGTAAGCGTAGCCACTTTCATTTGACCACTCGTAAACCTCGTCTCCGACTTTGTACATGTCGCCACTATTGGGATGTATTTCGCCTGTTTTTTGTGCATGAATCAAGTCATCATAGGTGTCATATTCGCCAATACAAGCCGCGGTTTGTGCTGTAGTTGGTTCTGCATATTCAATCCATGAGCCACTGCCTGTGCGGCTATTTCTGTCGATGTCTGGTTTATATACTAGCTGTCCATCATTGTTCAAGCCTAAGATGGTATCGTTATCGTAGTTGATATAGAACCATTTACAGTGATTACCTATTGTTTCCTCGTATTTAACTGTTACGGTTTTTGTTCCACCAGTATCAGAGCCAGATGCGGTGGTGATTGCAATGTATGAAACGGTTCCTTCGGAAGTAAACATACTGTTCTTTACCACCTGGTCAACAGCGCCAAATCTCATAAGGTAGACATAATATGCGGCCATCTTGAAGATGTCAAGGTAGTCCCACTTTTCTTTCTCGAACTTAAGTTTCTGATAGTTCAAGAAGTCTTCATATGTGTTGACAACATAGTTGCCGTTTGCTGCGTAATATTGTTCTGCCTGCTTATAAACGAGGTCTTCGTTATGCCTTGTTTCACCGCAGATGCTAATCGTCATGCCAGGGGTAAAGGCGTCGGATGTTTCCATTGTTGAATGGCACCACGCATAGAACTCCCTGAGGTTTGTAAGACCACCCTTAGTGTCGGCATCGGGGATGTCTTTGTCCACTTCAGGATAACGGAATTCAAATCCCTTATCCCAATCAGAATCAAATTCAGATACATCTGCAATAAAGTTAGTTACCCTGTTTTCGTTCTCCAAAACCTCGACACAGTAGTTTTTGTTTTTAACATCGCCAGCGGTCATTATCTTTTGTGCATATAAAGCAAGATAAGGCTCCTCGGCGATTGTTGCTTTTCCTTCCTGATATGTTTTCGAATATTCATATGCTGTAGGACAAAGCGTAAGAATATAATCCATCTCAGTGAGGGGTTCTGGTGCTTTTTTGCCAACCTTATCCCTTACTGCGGCTTCAAGGGCCTCTACCGTAGCATAGTTTTTCGTTGTTGAGCTCCAGTCATCGGGATGTTCGGCTTTACCAGCTTCGTAGGTGGCTTGGTCTATCTGTTCGTACTCATATTCCTGATAATCAATACCATCTATATCGCAGAAACCATATACAGATTCTGTTGATTTATCGTTATTAAAGTTATATTTTCCGAGGAACTTCCAATCAGTATCGTCCATTGAATAGCGGTAAAATACAACGCATGGGAATCCGTCAACGGTTGTACGAACGTCCATGTTGTTCGTGGGGTCGCTCATGACAACAGCCTGTGCTCTGGTCCTTGAAACGAATTTTCCTTCAAGCGTTGCATCCCTCATTACTTGGTTCCAAAATCTTGCAACACCCGTATTGTGTGATGAAGATGATTCGGCAAAGTCGGCTTTAAATGTCCAGCAGTTAACTGCCTGGGCTTTTCTTTCACCTTCAGAAAACGTACCTTCTAAACCGCTCTTAAATGCGACCTTACCCTTACCAGGTTTGGATGGGTTAATCTCCTGCCCTTCTGGTGAAATTTTGTCTATTGTTGACGTTGTACCCGTATATGTTATAGGTAATGGCCACTCCCCGTATTTTCCTTTAGCCTTATCTTTGATGTAGAGCCTGAGGTTTTTCTTGGGGTAGTTCATTGATGATGTACCCTGGCATGTCATTTGAGGATATTCCACCAAGAAGTTTGTAATAGGGTCTAGGTTGTTGATATATTGGATACGTCTAAGAAGGATTGGTGTACTCTTATCAACAGTGGTAAAACTCATTAAGTTTTCTATGTTATTCCTTGTCTGGTCATAGTCAGTAATGAGCAACATTGGAAGGATACTTGAAATAGCATCCATATCAAATTTACCGCGAACAGCGTAAACATCATTCCTGTCGTAGATTTCCTTCATCTCTTGGAAGGTGTTCCTATATAACATATAATTATTAAGGATGTCGTCCGCGTCAAGTGCGCGATTATAAATGCGTATTTGTCTGATTTTAACTCCAGCTTCAGCGGAACCTTCAATTCTGATGTATTTATCGGCAGCAAAGCTTGATGTTGTCCTATTGTATCCCGCAGCACCACAAGCAGCACCATTTACATATATGTAAATAAGTGGTTTACCTGCGCTTTCGGGGTCAACGACGAAAACAATACGGTTGTTTTCACCGCTTTTGAATTTTGTTGACACACTATTAAGTGCATTATCGTTAAATATTGCTTCAGATGCTGTTAACGTAATACCTGGCATGTTAACGCCGTCATTCTTTATATTACAAATTACAGCGTCATCATTTGATACATTAAATGTAGAGAACTCTATTTCAAAAGTTAAACCGTCGTCCTGTATAGTGCTCGTAAGCGGTTTGCAGTTTACTTCAATTGCATTGTTGTTTGATATGATAAGTTCGTCGTTATTCCATCCAGAGGTATCGTCCCAAGTAAAATTATAAAACGTTGTGCTATAAACTTCACTACCGTTATCATATTCCCATATCTCCCTGTCTTCGGGATTATTGGTCTTACCATTGGCGCGTAAATTAAGAATCAAACCAGCAGTAATTTCGTAAACATTAAGTTCATTCTTCTCAATTGGCGCACCAATTATATAAACAGTTGACTCGACGCCGTCGTTGGCGATGATTTTAATTCTTGTTTCACCGCTGACTGTTGGGCTAACCGTTGCATCCCAAATTTGGCCTTCTTCTACAGAGTTGGTATATGAAACATCCACCTTCTCAATATCTCCGTCTGTATAGCAGACTTGGACCGTTGTGTTGACGTTTGCAACGTTAGGTTTATATACGGCCACTGGAAGATTAAATGAAGTGTATTGTACTACGTCATAAAGAACTGGTGTTAAATATGTTTCACCAGTAAATGGGTCATAACCAATAGGTATTTCAAGCGCAGCAGCAACTATTGGGGTCTCGCCACCGTTTGATACGATAAAATCCCTATAATATGTTGGTGTATAGAAACGTTTTTCGTTTATGACCAACCATGCGCGGTATTGTATGTTGTGTCTGCCTTCGCTAAAATCTCTTGAATTTATACCGATGGTTTTGGTTAAATTTCCACTTTCCTGTCCACCAGGGATTGGGTCGGGCGCGTCTTGTAAAATGCCGTCAACATACCATTCGATAAATTTATTAACGGTCGATGTTCCCGTCACGCCCCAGACGATTGTGAGGGTTGAAGATTTTCCATCGGAGACGTCGTGGACTCTGGCAATATTAATGTTGTCAACTACCCTTAAATTAATTACTTGATAAATAACGGTTGTATTGGCAATAGCGTTACTCGTACCGCCAACCGCATTTATGGCAACAATATTTTGACCTTCTGTTAAATAATTGTCTACTGTAAGCCTGTCGGTTTCGCCTGCTTGCGCAACGTGCGTGACAAATGTCTTTGAGCCGTCGGGGCGAGTAATGGAATAGTTAATGTTAATAACTTCAATAAGAGGATTATCATCTTTATCGAATGTTTCAACTTTAAATACCACTTCATTACCTGTTTGCCCAACCAAAATTGCGTTTGTTGGTTGTGTATGCTCACTATCCAGTGTAATCACAATACGATAGTTTGAATAACTGTTCATCTCAGCAAGTTTAAGTGCTGCGATTTCAGGGTCCATGGGGTCATCATCCTCATGTTCCAGATAAATGTTACATGATTCTTCATCAGCAAAGATATAATATTTACCCTTGCCATTATCGTGGATAAATCCCCACTTACTATCAAGACCGCCCTTAATGAAATTTTCTACACTCTCACCATCGGCAGCGTCATATATAACACCGTCTTTAATAAGTGGTCCACCCCACTTGTCGTGTTTATTTAATTCACCAGAATAGATATTCTTTTTAGCCATTATCTAGTATTGTTTTTATTCATGATTTTTCCAGGCATCGGCATTTGAATATGGAGCAGAGCTCACCCAATAACCCCTGCCGAAGCATGATTTAATTAATTCCCATACGAGCGTTAGGCCGCGATATGCCGCAGTGATGATTTTTTCACCCCTGTAAATACCTTCAATTGGAGTTTCGCCGCGATATATCATTATTCCTCGTATGTATAATATGTTCTATTGGGGTCTATTGTGCCCTCTTCGACCATTGCTTCGTATTCGGCCTCGGTTCCGTACCAATCTTCAACAAAAAACGCAGTAACATCATTATAAGAATATTTGCTCCCAGAGGGGCTGTCATATTCTATAATAAGGTACGAACCCGCAGGATGCAACTCCCCGTCAAGACCAATAAATGCCTCGGCGTGCTTTTCGATTGTAATTGATTTAATGACTGAACCTATTGGTATGTTTTCAATTTCAATTTCGATGTCACTAAGGTGTTTTTCGACCTTACCAAAAGCATCGGCCACTGTGTCTGCCGTGGTAAGGGTCAACCCACTACCTTCTTCTTGGGACTCGGTGTACGCGCTTGAGAGCTTAATATTTTCTCCGCTCGTGATGTTAATCACCTTCCCAGGATTAAGAGTACTTGCGCTTTCGGTTATCATGAAGATACCAGGCGTCTCACTATCATTACATAAAATGATTTCGCCTTCACGCAAAACTTCATCTTTGCCCAAACCGTATTTATTGACCAGTTTGAGGGTGGTGAATGAATTTACGTTTATATCCCCAGGATTTCTATAGTGTTTATTTACTACTATTTTTGTATCAGCCATTGATGTTAATGCATTTTTCAATAAATAGTCGGATAAGCAGAAAACAAAGGCCCATAAATAGGATTAACAAACTATTTATCAATACCAATATGAATAAAAATAAAACAATATTATTAAGAGAAGACCAATTGCATTTGCTAGCGGAAAGGGTATCGTCAATTGTATATCATTTCTGTTCATTTGCTTCCTGTCTTGGTATTTGTAAAGATAACCAATTTATTTTAAGTCATATATCCAGGGGAACCGCTGATGGAAATATTAATAAAACTCGACATTACCTCTCCCTTACCAGACAAAAAAGTCATAAATTAGGGTATTCAACGAATGGAGATGTCCGTATTACTCTTGACGGTGATAAACTTAATCAAAGGTATTCTGGCGGGCCAGTTGACTACTGGGGAAATAGTATGGGCAAACAGGAATATATGAGGCAGGGCGCCGAAAGAGGCCATTATGACCCAACTCAAAACCGTACCGAAAATGAAGACCGAATCTTTTCAAATGACCCAGTAATACCGAACGCAAATTTTTATATCAAAAGGATAGATATATTGCTCCGCCCAGGGCGAGACGGAAATCTTAACCCCAATGAAGTAGCTGTAACCCAAGAAATACTAAAAACTGGCTTTCAGAACGTGACCTTTGTGTATGGCGACGAAGCTTCATTTGATGCGCAAAATCAAAACATAATTAATAACAAAATTTTGTTCATGAATGTCGCACCCGCAGAAAAACATGAACCATATAAATCATCTATTATACGCGCACTTTCAGACCTTCTTAATGTGGTTACGTGTTATGAACACGACAGAAGTCAAGTTTGGCCTGTCTGCAGAAAACTACTAAAAGATTATGGCATTGGTCGTCATCTTGTCCAAAATTATGGGCCTCAATATCTCAAAGACCTTGAAAATGACATGTATTACAAAACCTGGTTTTTAAGTGACGTTTTCGCTAATACACAAAATATGATAGATACCCTAAGGAGGGACGATAAAACGCTCTATATCAGGGGAATGAGGCTTTTTAATGACTATTTAGACAAACGAAATCTCTTTGATTTAAAAGATTTATATCGCTATAAAAAAAATATTGCGAACAAAGCGTCGCGGGGCGAGGTGTCGGGTTTAAATTGGAATAAAACCGCACAAATTCTCGCATTGACCCAACTTGATTATGACCCAGAGGGGCCTTCTAGGGAATATTTCGGTGGCGCAATCGCCGTTGTTAATCCAGATAGAACATCGATTTGGTCTGTAATTCCACAGGAGCGAGAATACTTTGTAAACGATGTTTTGGCGGGTGACCCAGAATATAGCAGTGAAACTGAGGTTAAATTTGAAAAATACTTACAACACATTGTAAAAAGTAATATTTCGGTAACACAATTTATAGACTTTTTATCTAAACTCAAAGTAAACCAAGAGAAGAAGGATGAAATTTTGGGGTGGAGAAAATTCCAAACCATAACCGTTAGCCCATGGAACTATGACCATTGTCATTATTTATCTGATAATGACCAAAAAACCGTTGAGCAAATGCTCAGCGGCGATTAATTGTTGTGTTTTGTAATATCGTCAACGACAATCATGTCATCATCCTCAACTTCTTCGGTTATTACGTCTTTCTCTCCTTTGCTTTCAAAGTATTCTTCTATATGATGTAATATCCAAACAACCCCAGAAGTGAATCCACAATCACATAAAGCCGCAAGCCACCAAAGGTTTGTTGCGCCCAATATAATATTAAAAGGTGTTAGTGCAACTGGTATGAAAAACCAATTGATGAGAGAGCAAAAGAGTCCAAGATTCGCGGGAAAACACATCATGCAAGTGAACATGGTGCCAAAATGGTCTCCAATACGATTGGTTATATATCGTATCCATTCGAAAATGCGAAATGGCCCGCTACCAAAAACAAACATATTGCTTATTCCGTAAGCGGCAATGCAATAACAAAAAATTAAAAACCAATTACTCATCCTTTACCTCCTCGTTTTTCTCTTCATTTTTTTTGGGCCTTCCGCCCCTTCCCTGTATTGTGCCAGTTGATTTTTCAATAAATGGGGGCACGTTGTTTGGGGTGTTTATTTCAGGATTTGAAAATATCAGTTGTAAGGTTCTTAATTTTTCAATATCATAATCTTCGTTCTCGAAAATTTGTTGCAAGTCTTTTACCTTTTCATTAAAAAGCACTGCTTTTTCTTGTGCTTCTCGATTAACCTTAACATTAAAGTCAACTGCATTGAATATTGCTTCAAATCCAACGCTCATTTTACCCCAAAAGTAAGTGAGACCGTTCTCATGCACGCATTCCACGCCATACTTCTCGGTGGTTCGATTGTCAAGAACCCATGACGGGGGGAATACAGTAGTTATGTAAATGAAATCACCTTCTTCGGTGTTAGCTACTTTCATTTCACGAAAGTATTCTTTGATGTTTGCTATTCTTTGTGATATATCTGCCATAATAAAAAACCACCATCTTTTTATAGAAAGATAGTGGCCTATGTGATAAAAATCAAGTTATTAATTATATCTTACTAGAATTGTTAAGCAAAATGGCAAACTTATTAGCGTATTTTTGAACAGCCCTGGTGATTGTTTCCGAATCCAAAGGTTCTGAGTCACAATATTCAATTCCAAGTGCACCAATAATGGTTTCTTCACCATAAAGGGCATCAATTGTAAAATGATTTACCCCATCACCCTTAATTCTATAATAAAAAACTTCGTCAACCTCTTTTAAATTTTCAATATCGCCAGACCAATAATTGGTCTTATACAAGAAAGTGCAAAAACTATATCTCTGAAGTCTAACGTTCTTATATTCGTCCTCCAAAAGCGTCATACCACTTCTCGCTGATTCATATGTCATATCCACATATAGAAATGGCAGACTGGTTAAATTTGAACCTCCATTATGTGCTTCAACGATAAATGTTCTGTCGGCATTAAGTGTCACGCGCAATTCAAGGAGGGCTTCTCTAATTTGAGGGTCATTTTTGATACGTTTATCAACGGCCTCCTGATGTTGTCTAATTTGTACTTTTTGAATTTCATTAAAGATTAATTGGGGCTTAAAGGCAACTACACCTACGGTGATTGTTATGAACAATAACATCAATGCGCTAATTATCTTACCCAGGCCATAATCTTTCTGCAATTTAAGAAGGCGCTCAAGCCATCCTATGACGTTCCCGCTATTGTTGGAACCAATTGGTACTTTTTCTTCGTTTGCCATAACTTTTATTGCGGTTTAGTCTTTTATTTGCATATTGTTCCTGGCGCTGTCAAGAGTTTTTGTGAACGCCCCGTTACTCTCATTAAGTCTCTCGTCACCAGTTGAGTTTTTGAAATACTCACCAGAATTATAATTGAAGAGTGATTTCATTCTGTCAAGAGACTCGTTGAATCTCTGCTTGTCTTCGTGTTCAAGAATGTTTGCCTTGTTATCAGACCATTCAATAAGATACTGATTTCCGTTCTTATCCTTCATGCGGAAAACGCACCCCTCATTTTTGAAATCATCAGGAATACGTGAAATCATGTGACCTTCTGTTAAGAATGCGGTTTTTTTGAAGAAAACGGTCTTCACCCTATTCTCGTTAACATATCCGCCTTCACGCTTGAAATATTCCTTTCCACCTGGCCTGTGATATATGGCATCACTTTTAATACCCGTGGAATTGACGATTTCTTTATTTGCTTTTATTTTGTCATCGGATTTCTTGATTGCGTCATAAAACTTCTCGTTTGTTTCGCGCTCCCCAGTTTTCTCAATATCGTTTTCTTTCTCGTCTTTTGACGAATAACCTTCTACATGGGCCTTCTGTTGCTCTTTCCACTCTTTCCCTGGGTCAAAATCAAAGTCAGCGTCAAGCGTGGTTCTGTTCCAATCACGCTTTTCGTATTCTGCAGTTTTGGGGGCTTCTAATTCTTTTCCATAATGTTCTTTGGAAATAGATTTTGCGTCTTTATAGGCCTTGTCGTTAATCTCTTTGTTTTTGCTTTCCACTTCAGGCCCGAATTTGGGCTTGAATTCATTGGAACTTGCCTCCCTGATAAGAGATTTTAATTCGCCTACGGTGTAACTTGTTTCCATGTTTTTATTTTTGTTTTTATATTATTAAATAGTTTATCACATCGAAACTAGCGAAGAATATTATTCTTTATTTCCTCAATGTGTGAATTTATATAATTCCTAATTTCTTTGTCAAACAATGAGCCAGGTTTTACTTTAATATCTTTATTACCATTTGAATCACCCTTAACAGCGTATTCTATGTTTCCGTTGTTATCAAAGAAAACTATGTTAAAGAATCTGCCATCTGATGAATAAGGGAGGTCGCTATGACCAATCCAAATCTCATAACCGCTGGGGCCCTCCATTTCACTTTCGGCAAGACTGTCCCTCTGGCTTTCATAAGTATCGTCTGGATTTGGACCGTCCCATGAACCATCATCGTAGCTTTCGTCCTTAAAATATTCAGAATACTCACCTTCCCTGAACTCTTCAAGGTCGTCATCGTTGCTTATGTAACGTATGGTATTGCAAGCGAATTCATATGCTTCAAAGACATTTTTATCCTCTTCGTCTTCGCTTGAATTTTTTAACATACTTGCTTTTGTTTCAAGAGATTTTAATTCACTCTCATTTAGAATTTGGCAATCATCATAATCATCAGGGCCAGCGCCAGACAAGCCTCCGTTATAGTGAATACTAAACGGAATTAGGGGATTCAAGCCGACCTGTTTTAACATTTCTAAAACCCAGGCTCCGTCGAGCCCAAGATTGTCAACAATATAACTAACAATGTCGATTTTTCCGTCAAATGATTGGGCGCCATGCTCGGTTCTCATTTCAGCCAGCATCTTTATGGTCTTAGCAACCATTTTCTTTATATCACTTTCAGTAATTTGTATCTTTGCCATATTAATAAGGTTTGTATCCGTAATTTCTGGTGTAGCCACCGTTTATTTGCATTCCCCTCCAAAGTTGTGCCCAATATAATTTCTCGAGCTCTTTAGGGTCTGGGTTATATTTCTTCTTTTCTTCCTCAATTTTTTCATTGTAATCAAGGACATCTTTAATTACTTCTGAATTGAGGGCTTGAAATCTATTCTCCATTATTGTTTCCTCCTTGCTCCAATCTTTTTCTTATTTTCGCTAAGATTTTTGTCTTTCAAGATGTTTTGGTCGTCAAGGCTTGGGTCGTCGCCTTTCGTTTCAAGACCAGGGGCATCAAACCCAAAATCTCCAGCTGGGGTATTCATAACTGCAGGTGCGTCTTCTGCTAACATCTTTTTGACATACTCAAACTGTTCTTCGTTCATAAGGACGGTGCGAGTTATGGGCTTTTCTGTTAAGGGAGCAACAAACTGGCCAGCGTCGGGATTATTGCCACCGCCTTGCATACAGCCAGCACAATCAGTCTCATTGACTTTCTTATCCAGTCCACCGCATTTTTTGTATTTTTTATCTGTGTCCATTGATTCAATATCTTTTATCATTTGTTCCTGATTACCAAAAACCTGAGGAACATAATTATTTTCATTATCATTAACATAATTCGCCCATCTTTCTGTTATATCACCAGGCTTTCCTTGAGCAATAACCTTTTCGTCGCTATTACTAAAGGGTGGGGGTGTCGAACTTAACAGTAGTGCATCGAAATAATTTAAATCTTCATTTATTGGGCAGCCTTCCACTATATTACTTTCAAAGAGATTAATAAATAAATCTCTCATTTTCTTTTTGTAATCTTTGCGCGGTAACTTATATGTCACGACAAACATATCTTTACCATCATCACCCGTCTTAATTTTCTCAGTACGTAATAAAACGGCAGATTCTTCATCATTCTTGTCAGTACGCTTTAAGAGTGATGAAAGTGCTTTTTCATCATCTAGGCCATAACTTTTCAGATAATCATCAATATGGGCGGTGAGTGGATTAGTGAGTAACTGTTTCATATACGATTCCATGTGAGAAATGAAACCGTATCGTGTTATTGGGTCTTTGAAGTACCTTTCGTTTAGTTGCTTTTTATCCATTATTGCCTAATGTCGTGGTCGTAAATGCCGTTTTTCTGCCAGAGCGTCCTAAAGAGATTTTTAACAACATCTGCAGCAACATTCTTAACACGACTTTCAAAGTCTTTATCTTGCTTTATGAGGTTGCGCACAATTTTAGTAACTTCCTCCTTGGATAAATTTTCCTCCTGGAGGATGCTTCTTAATTGTTCTTCATTTATTAAAACTTTCTTGGACATTCCTTTACATATTTTATAATAAATAGTCTTTTTAAGATAAAAAACAACGAAAAAGCCGCCCCGAAGGACGGCAAAATAATGATAAATTAGCTAAATTAGAGTCTATTTTGTAGGGATTGTCCCATGCGTTCCAAATCAGCCGCTTCGCTATTCCATGCGTCCCTCCAATTATTGTAGAACCCAAAGAGTTTGTTCAATATTTGAAGATTATCTTTGCTTAGGATTAAGCCATCAGACCAGATAAAACAACCGTTGCCCGTGTTTGTTTTCAAAACAAATTGCCATTTAAGGTTGTTTAAGCAAGGAATAATTCCCCCAAAGACAAGATTTCCTGTCTCTGGCATATAAATTAAGGGACTGCTTGCGACATCTTCGTCGGATGGGTCGGAAAATTGCGCTCCGCCCTCGACGGATACTCTAAATTCTTCTATTTGACTGGATAGGACGGACTGCCCAAACACAGGGTCGTCGGTTATCGCAATGGCCTTGGGCTCTTTACTATCAGAAGAATCTTCTTTAAGTATTTTTTTATTTTGATTTGTTTGATTACCTTCCTGAATACTTCTAATAGTATTCAGCATTTCCCTTGTAATGAGTGAACTGTCCTTTTCCATAATAATTACCAATCTTGAACCATACCATTCCAACTATTGCTTATTTGCATGTTGGAATACTTTTTCGCCACTTTTTCGACGTTATTTTTAATTTTTTCAACCTTTGCAATTTCATCTTTAATGATTTGCTCGGCGTTTTCTGGGTCGCTCTCGAGTTTCTGCTCTAACTTATCCTGGGATTCCTCAAGTTCTTGGTTTGCATTGGCAAGTTCTTGCGCCTCGTCGATTGCCTCGGTTGGTACCTCGCCGTCGTTTGCTGGTTCCAAGTTCTCAATTTCCTTAAGAGCATCTTCAATTGCTCCTTCTACCTTTTCTTCTGTTTCTGCAGCATCGCTTTCTTGTGTGCCCTCGTTTTCAATTCCGTTATTAACTTCGAGATTGTTTTCCTGAAGTTCTACTTCGGGGCTGTTTTGTGCAGCTTTGCTTGTTTTACCATTTCTAGCCATAAAATTGTATGTTAATTATAAATAGTTATTAATGCCGAATTATTATATGCCGCAGCACGCATTTTGGTGAGGGCTTTTTCGTTAATTTGGCGTATTCTTTCTTTAGTTAAACCAAGGTCCGCGCCAATTTCCTCTAAGGTTTCCGTTTCACCTCCATTAAGTCCATAATATCGACTTACGATTTCCTTTTCTTTGTCGTTGAGCACTCTCACGAGGTCAAGAACCGTTGATGCTCTTTCTTCTTTGTCTGCCTGGCCATCTGTATATATATACGACGGTTCTACCACCTTTTCGTTGGTTTCGTCGCTAATAAGGGGTTCCTCGTAATCCTGTGGATAATCCTCCGTATTGTTTTTATTTCTTTTTTCGATTGCCTCCAAGATAGATTGTCGAATCCACCACACTGAGTAACTGATTAATTTATTTCCCTTCTCAGCCTTGAATTTTTTTAGGGCCTTTATGAGGCCGTAATTTCCCTCTGCTACCAATTCGGAGTAAGATAGTCCCCTACCTCTATATGCTTTCGCTATATTTGCAACAAACTTTAGATTTGATTCGATAAGTTTGTTCCTTGCATTTAAATCGTTATTCTTTTTATATTTTCTCCAGAGTCTCTGTTCTTCTAATCGCGTTAAGGGTGTTGAATTTGCGATTTCCTGATAATAGATTTGTGCGCTTCTATCGAAGTCATCCACAAATACCTTTTTCTTAATAGACATTTTTAAACCATAGGCTTTAATTTTTATTGTTAAACGAAAATAAACTTTAATCTTTTACTTCAATATGGCTGACGTGATTTTGTTTTACAACAGTTATAACCCTGTTATGCCACTCGTACACTGCCTTAAGATGCGTTATCTGCAAAATAAACGCATAATTTTCTGCTATTTTATCATACAAATTCTTCATATTCTCATAATTCTCTTCGGCAACGCCCCCAAGAATCTCGTCAAGCAATATGAACGGTGGTTTTGAAAGTGCTGACATTTTCCCTAATACGACACGTAGAGCTAATGCTGCGGCTGTTTGTTCAAAGCCTGAACCTGCGGCAAGGCGTTCACGTACGCCGTCGCTGCAAATAAGAGTGAAATCAACATCATTTTTTTCGTTAATTTCAACTTCTACGGTAAAGTCGCATACGCCATCAAGCAAACGTTTTAACTCACTATTAATAATAGGTAATGCGTTTCTGAGAACCATTTTAGAAATACCGTCTTTACCAATAAGCATGAGATAAATTTTCCAATTTTTTTCTATCTCAACTTCTTCTTTGATTTTATTGATAATAACATTCCTGTCAACAATTTCTTTCTTGTAGGTTTCAATGTCTTTCTTGAATTCTACAATAACCTCATTCGCGTTATTTCTAATATTTGTTTCAGTAGTAATATTTGTTTTTAACAAATTAAGTGAGGTGTCAATTTTATTGTTGCTTTCAATTGCCGCTTTATTATCCTGTATATCTTTTTGGAGTTGCCTTTTCTCCTTATATTCAATGCGTTTGTTCCCGATTTCGACCTCGAGTTTGGATATAAGTAGTTCTAACCGATTTTTCTCATTAAATTTAGCACGTTCAATATCCATTTTACTAATCTCTTCTTCGAGGCTCTTCTTTTGTTCATTGATTTCTATACCACGGTCAATGAGCTTGTTGATTTTCTTTTTATTCTCCTCAATCAAAGGAGTATTATCAACATTATCGTATCTGCGTTTGCAAACAGGACAAAACTCGCTATTCTTGAGATTGTTATTTGTTTGTTTGAGGCTCTCTATATTGGATTTAATCGTGGCTATTTCTGTGATGAGGGGCTCTTTGGCATTACACTTTTCTTTATATAAAGCCTCGGAGAAATTAACTTCTCCAATCTGAGCGACTTCTTTCTCGTAGCCTTCTTTCTCTGCGGCTCTAACTTTGCCTGTCTGTACAAGGCGGTTAATTGCCTCTTCTAATGTCACAATATCGACCTTAAGCAGGTCTGCCTTAATTTCCTTTTTGGCTGAAAGAAGGTCTTCTTTGGCCTTGTTATATTCCTCCAATTTGTCGTCACACTCCTTTACTCTTCGGGTGTTTTTTGCAATTTGGTTTTCCGCATCTTCTATTCTCGCCTCATATTGTTCGATTTCTTGTTTGAGTGTTTCGGTGTTATACCTGTTGACATAGCGGTTGACGCTTATCTCTTTATTCCATTTTTCTCTTGCTTTTACATCCTTGTCCTCTAGTGGGAGTAAACCAATCCATCTTGAAAGAAGTCTGCCCCTGTCGGTTTCCTTTAGTGAAATAAGCTGTTTGAGGTTATCCGAATTTGCGGAAATAACTAAGTCAAAGTCACGTTCGTTACCGATAGCCTCTTTTATTGCTTGCGTGGTTTTTACATTGGTTCCTTCGTTTAGGTTTTCGTTGTCTTCCAATACTTCAGAAGTTCCATCGGGGAGCATTCTGAAATATTCAATTTTTTGGGTTACTGGCCTATTTTTTCTTGATGCTGCTGGTCTCGTAAGAGTTCTTCTGATAACATAATCTTCACCGTCAATATTTATACATCCCTCAACTTTGAGATGCGTTGCTTCGTTTAGATGATTATTAAATAAATCTTCAAGTGTCTTTGCTTTACCAGAAGAGGTTTTTCCAAAAAATAGAAAGTGGAGTAAGTCATAAGCAAATGTTGATTTTCCGCCCTGGTTTGCGGGTACGCTGTTGAGAAGAACCAGTCCGTGTAAATCAGTAAAATCAAAATGATTATTCTCTCCATATGAAAGAAAATTGTCCCAATCCAGCCACTTTAAGGTGTATTTACGACCTTTTTCATATGAATCGTAATCTATAAGACTGTTTATTTGGCTATCAATCTTAAGTATTTCATCCAAATTATAATCTTCTATTCCATGCTCTTTGAGATATGGTACAAAAAGCTGTTGTTGGAATTTCGGGTCCTGGATATTTTGTATTGTTTCATTGTTAAGAGCGACTTCCCCCTCAACATTTGTCGTAATAAAATTGGGCAATACTTTGATGTGAGAGACTGGTATCCCGTATTTTTCAGCAAATTTTGCTCTTATGCTTTGTTCTTTCTCGTCAGAATAGTTTATAGATTGAACATTCCAGACAATCTGCACCTCACTGTTGGTGCTTATGTTGACTTTTGTTTTTCCCATTAATTTAATCTTGTAACTTTCTTATTTCCATTTCTTACCGTTGTGTAAGTGGTCCCTTCGTTTTTCTGCTCCTCTTTGGGGTCAACTTCTTTAACTTCTTGCGGAATATTATCCGCAATTTTTGCGGTTACTTCTTTTACCTCTTCAGCGGATGGCCCCAAAACTAGCTTAGTAAGCTCCTTGTTGGCGCCAAAATATGCGTCTTCACCAATAATGTCGACAACCTCTTTGATGGCTTTTTCCGCCCTCTCGCCAGGGGAAACCAAGTCCTTAGCTGGTTCCAAAACGAGCACGTCACCCCTTGCTTCAAATGGTGTTGCGCCAAACTTTTCAATTCTAAATGCCTTCGATAATAATGTTTCTACAAAAAAATTAAGTTTAAGCTCGTTAAGGGTGCAATATTCCTTAATTTCATTGTATAATTTCCTGCTAATTGAGACTGTATGTTTTTCGTTGTTACTCATTTGGCTCAAATGTATGTTTTTTTTCTGAGAAAAACAAGTGACTTTTAAGTTTATTTGTTTATTTTTTAAAAAAAAAGAAGAATGGAAGAATCTACTATCTACCCCCGAATAATCCTAGGTCTTGATATCAGCACTGCTTGTATTGGGGTTTCAATTGTACTTGACGACGGCAAAAGCGATTTGCCGAAAATATTAAAAATAACCCATGTATCACCCAAAATCCCAAACAAGATTAAGGGCATGGAGGCGTTGTTCCTCAGAAAAAAGCTATTCAAGGAGCAGTTTATCCCTCTGCTGAAGGATTATAATATTACTGACGTTGTTGTGGAGGAGCCATTGCTTTCTTCTAATAACGTCAACACTGTTGCTACGCTTTTAAGATATAACGGCATGATTTCTGATGCTATTTATGAGACCCTTGGCGTTGTTCCGACAACAATTTCTTCTTATGATGCCAGGATGTACTCTTTTCCTGAGCTTGTTTCTCTCAGAAAATATAATAAACGCGGGGAGGTCTATCCTCTTAAACATATAAAGAGTGCCATTAACGCTGGTAACATTGTTCTTTTCGGGGCATATCCTTTCGATATCGATAAAAAAACCGTAATGATGAATATGGTAAATGGTGTATATAAGGATATAGAATGGATTTACAATAAAAAGGGTGAAATTAAGAAGGAAAATTATGATGCCTGTGATTCTCTTATATGTGCTTTAGCATATGTCAATATTAATCATCACGGTATAGAAGCCCCTGTCATCGCTAATAATTCATTTGAAGAAGGTGATACTCAGTACATATTCACATATCAGACTAAAATTTGGGATAGGATTTACGATAAGAAAATCGTCATAGATAAAAATGAATTAACAAAATAGAGAATACTTTAAATAGTTTTTGTTTCCGTCATTCTTTTTTGGAAGAATGGCGGTTTTTTGTCTATGTTTTCACTGTGGGCGACTATTTATTGAGAAATAAGATAAGAAAAGAAAATCGACATGTCACAAGGATATACGTACAATGCAATAGCAGAACATCCCATTATCCCAGAGTTCGATGACAATGAGACTAAGTACAAATGGAATGGTGCTCTTCTCAATCTTTCGGACTTGCCTGTTTCTGACTATACAAAAACAATTTACAACATCGCTGGTAGTGTCACAAGTGAAACTGAGGTTGTTACAAATACTCTCTCTGTCTCTCTTGAAAATACGGGTGATACTTATGAACTCGTAGTTAACGCACAATATGCCCCTGAAGCAGATATTACAGTCAGACTTACGGTTGAAGGTGAGTCTTCCCCTGTTGAGGTTGTTCTTAATAAGGGAAGTTTAAGTGCTAAAACGGCTCTTTCTATACCTTCAAGTGCTGCAAGGCCTGGTTTATCAAACGCAAGTGTCTCCCCAAGCAAGGATAACACGTATACTTATCAGGTTGCAATTGAGCAGATAATTACTGATAAATTTAAAGTTTATTTCGGACAGTTTTACGAAGATGAGCTTGATGATATGCAGAACCTTATCCCTGGTATGAACAGTGATATGGTTGATACCGCAGGCACTAACATGACATTTACAATTCCCGCCGTTGATTTTACTTTTACATCAACGACCCAAATGGAAGAATTCAAATATGGTTTGGTTATTGCCATACCTAAACAGATTTATGAAGGAAACCAATATTTCCTCGCTGAGCAGCAAACTCCAGGTATAAAGGAAGAAGGATTCATCTTCAAAGAGAACGACGTGATTGATGGTGTTGAATATTCCGTTTTATGTAGAGTTGGTGATGGTCTTGAATTTGTACCTAATGACGTAGCAAGCGGTGGTGGGGATATAAATTATGTGTTTATCATAAAATATGTTAAGTAAAAAAACAAGAATAAGATATGGCAATAGTTACAAACTCTAATCAAATTAAATACGGTGGACCTAAGTACCTTGACCCAAAGCATGACCCCGTTGCAAACGTAGAGAGCCTTCCTAAGAGCCTAAGAGATGTTTTTGAGGGTATGACTCTTACGGTGCTTGACAGTGGAGACGGCACGCCTAAGGATTATTGGTATATTGGAGGACAGTGGGTTGTTAAGAGTGCTGGAGGTTCTGGTGCTTCTTATACCGCAGGTCAATACATCGACATTACTAATAACGAGATTTCGGTTACTGGCATAACCCCCGATGATTATGCTAAGAAAACTGATGTTGCCGCAGATATCGCCACTGCAAAGGCGGGCGCAATTTCTGAAAGCGAAGCATGGGTTGAATCTCAGGGTTTCTTAAAAGAGGTTCCTGCAGAATATGCTAAAACGTCCGATGTTGCAACCTCAATTACTGCCTCTGAAAATGAACTGAAATCTTGGGTTGGCGAGCAGGATTTCGCAACCGAACGGGATGTTGAGGGGAAAGCCGATGCAACAGCAGTCACCGAAGAGATTGCAGCCGCAATTGCGGATGAGGTGGCCAGGGCAGAGGCTGAATATGCTAAAGTTGAAGATATTGCAACCGCAATAACGGAAGCACAAGCAGAAGCGGTCAGCGCCGCCACGGCTTGGACCGAAGAACAAGGATACTTGAAAGAGATACCTTCACAATATGTAACAGTTTCTGAGCTCAATAACGAAATCAGCGATGCTAAAGATGAAATGTTTAGTGAAACGACTGTTTGGGTTGAAGCTCAGGGCTATTTGAAGGAAATACCTTCAAACCTTGCAACCAAAGCCGAAGTTGCTAGTGCTGCCACAGAAGCTGTTGCTGAAGCCAATGCATATACCGATGCAGCTGTGAGCGCAATAACAGTTCCTGAATATAGTTTAAGTAGTGTAACCCCCACACCAGGCTTTGCGTCTACTTATGGTCTTATGAAGGACGGAAGCGCAGTTACGGGTTCTGCTCTCATCAATATTCCTGATACTGCGGGTGCAACAATAAAAAGTGCGATTACAACCGACATTACTATTGGTTACGTGAGCGCTGGAACTTCGTTTGCTGCTGGCACGACAATTGAATCGATTCTTAGGGCAATATTTATTAACGACAGTCCTGTTGCGGTTGGATATGCTTATTATGGCTCACTTGTAACGCCTCTTGACGAAACGACTGGCATAACCGCCGAGAATATTAAAGCATATTTAAGCCACTCAGAAAGTGCTGCGTCAACGACTCCTTGGAGATTCCGTGTAAATGAGGGTGATTATCAGATTATTGTTGCTGCGCCATTATCATTCACTCTTGACGATGCGAACGACATAACAAACGCCATTCCTTATTATAACGAAATTTCTAATAATGGAGCACCGAAGAAAACCCTAACCATTGACGGTATAGATTATGGCGTTTATTACTGCACCTTCCCCGTTGAAATGACAAGATTTATGATGGAAATAACACTTATAAACGCTTAATTGAACTATGGCAAGTTATGTAGAGACTTTTAGAACAAAAATTGGACAGCCCGCTGTTTATCAAAGATTGAGTAGTAGTCCGCTTGACAGAAGTTCAATGTTTTCTGCTCTCACTGACGCGCAAGAGTATGCCAAGGGTGAGTATATTGCACCAGGTGAAAGTACTCCTGCACCACACGATAGTAGAAAATTGGCTGGAATGTCATATATTGGGCAAATTATTACCGTCTATGAAAATGACGTGGTAACTGCTTATCAGATTGATTACAATAGGGAGTTAAAGATGCTCGGCGGCGGAAGCGTCGACTGTGGCGATTATTAATCAAACCTAAACTTAAGGCTGGGGCGGCAATTTTTTTGCTGCCCCTTGTTTTTTAAAAAAATTAACACTATCTTTGCGGCATGAGACAAAGAAAGACATATTACGAGGCACTCTTCGAAGAAACGCCCGAAGAAAAAGCTTTATGGGAAAAAATTGACAAGGAGAGGGCTGACTATGAAAAAACCCCCGCTTATATTGAACACACGAAAAAAATTGAGAAACTTTTTGATGAACTTAAAAACGCCAAAAAGAAGCATCGTGAAAATGTCCGTCAAAACTATGAGCGCCCAATACGAAAACCCTTAGAGAAAATAACAGAATATAAGCCAAAACCAAAACCAAGGCCAGAATCTGTTCAAAAATTACTGGATGCTTATTCTTGTTTAGATAAGCACGAGAAGCAGCTCTTTGGTATTGGCCTGCATGCCCTGAGTGAGGAGTATAAGGATTATGAAAACCCAATTACAACGAAAAAGGATTTGTCTGAACTTCTTGAAATCCTCGTTCAAACCACAATTGATTTTATCAATGAGCGCGATTTGACCGATATTTATTCTATTTCATTTGGCGCGGATGATTTGAATACTTCTGCAAAACACGGTGAATGGACTTGTGCTACCGACGCAAGTATCTTCGCATATGGCCTTGGTGACGAGGAAATTAATGGGAAAACTGTAAAAGGTTGTCTCCAAAAAATTGGGCATTATATGTAATATGGATAAAGATATAAAATTGTTAATAGTTCCTGACGTACACGGCAGAGATTTTTGGAAAGCCCCTGTGAAAGAAAATCTTGACAAAGAGATTATCTTTCTTGGGGATTATCTCGACCCATACCAGAGTGAGGGTATTTATCCTCGGGATGCTCTCGTAATGTTTTACGAAATTCTTGAGCTTGCTAAAACGCATTCAAATATTGCGCTGCTTCTTGGTAATCATGACGCTGGCTACTGTCTCAGTCCTAGAATTTGTGAATGCCGCCATGATTGGGAAAACCATGAGGAAATACGTCAACTATTCGAGAATAACCTCGATTTATTTAATCTTGCTGAGAAACGTGTTATAAATAGAAAACACTTCCTATTCACGCATGCGGGAGTAAACCCCGCATGGGTCCAATATGAACCTTTTTTCGGAGGAAGAATCAAACCAACAGCAAAACAGTTAAACCGTTTACTTCATAATCCTCAGGATGCTGATTTTCGTGGTTTGGTTAGAGCGCTCGAAACAGTATCCTATTATCGTGGGGGCTATGAGGGGTATGGGAGTTTGCTTTGGGCCGATGTTCGTGAATTTTATAAAAATAATGAGATTCGAAACAAAAAAACAATTCAAGTTGTTGGGCACACCATGTTAAATAATGTTGCCTTGCGATTTGGTGATATTTTTTACTGTTTGGACTGTCAGCAAGTATTCTATATTGATAATAAAGGAATAATAAGGTATTATAATACCGATGATGAAATCACTAAAGTTAAATGAAACCATTTGATAGTCCATCATTAACAGGGTTCACTTCTCGCTGGGGGCGCCAATGCTGGGAAGAAGCATTTGCTATAGAAGAATACAGTAACTCCTATTACGACATAGTATATAGTGGTTTTGGGTTTTTATATGGCAACAACTTTTACAAGGTTACACGCCATGAGGCAAGAAGTGATTTTAAAAATGAATAAAAGGGACTCTTGTGAGCCCCTTTTTATGTATTTGTCGAAATTCTTGTGACTTTTCTTCTATCCCATCCTGTAAAGGCGCAGAGCTCATCGATGATTTTTGTGGTTCTTAAAGACTTACCAAAATAGCCTCCAGTAAAGTAAATTTGTTTATATTTATCCCTGGTTGCCCACTCTTGAAGAAGATTATAAAATCTAATGGCGTCTCCCCTTGTTTTACAAATAACCAAGTTGATGCCAGCATAATCATCCTTTATTATTAACTTATTATTATAAACAGATACGCGTTTTATGTCATATCTTCCATTTATTTGGTTTATAAGCAAATTTTCATATACCCATGAAAAAGTTTTTCTTGAAACTCTTGGGTCATAACCATATACCCAAAAAGTTTCTTCTTCCTGAAATTTGAATTTATCAAGAATAGCCCACCTCTCGCTACTTGTTTTATGCTCGACCAATTTACCATAATCATTCCTTAAGAGCGAAGTCTTTAATTCGCCGTGTGTTTTTTCAAGTATGAGATACTCATCGACGGAATCTTCGACCTTTCTTCCTGTTATTGATTTTCTTGGAAAAACAACTTTTTTACTTTCTTCGAGAAGTTTATTAACTTCCTCATATGCCTTTTCTATTGAAGGAAAGCTCCCGATATAGCCAGTTTGTTTTCCGTTTCTGCAGGAAATAATCTTATAATTCCACCTATTATAGCCTTTGTATATCTTTGGCGGTAATTTCTTCTTGGGGCCTCTTTTTTTCTTCCTCCCCCTCTTTTTCTTCGTCATAATTTTGCTTTCTCCAAATTCTTTTGTACATTTGTACGTACTTATTAAAAAATAACGTTTTTTAACTAACAAATCAATATATTAGTATGAATAGAAAACTTACTGAAGCTAGCCAGGAGTATGTTGACCTGGTAAAATCTGTTGCTGAGGAAATCGGTATTGGACGTTATGTCGAGATGAACGTTTTCAACATGATTAAGTCATCTAAGGATGTTATCAAGGTTAAGAAGACCTCCGAACCCCTCGAGGTTAAACTCGACGGCGAGGATATGATTGACGTCTATATCTACGAAGAGGCGTTCGACCTTGTGGAAGAATCCACCAAGAGGTTCTGGATTGAAAACGCCCTCTGCCAGGTCGCCTACGACATGGAAAAGGGTAGAGTTATTATCGGTAAGGAACCGACCATTACCGCACCCCTCGGCATCCTTAATAAGTATAAGGATGAAGCCGTTAGGCAGTTGGAACTTGCCAGCCTGACGGTTCAACAAATAAATGATGCCCTGAAACAGAAAAAAAAGGAAGAACGGCAGTCTAAGAAGAAAGAGAAAAAAAATCAATAAACAAAAAGCGACACCCTTGGTGCCGCTTTTATCTTAAGTTAGTGGTAGTGGTGAAAATCCATCTCTATCAACTTTAAAACCTTTATTATTAATGTTGGTTGCCGTTATTCCTGTGTCGGTCATTTCGAGAGTATAGCCACCAACGGTTACCCTAAAATTGGTGTTACCATTATTATCCAAATAATATTGCAATAAATTTGTACCAATTGTCTTAACCTCGATTCCGTTGGAGCCAATTACCACGGTGGGGTAAGCTGACTCGGGTGTTATATCTCGCCTTATTGTAAATGGGTAGCTACTTAATTGTATTGACGTGGATGCGCTAGCCTCTCCGCCTTCACCATATAACTCCACTGCACCCACTGTTGCGCGTATTGACACCGTAATAGTAATCTTTCCATCACTTATTTCCTCAAATTTTGCCTTTAACGGAATCGAAAACGACTTGCTCGTAAAATTACTGATACTACCTACTACTACATTATTTAACTTGATTGTTCCTTCTGTTTGTCCAGTAACATTTTGACCCTCGGAGTTAAAAGTGCTTCCAATACGTATCTCGGGGTCACTTCCGCTCATCCACAAATCTCCGCTTTCTTTATAAAGCGAGTATTCCCAGTAAAGTGAGACGTGCCCTGTTTCACCGCTATATTCTCCGCGCCACTTATAGGCTACAGCCGTATTCGATATCCATGTACCTTGTCTGGATAATTCCCCGCTTCTTGAACCGATTTCTGCGCCTTGTACCCAATTTTCGTTTACCATTCCGCCTATGGTATTTGTTATTGACGTAGTTGAGGCTGTGGTTATTCCCACCTTTCCTGATGAAATATTTATTACAGCCCTTGAATTTCTATCATTTAAGCGCAAATAATTGTCATTTTTTAATGTAATATTACCGTCCAGTGTTGCATTATTAATGCTGGCATTATTCATGTTTGCATTTTGTGATACAAAATTTCCGCTTGTGTCGACAACAAAGTTACCATTACCAATTGAAAGTGAACCACCGTTGATTGTTGCACCTGTAATTATACCACCATAAATATTACTACCTGTTATGGTACCTTTTATTTCTGCACTATTTGTTTTTATGTGTCCGTCTTCATATATAATAGTGTTGGCAGATACGCTGACTCGGCTTTCGGGCCCCTCATTTTTAATCCTTATTATTTCCCAATCGCTGAAAACAGCTCCGTCTTCCGATGTTGTCGTCGCCATCCATATAGCCTCGGCTCCTAAAAATTCTAGTGGCGTATGGAACCAGTTACTCTCTGCCGCTTCGGCCCACCAATCATTTATGAAATCGTTGGCTGCAGCTTCATTAAAATTGGGTGGTATTGGGGAATAGTCTTCAAGCCAACAAAATATACTACACCTATACCCCGCGCTACCAGTCTGCCAGGTTTTCTGAATGGCTGGCCAAGAGGCGCCTCCTGTAGTCCTATCATCTCCGTAGAAAGTTTTATTTGTAACATATACTATTACTTCATTAACGTCCACGGCTTCACTGCTGTCAAGTTTTGGGCTGTCCATCCAAGTAATAACGTGGGTAAGGTCTTGGACCACTCCGCCAGCCTCTTCTCTATAAAACGTTCCCGTTGGGAGGGGGTTGTTGTAGGTTCCGCCAGTTACGAAATAATTGCCATCATCAAGATTGTGTATGTCTTCTTCCTCTCCTTCCTCCTCATCTACTGGCCTTATTTTTTGGATTGCAAATGCATAACTCGTCTTAATTCCGATAAAGGAGTCTATACCAGAAGCAAACATTACTTTTCCATGTGTTTCATCTAAAAAATGTTCGCTGGCATTCATCATTGCCTTGAGGTTTTCATTTTCATCACGAACACCTATAACTTCCCTAAGTAATACACCTTCCTGGTTGTCTATTTGAGTTTCAGTAAAAGCACTACGAAGATATTCCAGCCCCTCGACGCTCCCTGGGTCTCCCTTATCACCCTTTACCTTTACAATATTCCAGTCTGCGTCATTGAAGATACCGTTGGTACCATTGATTGTTGCCATGAATATTGCACCATTAATACAGCTGCTGGCATCATCATACCAACCAGCGGTATTTGCTGATGCCCACCATGCGGCACTATTATCAAAACCAACGGGAATGGGGTTATATGTGCCATCGTTGTTTCCTGATGAATATGCGGCCTCAAAATCAACTGTATCTACCATCCTCGTGGGTGAACTCCAGTTCCCAGTTTCGCTTGGCGTGGTAGAATATCTTCTTGTTACCATCCATATAACCCTGTCTCCGCTGACAGTGCTTGGGGTATCTGTCCAGTTTACTGTGTGAGGCGTTGTCCCCGTTGGTGCAGGATTATTATAATCACCACCGCTTACTGTATCTTGACTAAGGTCGATACTTTCCTTTTGTGAGGTGAAATAAAACGCCGTGTATGAACCGTCAGCCCCATCTTTACCATCCTCTCCGTCTTTTCCGTTCTCAACAAACTTTGATACTACAGACCATTCGCTTGAGGTGATTGTATCGTTCTCGCCTATTGAAATCGCGGTTGCTCTTGTTGTATAGCAAGGTAAAAGGCCATCAATAGCGGGCATATCTTGGGTCCAACCACTTAAATTTCCAGAAAGAATACCAGTTGCAAATGTATATAATAAATTGGCTTGCGGAACTGAAGGTATTGTACTGTCGCGTTTATATAGTGTTACGGTCGCCGAATTTAGGCCGTTTGTGCCATCTGCACCGTCTTTAGAGAGTTCTACTGGCGTAGCCCACTTTGTGTGTTCAATAGTTTGTGTTGTCCCAGTACTATAAACGCTTGCTGCCGTTACATAGACAGGTTTATTTGTTTGATAAGCAGGAAAATCCCTGCTCCAGCCATAGGGTACACTATCGAGGGTGTTTGTAGTGAAATCATATGTTATGGCGTTTGTCCAATCTATCGTCGCTACGGTTTCTGACCTCTTATAAAGGTATATCATTGCGGAGCTATAACCATTTTTGCCTTCATCGCCCCGCTCGCCTTTAACCTTTATTACCTGCCAATCATTGTCATTAAATACCTTATTACTTCCTTTGATTGTTGCCATATAAACTGCATCGCCAGAAAAGTCGGTTACATCATCATACCAACCCTGGCTATTGGCTAACGCCCACCATGTGGCACTATCGGGGTCGAAGTTTATTGGAATTACAGGTGCAACGGCATTGGGACTATACATTACTTCAAAGTTTGCGGTGTCTTCTAGTCTCTGAGGGCGACACCACTGTGTAACCTGGGTTCCAGCCGTTGTGGGGCCTTCGCTTGAGAATATTGAACTTGTCATCCAAACAACACCAGCGCCAGAAGGTGCACTACTCCACACAACCGCAGTTCCTGCTGTTGTGCCGCTATCTGGTAATGGATTTACGAAGGTTCCTCCAGTTGGTGTTCCGTTGCTTATATTAACGCCCTCTGGGAGTGTTGTAAATGCAAAAGAAGTAAATATGGTATAACCATTTTCTCCGTCACTTCCATCTTCACCCTTGCATTTGATAACATCCCAGTTTGACCAAACAGATTCCCCTGCAGGCTTATATATTCTATGGGCTTGGACCATCCATCTTGTATTTTCATTTGAAGTGTTAGTCCATGGTCCATATTGTGTGTTTATCGGGTCATTCTCCCATGCGGTCTCATTAAAACTACCATCAGCGTTGGTGTGCGCACTTGGAGGAACGAGGTTGCTTGAAGAAAATGAAGGCCCGTCATAGGAGCTATACTCAGCCTCAAATTCAATGGAATCTGATACCTGACTTAGTTGTGCTGCGGGGCTAAAGTAAGACCATGTTCCGTCGGCAAGTATTGCTCTCTTCGCTACCCAAATAAAATTATACGTTCCAGGTACAATACTCATTGGTGCAGCTTGCCAGCCTTCCGTACTTGGAACCCATCCTGGCGTAGTGAATGCATTAGCGTCATACACAACATTTAAAATTTCTGCGCCCTCGGGGTAGCCATGTTCTGCACTCGAAGTTGTTGTCGGAACAATTCGGCTATCATTATTTGTAAGCGTTCCTAAATATATCGTTTCTTGGCCGATGCTCTTACCGTTTTCAGCATATTGAGTCCAAAGGAATGGCTCTCCAAATACCTGCCAGCTCTTTCCGCCGTTACCGTCGTCTGTATATTTTCTTGTTGCACACCATAAGAACGGCCTTTGTGGTGAAACGCTTACGGGGGAATCAACCCAGCCACCACACCATCCTTTGCTTTCAAAATCGTGGGTCATTTGTCCACCAAGTAGCCATGTTTGCTGATATGCGGCAGACTCCTCATTTTGTATATCGGAACTAATTTTTTCACGTCCTGGAACGAATTTATTTTCTTGATAATAAGCTAATAAGGTTTGCTTCTGGACTTCCGTTAATTCAATATGCTCATGTTCTTCATTATCGTTGTAATATGGACCAAAAATGCCACTTTTACTTGATTCACTAAAGTTCTGAGGGGGCATTTCAGGTGCTACATTGTAGGGGTATGAATATGAGACAACGGAGTAATCTTCTAGATGATAGAATTTATTGTTAACGCTATCATAAATATATTCCTCATCCTCCTCGGGGTCAACTTCTTCATCTGTTGGCACATATGTTACTGAGTGCTCCCTGCATAAATCTTCTTCTTCTGGTGTTGGATTTGTAAGCTCTCTATAGCCATACATTTGTGTTGCGGTCTCAATTGCCGTTTCGGTTATACGGAAAATATACTCAACACCATCACCATCTATACCATCAGTACCCTTGGCCGCCCAAACGATTGGTGTGCCAAATAACGCCCATTCCAATGCACCACCCGAGGCGGTAATTTCCCTTCTTGTAGAACAGGCCTCAATTTCATGCTCCAAATCCACACCTAAGGGACTATCGGTCCAGTGATATTGCCAATCTGGACTTTCTGGGATAAAGTCACTTTGTGTTCTACTTGTTACTGGATATCCTTCATACTCTGGATGTGATTCCTGATTCCTCATTTCATTGCATTCTGCGGACTCGATGTATAACTGGTAATCACTTAATTTGGGGAATCGACAATATATAAACTCTATCCCACTTCCGTCGGCACCATTTATACCATCTTTTCCAGTAATCCTATTGGGTGTTGACCATGCACCTTTTATTTTCCCGTTTTCTTCATAGCCAAACTCGGCCTGTGACATCCACAATAATTCCCCGTCTGCGAGTGTTGGGGTTGTCGTCGTCCACGTGGCATATCCACCAAGCTGACTTGTGCTTGAAGTAAAGCTTGAGGGGTTTAATGTGTCATTATTCGTGTCCCAGTTGGCTACTGTGGATTCTGGGGCGTTGGGCGTCACGCCGCTTGGAATAGCGGTAAATATCATGAACATTCTTCCACCGTTAATACCATCTTTACCACTCTCACCTTTTATCTTTACAACCTCCCAATCGCTCCAACTCCCATTGTTGAGTGAACAGGTCGCCATATACGTTGTTGACGTGGTTGCATTGTCGCTCCATACACCACAGGTGGGTTCCATCTCCTGCTCCCATCTTACAATGTCAGTTTCGCCATAATCACTAATATAGCCGTTTAAGTTTGCGAGATATTCTGGGTGATTAAATACGGCATCTGTTTTATCGTTTGAGTCTGCCCATTCGACTTGGAACGAGGTTGTGTCGCTCATAAGCACGGGGGAAGTCCAATCGCTTATTGGCCCCAAAGTTCCTTCCTCAAATGTTGCTTTTGTCATCCAGACTGATGCAGTATTATTCGTTGGTATTGATTCGTGCCACACTCCTGTTGGCGTAGTAGGGACAGGATTGTCATAAGTACCCCCTGCGGGTGTTCCAGGAACGGACATTTGCCTTGCAAAAGCATAGCTCACAAACCTTGCTTTGGCTTCGTTGGGCTGAATATTTGTCCAATTATAATCAGTTGCGCTTTCGCCTCTGGTTCCAGCAACAATCTGTAATCCCATCCACTTGTCTCCCTCCTCAAATTCACTGTGTATGGGTGTGCTAGCGTCGGGCATTGAACTTGAATTAGCATACGCATAATAAATATGATACGCATTCATATCACACTCGCCGTCATCGCCCTTAATATTATAAAAATTGAAATAAAGGATTTTCTTATCATCGTCTATTACTAGCGATGTTTGTACATTTGTGGAGCCACCATTTTCTGTTACCGTACACCTTATTTCGTCAATACCAGGAATGCAAGTGCTGTTAGTATTATAATATGTTTCGTATTCCATGGATGATTCTCCAAGAAGATGAGCAACATTGTTTCGAAAAGCGAGTTTATACTCGTTTTCGTTGCCAATGTAACTCTGAGCCAAGTTTTGTAAGCCCAAAAGGTCGTTTCCTTCGGGTGCTTTATCGTAAACCTGTCCGTTAAGTCCGATATATTCGGTTTTTCCACCATTATCTTTTGTCCATAGATATGTTACCATACTGAAAATTAATTACTTCTGTTATTTGTTGATTCTTCTTCAATGCTATACTCAAACAACGTTGTTGCTGGTATCAACTGTTTCAGATAAAACAACACTTTATTTGTTATAAAATCTCTATAATTTCTTTTATCAATTTCTCTGGCGCTCGCATCTGTCCTGAAATGACTCGTTGGTTCAATAAATATAATGGATAACCGCTTTGAATTGATAATTGAATTGGCCGCAGATATATCATTATTTTCACCGCCAGTTTCGGGATTATAAGGCGTTGCTGAATTATTATCAAACGTAATTGTGACGCCAGTATTTTCTTCCGTTGCAGTAATTGGAATTGTGCCGTAATCATATTTATAATCCGTTGCGGCGCTGAACATGACCTCTCTCACTTTCTTATCATCAGTCACCGCTTCACCTTCTTCAAGGTCTCTAAGCCTGTCTGTAAAATACCAACACTTTTTGTTATCAACTATTTTATCGAGGCGCCCATCCGTATTATCTACGCTACTGGTAAAAGAACAGGCTGTAACTTCTAATAGTTCCTCGTCTGAAAGTGTTGCAAAATTTGCTTTTTCTATCGCTGGGTTAAACGGGTGGAACATTGTTTGCATGTATTCTCTACCGTCATCATAACGACTATGGCCCATGTGGGGATTATTCCCTTCTGTGTTATCCACTATTGACTCGAGGTAATAAACCTTTTTTGCTTCTTTGCTTAGCGTCCCTGCAGTACTTTCAATCTCTGTAAGCGGAACGCATTTCCATCCCATTGCTGTGGTTGCGCTGCCGTCAACCGTGACATAGCCAAGGGTGCTTGAATATGTATCGTCCTCCAAATAGAAGTAGTGTGATGCATTATCAACCGTTAAGCTTGTATCTGAGCCAAAAGAATATTTTTCTGCAAGACCGCTTAAGTCGGTTACATAACAAACGTTATCTGTTCTAACGATTGCACGACCTAATTCTAGCATATCATCCAAAGTTGCTGCATACTTCAAATCGCTTATTGTTTCATTATATAATTTGAAGTTTGCGTCGGATTCGATATATTCTCTATATTGACTAAAGTCGGTATTGTTTACTTTCATTTTATCCGTCCTTCCCCAGCCACCATTCATTTGGAAATATAAATCATTGTCATATGTACGCCCATTTTCATACCATGGCACAACATATGAATAATCTTGACCCTCAACCTCATAAAAAATCTTTTTTAAAGGTAAACCGTATAAGGCGTCGTCGCCCGCCATGTCAAAATTGTATTTACGTCTATTATATGATGCAACCTTTTCGTATGACGGATATGTCGATGCTGTGCTACCAGGGACTGGCGCGGGGCCAGCGAGGGCGATATACTCGCTTATGATAAAATCACCAACATTCTCTGTTGGCTTAAATTCCTTTAACCCAAATAAACCCAATAAAGATACTAACCCCTTCTTGGTTCCTTTCATCGAATGAAGATATGAACTGTTTACCCTTAGTCTTCTGTAGAATTCACTATTTATTCCGTCCTTATCATATAATATGTTTCCACCATCATATGAAACGGATATTAAATCAAGCATGTTGTTTACCGAGGTGACCTCCCATCCACTGTTCTTTAACGTGGTGGCCAGCGCGTTATCGGGCACATTATTTTTCTTGTTGTACGTAACATTACCTGATTTAGATATTACATCTGCAAACCTCTTTAAGTCATCATATTGTCTTCCATAGACCTTAAGTATTGGTTCTATTTTTGTCGTATCGATGGTTTCGAATTCGATTGTGTCATCGCCTTTCTCTCTGGTGAAAGTCCAGTCGAGGTTCTTAATTGCCTCGTGCGTCATTGAACGCCAGATATTGTCACTATCAAACTCATCGTGATATGACGCTAAGGCGATGAGGCTTTCAAGATAGTTCTCATACGCTGCATTTGAAATGTCTGGGTTCCATCCATATGTTGTTGGCCAAATATAATTCCTCTTGTATGTGAAAAATCCCTTTTCGGTTTCATATGGCGTATTAAAAGTCGCCATGTATAGAGGATTGGTATCTCTATTTAGAAGAACTCTCACAAAATCACTTGCATTATCAAAGAACTCATCTATGTATGTTTGGTTCGGTCTAATTCTATAACCAACCTTCGTGATATCGCTGTGAAGTAGGGTAATATCATCTCCACGTTGATATGCATATATGGTTAATGTTTCCGCAACATTTCCGTTCTCTGTAATAGTAATAACTGCATCGGCAATTATTGTGCCGTTGCTTATCTCCTCACAACTTCTGTTATAATGATGTATTGTTATTTCAGACGGACAAGATTCATATGCAGCAAAACTGTTACCAGTGTTTGTTATTGGTTCAAATATGACATATTTATTGAGACTTTTTGCAAGATAACGCAGTTCGTTTTCTACGGTTTCTTCATCCACATCTTCCGTAATAACGTCAATGCCATAATCATTTGAAACCAAATAATAGACGCTCGCCGTACCGCCAGTAACCTTCTCGCGGAATTCTTTATCCGTAAAATAAAGTTCTGCAGGGAAATTTAATAGAACTTCTACAACAGACGCTTTTACAAGATTAACTGCAGAGCCATAATAGGCGAAATCCTTCATTGACTCGTAGTCGGGATTTAACCTTGTGCCAGTTTTCTTTGGCGTAATATTCTGTTCATTCCCAGCTTCATAATCTGGTATCCACCTACCATTGTTGTGTTTCTTCTGTTCATTAAGTCCAGACCTGACCTGAAACTTAAAGTTATTGATACCATATACCTGCCTTTCGGAAGGGGACATCGCATCAAACGATGAAACCGTCATAAAATCCCTTTCAAATACGGTTCCACCAGAAGTCTTTTGATGTTGACTTCTGTAAACATAATTAGATTTACTTTTTATGTATTTTGATGCCATCTAGTTATTCTTCTACAATGTTATTGTATTCTTGTCCTTCTACGTCAATTTCACCCGCACCCTTCAAATGTTTAACATCATATAGAGGTTTGCCTGTTGCGGACTTAAGGGTATATATTTCGTGCTGTTTGTAGATTTGCTTATTCGCGTCATATGTGGTAAGTAAACCGTGGTCGAGGTCTCTAATCTGGTCTCCTTCGAGCATTGTGCTGATTGTATCCGCGTCATGGTCTACCATTTCAATCTCAATCATAACAGGGTTGAACTTGGTGTTTATGATGTGTATTTTTTGCCCCACAGTTCCAATTGAAGGTGATACGTTAGGCTTATAACTACTTGATGTTGACGGTGTAAGTGTGCAGAATATGAGTTTATCCTCGCTTGCATTGGTTAATTTATACCTAGTTGACCTTGCATATGAATCACCAACCGTAACTTTAACTGGCACGCAGTTATTTGATGATGTGATAAGTCTAATCATGCCATCTACGAGTTCGTCATTATCATAATATTCCACGCGATACCCTTCGAGGTTGCTATTGTTGTCTACATCGTCTGAATTAATGACAATACCCTCCACTACGGGGTTGCTGTAATTTTCTAATATACTAACATCAACGATATTCAATTCTATCTCTCTTGGTTTTATGTATATAGTATAGAACCCTTTTGAATTGAAGATATCAAGAGGAAGCTTTAGGGAATACAAGCCCCCAATGTTTATAAGTCCCGCATTGCTATCCATAGTAGTAGCGGGAACTAGGCAGTTGCTGTCTAGTTTCTTAAAACCATCGCTAAAGTTTTCATCTATAGTTCCCCTTGTTGGGCAATAATAGTAGAATATATCTATGTCGGTCTGTGGGTTCACAGTTGCAGGCCTAATTGTTCCGTATACTCCTGGCATTTTATAAAGTTTTTAGTTCTTTATTGGTTAGAGATTGAAGATGTTATTATGATATGACCTTAGGTCTTCATATGTGTTGCATTCGCTTAATCTAAAATGATTTTCAAATGCGCTGGCACCACCTCTTTCAATCTCAATGTTAACATTAATCTTGGGCTCTTCAGAAATGTGATTGAGGTATTCTTTTTTGAATACTGGGGCATTGCTGGCCACGCCGCCCCTCCAAACATCACCCGTTGTCAATCCGACAATATGTGATAAATTAGTATCTCTGGCGAGTTCAAAATCTTTATTATAAATAGTAAAGATTTTATTATTAAAATCAATTTCTTCGTATGTTAGAGTGGCGTTTCCGAACTCAATTTCTTTCTCTGTGTAATCATATTTTTCCCTATATTCTATACCGCCGTTCGTGCCAGGGTCCCCAAAAATAAAACGCCCGTTTTGTAATCGGATATCCGCACCAAAAGCATAAGTAAATTCAATCATTCCATTATTTCTTTCTATGCTTTCGATATAATCCCCCGTGAAATAATCTGCACCCTTCTGGGGGTTGGGGGCTGGGTTAAAAACTTCGCCAACAACATATGGCACCGTTGTTGCGGTTTTCTGACTATTTGTCCATATGAATGGCATGAGGTCGCCATTATCACTATAAACCTTATCTCTTGACCTTAATTCCTGCAGTCTTGATTCTGTTGTGAAGCCTACTTCGTACGTCTGTGCGCTTGGTCTTAATCCCCTTATTTCTTCAGTGTAATTGAACTGAGGGTCATCCTCTTCATAAACACTCATGACTCCATTATCCTCATATGTCTGGGTTAGAAGTATTGGTATCTCTATTGAGGGCACCCTTAGCGCTTGCTGTATTTGTAATCTTTCCCATTTTTGTAATTCTCTTTCATATAAATTGCTATTTTGAACTAAAAAATGATACATTGCGTCGCCCCCTCTTTCGTCCCACTCTTTTTCTATACAACAATCTTTGGGCTCATTTTTTACTCTGGCTCTATTATCTTCAAACCACTTTAACCAAACTGGTATCTGTGAAACATAAAACTGTCCTGGAACTCTTGGACCTGATATGTTGCTTGGAATCGTTATCAACCCAAATAGACCAACTTCAACTTTCTTTATTAAACTATCACCCCCGAGATTAAAATATGTATCTCTATCTTCTTTGGAGACAAGACGAATATATTTGAAATTAATAGTGTTCTCGCCGTTTTTTTCTTGGAAAACCCCTTTCCCTAAGTCAATGAAAAGGTTTTCATCACATGGTATAAAATCTTTTTTCCTAATGTCTTCATCAAGGTCACTAGTATAATATGTTACATTGTTTTTCTTGAATCTCTTGAGACATAACCCCTTATTCAATATGGCTCGAACAGTATAATATTTGCGCAAAACGGTTTCCGTATTTTGACCATACGAATCAAACTCTGAGCAATCACAAATTATTCCACCCCAGTTTCCGTTAACGCCGCTTGCTGGAATAAACGGGATAATTTTACTGCCATTGTATTCATTAACAGGAATATATGGAGCCAACCCAAATGAATGACTCCTTAATAATTCTAAGTTTATTTTTTTTCTAATAATTTCCATATTAAAAAATTAATGGTTCAAAAAGGGTTATTATTGTTTTCCTGTTATCTTTATCAAGCCTTACACCATAAAAATCACTATTTGTCGTATCGAACTCATAAATGTAATGCGGTTCTGTGTTCGCAACGTATTTAATTTTTATCTTAACGTATAAATAATCATAGTATTCGTTAAAAGGTATACGACTAATTTGTGTATCATTGAATTTGGGCCTGGTAAACGGAATCGTCCTTCCGTTGCCCGCATGGTTAAACTCAACTTTCATATAAATTTCTTTTTCGGGTTCATCGGGGCCTACTTCATTCTTAAAGAGATAAATATAAAAGCCTTCACTGGATTTATTGGTGTTGAACTTATCTCTAATAATTAATTTCGTGTCTATATCGTTATGCTCGTCATAAATAGTGAAGCCCTTACCCTTGGCTTTAAGATTCATATATTTTCCATATAATTCACCCGAATCCAAAAAAACGGTGGAATAACCAAGTAGCTGCTGCTCTAATGGGTTTGGGTTATCATAGAATGATAATCTTATAAAACTATTTTTAACTTTTTGCTTTTGATATCTTATATCGTCTTCATCAAAATTCATGTATGCCACAAGGTCTGATTTTTCAAAAGCGTCGCGTTTCGTGATTGTGGTGCCAACGGGAATCAAGTTCCACCCGTAGTTTCCGTCTATGTGCCATCCGTTGCTATATTGCCTTCTGTAATACGTCGTTCCAGTTGTTTCTGCGAGGGCCAATATTATTGGCTCTGACTGGTCCTGTGTCGCTCCGCGCTTGAAGGGTACACATTCTGCTGGAAGAATTGACGGGATTGAAGGAAGGGCTATAGCGGTTTCGTATATGCTTGGCGTTATCTCTTCGATTTCCTTATATTCAACTTCTCTGTACCTAAAATGGAAATTAAAGTCGATTTGCTCCATTTGTATTGTGTTTCCCGAATTATCTTTAAATGTTGGTTCAAACATAACTTTCTCCATGTCCAATATCTCGGGTATGACCTTCTCTTTGATTTCGCTTGAGAATAGGTTTTCAACAGTGCTTTGTTGAAAGAGGTTATTTTCATCGGTTTTAGTTAAGCCTAAGTCTACTTTATAATACTCATGCTTTCTTATGAGTTCCGTGCTTGCAAAAAGCGGCGCTGGTGCCCCCTCGCTATAATTCATTGTCATTTTTAAGTATGGGTTATAATTCATAAAAAGAGAGCAGGCGCCTATCTTTTCATAATCAAAAGCATCTCCAGCAATTTGTTTTTGATAAAAGGTTCTGGTTGCTTCTTTTAACCAATTACAAGTCTCAATAAAAATTTTCTCTGGATATGTTTCGTCAATTTCATCATTTTGGGGTAGTGTATCGTATTTTACAGCGACAAGCACTTCCTCATATTCATCTGTTGGTGTATATACGTTATATGTGTATTTTAACACCGTTGGTAATCTTAATATTGTATTTTCATTAACCGAAATATTACTCGTGTTTATTGAGCTCCTATCATACATGTTATTGAAATTGTGCCTGGTTTCACTATTATGCCTAAAAACAGGACAAACATCCTCTAAAATAATTGGTTGCTCTTGTGTCGTTAAATTTTCTAGTGTCCCCATTACGGTTCCATTCTCTTGCCATATTTCCAAATAATCCTCAGGTAAAAGCGCGTAATTATTCTCAAGAGTAATCGTTTTTGTATCTTTATCGACACCTATTATTGTGTATGTTACGTGTTCTTCGGGTATTGAAACGACCAGAATTTTATCGCTAACAATGGACATGACTTTCACTTCGCATTCTCCAAATGTTTCCCAGGAGGTGGTATCTCCAGTACCACTCCTTTTTCTGAAATATAGGGTATCACCAACTTGAGCCCTATGTTCTTTCGGTAACAAAAGTACAATGCCTAGTTCCTGGTTAACGGAAACAATTGCTCCGTTGTGGCTTTCACCTGCAGGTAATAGGACTTCCTCTTCCCTTATTGGGGTGTTTATATTTAAAGTCATCCTTTCCATTATATACAACTATTTTCAGCCTCTATTGGCAAATAGAGTAATTGTGATAAATCCACCCTCATACCCCTTTTCTTGAAACTTCTGAGAGGGTTTGCATCTCTTGTTGCTGTTTTTCCACCAACATTTTTATATTTTTTAGGCATCTGTAAACCATATTCACCAAACGGGTCTTGCCTTCTAAGTTCGAAAGTAATATTCTGTTGTCTATATATAGCACCATTTGTAAATGTAACATCACCAATTTCTGAATTTTCGTTGGTTTGTGAATAAGGTAAAACCTCTCTCCAAACAAATGACTCTTCTTTCTTATTATATGATGCATATTGCGGCGCTCCATCTTCGCAGAGTATTATTTGGTCTATCGAATTTTCGTCTCCAGGCAAAAGTTTTTTATTGTTGTCCGCGGGTTCCAAAGTCAGCACGTTATTACCCTTAGAGTATAAATTATACCATAATAGCGTACCATCCGTCTTTGTGACGCCAAATAAATCATTTATAACATATTTGTGTTCATCTGCGCCTTCAATAACCAATCTATATGTATATTGTTGTGTTTGACCCGCGGGAACAACAACATATAGTGGCTGCTCCTCGATTTTTATATTATTGTAACTCAAAACAAAACCAACGCTATTGGTTATGGCACTTGATATTTCCCTAATTGGAACTCTGGTATGAGGCGAATAATAGTAACCCTCTAACTGGATATTTCCAGGGAACGGGTGGCCTTCCTCGCTATAATTTAATATTTCACTTTCAATGGCGAAGCCGCTAGAGTGGCTTGACATTGTCCCTTTTTGGGCGATAACAGTTTTATATGTTATATTACCAATCTTAATCTTGATATCTCCAGTTCTACTCGCTATGTTCCTATTCACAGCGACATTTACATATACGACGGCCCCCCCACTTGACTGATAACCTACTGGAAGATTTATTTCGCGCCCGTCTAGTGTAGACGTAATGCTTACCCAATCTGGAATTTCTTTTATTTCCCATGTTGTTGCACGAATGGTCATACTTTTACTTAAAGTAGAATCGTCCCCCTTGCTTTCAAAAACTATTTTTGAATATTGAAGTCCTGTCTTATCTCTACCTATAATAGTATTTTTTGTCGTTTGTCCAATATCTTCTCCTTCACCAAACACGACAAACTTTTCATAATCGTCGCTTACCAAATTATCATAATGAATATCGTAATAATATGGGTTTAATATTTCTCTTTGTGCGGTATTCACCCTGTGATATACTTTCTCCAAAACAGTTTCTGAATTTGTGGTTGGGTCGAATTCGACAATATCACCATAAAACTCACTAAAACTGCTTAATTTTATGTTATCTTCAAGCACACTGGGTGGAAGTATATCTTCTCCAAATACATCGCTAAACCCCATTTCATAACGAACGTCAGTTATTTCTTGTGGCCTGACATTATGGAGCTTCCTTATGTTGTAGTTTTCTAATTCGTTCCCCATGTCGACCCCCGAAGTAACCTTCCCAAAAGCATGTGAACGTTCTATTGTCGTGGCGGTATAGTTGTTGCGTTTGTACCATTCCTCATACCCCCTATTAGTTTTAATAATTGTCAGATAGAGCTCTGTTAATGGCCTGCCAAGATTATCCTTTAATCCCCTTGTATCAATATCATCGGTGTATAATAATTGTGCTGTTCTATCTCCGTAAATGTTTTCGCCGTAGGCTAACTTGCTTAAGGAGCTATCTGGAAGCTTTCCATCCTCTTTAGTATATTTCTTGAATTTTCTAAAATAGTACCTACATTCATTTGCGCCTGCGAGCCTTTTCATGTAACAAAAATGTATTTCGTTACATAGCCACATAAATAACTCTTCTTTCCTGAAAGTATTCTTGTATATTCTAAAACAATGGTCTGCGTTTAGATTGTTTTCATCACCAACCCCCTGTACTTGTATGTTCTCTGTTATTTCTACGCCAGCAAATGGAACATAAAATTTAACAACATCCCCATACTGTAGGTTATGCTTGATTGCTGTTTTAAATATATATATGTCTTGACCATTTCCACCCTTGGCAAGCCTAATAGAAGTCCTTATTCCTTCATGATTGTCTATAAGTTGTGACCTGGAGTCGCTGTCTCCTCCAGAATCTATGGTGCCATCGGGATTGATTGTATCATTAGTGTTTATTTCACCCCCTTTGCCCATAACGGTATTAAATTTGTTAACATCGGATTTATATGGGTAAGTTATACACCAATCCCAATTATATTCCAATCTTTTTCTCTCTTTATTAACATATGGAATGAAGGAAAACAGAGTTCTGTCGGGGTAGAGGTCGATAAACTCGCACTCTTTTCTATTGTTTAGTAATCTATCAATAATAATATTTTCATTTTTTGTATTATTATGAAGTTTTAACAATGAGGGGTTAGCGAAACCAAACCACCCATCACTTTCTTTAACGTGAAAAGTGAAGGCTTCTTCCATTGACATTATATTATCAATGCGATAAATATGTAAATTAGTTAACGTGGTACCAGTACCCGCTTGTTCTTGTGTACCCAATTCTTCTTGTATTGGATTGCAATTACTATCATAAAGCTGAGCCTCAATAGTATTATATGTCGTGCTTGATACTCCCCAAATTGGGTTAAATCCTCTTCCTCTTAGAAGATGATTATTAAAGATATCTACACCACATTTGTAATTGAAATTTCCTACTTCTGGATGAGAATACTCCGTGTTTCTTATGACGCTTTTATGTGTGATTTGGGATGTATTCATCGCATACTGTGTAAACGCCGTATATCCTGTTGAAAAATTTTCATGTATAAGTTGACAGGTGTTACTGTCCTCATGCCAAATAACTTCACTCTTCATATTATAAAGCACGTTACTGCATAGGGCGTTGATGGTGAAAATTAATCTATATTTAGTACATGCATCCCTTTCGTCATTATACAGCTGATAGAGGTTGAGGGTATCCGAAACGTCGTTAAATGGTATTAGCCTGGTTTTTTGCTCCAGGCTTATATCAATGTTATTCGTCTTGCTGATAGACTTAACGTTTCTATTTTTCTCTAAAAATATCTTTTCTTCCATTATATGTTAAAATGTATCTCGAATGGTTCATAATTTAATTCAATGCTTGAATCAATTGGGTAAGGGTTTATTTGAAGTACTCCCGAAGCACTCTCTGGTATGCCGCCACCACTTGTGGGCCCATGAAATGTAATTTTTATATCTCCGTTTTGCGGGCCTTCTATGTTCCAATAAACGTAGTGGTTGGGTGTTTTAAATATACTTATTAATTGTTTTGCAATATCAGGTCTACTAATATCAAATATGTTACCTTTATCACAATGTGCTATGAGAATGATATCAAGATAATCACCAGTTTTAACACTAACTGGTGTTTCCAATGACCATGTTATATTACATTTCTCCACCCCTTGGCTGTCTGCTTCCAATTTGTAATATGTATTGCCGACTTTAATATATATGGGATATTGACTCGTTGGATTTTCTGGAATACTAGCATAAACAAGCACGGTTTCGCCCGATATTTCTGCACTATCAATTTGTTTGTAATAATATCCACTTTCATCAATATCACTCTTTTTTTCGCAGCTAGAGAAATATTGTTTATTAAACTCGTCAAGCGCGGTTGCCCCAGGGTGCAATCCAAAATAAAAATAGAAAGAGTTTTCATATAAAGGAAAGCGCCATGAACCTGATTTTTTTTCAGCAAATTTTGTTTTCAATAATGATAAATTATCTATTCCAAATCTAAAACGATAGTAATCTTGGCTCGGTGTATCAAGTGTTTGTGTTTGTGTATTTTCGACAATATCTTTATCATAATCTAAACCTGGTGCTACTATGCCTACTTCATTTTTCATTTCCCCTCTAACCTTCGTACCATTGTACCAAGTCTTTGCATCCGATTCTTGTACATCAATCACTTTCTTCTTTAAAAGCCCGTCAAAAGCGTTGGGGTTTAAAAATTTAAACTCATATGTAGGATAGCCAGTCTTTTCCGCGGTTCCAGTTGCGATTAATCTTCTATGATTTAATGTTGCGAACGACATTCTAAAGTCGTCATCCAATATGTCTTTATTATTAATTATGCCTGTTGGGACATAGTAGTTAAAGACAAAAGTGCTGCCCGTTGTGGGGCTATAGTTCACTCCTTTAACGGTTTCCTTTCTAGGGTTTAATGCAACACCGATTTCACAAGCCCTCGCAAGATTTACACAGGACTTTATATTTGTTTGTGAATTAAAACAACTTATGCCAAGAAAAAGTCCTCCTGGTTGATACAAGGATGTTCCAGTAAAAAAACTTTTACCTTGTTCGGGCCCACTGTAGTTCCACGCTATACCTGGCGCTTCTGTCAATGTAATATAATCATCTAAATCGGTATATTCAATAACTGCTGTATTTGTGTCTCCTGAAAAGAATTTTCTTACATTTTCATATGTTTGTTTTTCCATAACAGATACCCCTGTATCGGTGTAACCAGTTCCCTTTGGTTCGCTACAGATGGTAACTGTACCATCACTGGTTGAGATGCCATAAAGATAACCCTCACTATCAAGGTTTGTTTGTGCAAGGTTCGTGGGCATTTTATAACTAGTAGAAACCAGGTGATTAAACGCTTGGGGAAGTCCGTTCTTATCACAATCATTCAAGGACCCCAATAATATTAAATCTGTTGCAAAAAAATTTGCTTTATACCTAACTCTATCTGACCCTTCTTCTCTAGTATGCCATTCGCATGGTTTTGCATAATAAACATATTGTTCCTTGGATGTTAATTTCTCTTGTATAACACCACCATTGCTACCGAATACTTTAAAATATTTAAAGCCAGGGGCGCCATGACATTTTTGAAAAGTCTTCGTATTTTCATCATAAGGTTTATTGGGTTTGCATCCTATGTCGGTTGTAGTATTTATTGAATATGTGGCACCGCTATTTGTTATGGAATACCCAAGGGAACATTGCTGCGTGTATTTTCTTGTTCGTCCAAAAGAGACGGAGCCGTTACCGCTATGGCTCGAGCTTAAACAGCCCTTAATTTTTAGCGGTACTTTAATCAAGCCCCAAAGATAGTTTCTTTTCTTTCTTACGAACTTATTCCATCGAGGAATATATATTGTCCCATTAATCCAATCATTATAAAAATCAAAATTAATAACACGATATTCTTGTGCCAAATTCATCTCAACACAAGATAGAAGATAATCAATTTCACGTGTTAAACAGATTGGCTCTTCCTTCCCATTGGGGACATAATTTGAGTTTTGCGAATCAATACTTGTTTTGTCAACAAAAGCGGCATTATATCCAGGCGAGGCGTCTTCATCTTCGTCTTCCTGTGTATTGTCAGTATTTTTTTTAACCAAAGCATTATAAGTTTGTTTCCATAAATCATATCCTGGTCTAACATTGCCGATTTCTTCATACCATAAATAAAAATACGATAGGCCAACGGGGGCAAAATACCAACCTTCCAAGTCGGGGCATAAATCACCCTCGAGAACAATTAATGTCCATTGCTTGAGTTTTTGCCTTATTTTTTTACCAGGTCCTGAGGGCAAAAGTTTGTTATCAATGAGCGTATGTGCTAATTTAGCGAGCCCAAGGGCTATGGCGCCAATAACATTATTTACAAACCCAACAACTGAAATATATATTTTGATTATAGCACACATTATAATAAACATCAAAGGTAATCTAATGCGAATATTGTTATATGGCATTGGATTATTGTTACTATAATTATTAGTGTGTTTTAAGCCAGTAAATCTTTCACTACGAATCCATCCTGATTGCTGAAACCTAGGTATAAATGATTTAATTGAGTATACATTGTTCCAGAACATATCTCTAAAAGATGTGTCCTTTGTTTGTGTCCCAAAATTGAAGTCTTTTTCAGTTTCGTCCTTAGGATTATTGGGGACTAGTACTTTTGAAAGGAAATAATTATGTGTGTTTTGTTCGTTATCATGAAGCGATATCCTAAATCTCACGCTAGTTCTGGTGGGTATGCCCTTTTCGGGGTTGTCAGTTGCAACAGTATTACCATACTCATCTGTTGTAATGTAGTCCAAATTCATTGGAATTTGGTAACACCAAATTCCGTCAGAATTAATAAGTTCTGTTCCTTTTATTGCAAACTCCTCGATTGTGTTACTAGGTGTCTTGCGTATCATTTCAATGGTACCCTCACCAGTAATAAGTTCATCCATTGCTCCCATGGTATTGGTTGCGATGCATTTTTTACTAATACCGTTCGACGAATTGTCGGTAAAGACTGAGCCCAAGAAAACGCAGGTTGGTTCAAATTTATAATTTACGTTAATATCACACCTTGAAATTCCAACTTGGTCACCCTGTCCCGTATTACCCCAGAAAGGAATGACCTCCACGGTTTGGTCTTGGCTGAAAATTTGGCTTAACGTGTCGAGTTCGTCATCTGACTTAAACACATTTGGATTCTCGAACTGTTCAACAGTATAACCTTTATAGTAAAAATCCCTCGGTCTTTGTGAAAGCATTCCACAATCAGAAAGGTCCAAATCCATATGTACGGTGTAATCCCCAGTGGGGACGCCACAAATCATATAGTCTCCAGCGTTATTTGTTTTGGTAGTATATTTGTAATATTCTTCAAAAATTTCAATAACATCATCGTTATCGAGAACGAAAGTCTTTGAAGGGAACGTACCGACAGCCCTGTGGCAATCACTAAGGTCCTGGTCGGGTAATAGGTTATAACGTATTCCTTTATCACCTCTGTCCTGTGTGCTTTGGTATGGATATAGTTGTGCTTTAAGTACGTCCATCCTCGTCTCCGTTGTTGCGCTGATGAACACACTTATTTTTGCGTTTGGAATACCGAAGCCACCATTGGCGAGCACTCTACCAACTATAACACCGTAGTCCGCAGACTGTAATCTATACGCATCCTCCTGAGTAAGCTTTAATGACAGGATTTCAAATGTGTTGTAATCCTGGTCAAGATTAACGTTAATATTAACATTGTTACCAACTTCGGTTCTAATCCTATATGACCTGTTTGTATCGTTCATTCTTTATTTTAAAAACTTTATCTATGTTTATTGGTTTGGTATGCCTTACTAAAATTGAAACCAATGCTATTGGTAAAAACATTATGACAAGGCACCATCCTAAAATTTTCTTTAGGAGTTTCTTGACTGAACCCCTGATGTTAGACTTCTTGCTTGTTGGTATATTATTCCCATACTTTTTTTGCAAATAAGTCATTTGTGCGTCCACTTTACATGCACAAGCCATTATCTTTCCTTAAATTGTACTGTTATATCTATTGTTGGGTTCTTAATTTCGAGCATTGCGTTACCTTCGCTGTATATGATACCGTCAGATGCTTCAAGGTCTATCTCTACCCTGTTACTCTCTACAACATCACTTCCTTCGCAAGAGGAAAGTTCCACTGTTGCTTGGGTGGTAACATCGGGCGAATAACCTTCGCCAAAATTGTTGTAAACCCTCATTTTAATGAAATTCACAACGCCGTCAACTTTGGATATTTCCTTCGCTATATCACCAACATAAACATCGTCACCCATTTGGTGCTTATTAATATCCATGTAAGATTTAATAACATTCTTAATGTTGGTAATTACATCGGACGCGTTATATTCCTTATCAATGATAACGTATGGCTCAAACTGCAGATTAATGATTCGTCCTGACTTAATCTCAACAAAATCATTTATCATTCTGTAATTTGAAAGGTAGTCCTGAATATTCTCAATTAATGTTACTGGTAATGAAGAATCGAGGTTGCCATAGCAGTTTATGCCAAGAAGGTAGAGCATTACTTTGTTATTTTCTTCCGCAGCACCAGACCTGAACGGTGTACCATATTTTGCGGGCATTTGTGCTAGTCTACTTAAATAGTCTTTTACTGTAACACACCTTTCTTGTGCTGCAACGCTATATTTCATAAGGAATTTTAGCTCATCAACCGTTGGCATATCTTTACCTGATACTGATTCCATTGTGCTTTCTACACTAATCGAAGAGCGTACTCTTGATGCTATCGTGGCGGCGTTCTCATTGTTAGTATTAGGAGTTATTTCAACATTAAGATATGATATGCTATTAATCGCACCCTTTGCAACATTACTGGTTTTCCCGCCTCCAGACCTATAAAGAACAAACATGGTGCTATCCTCTGGTGGAAGATAACCGAGTGTCTCGTTCCTTAACATTTGCTGAATTTGATACTGCGCATATGGCATGGTTGCGGTACCGAAAGCATCTACCTCGCTCTCTATGCCTGGTCCAAATGTTATTTTTAAGTATCCGCGGTCAGTAAATTCAGTAATAAACTTATGCTTAACCTGTTTCCATTCCCCTTTGGTTACTGAATATGTTGGGATTACTGTGTCTTGGTTATAAATGTAGCCAAATTGATGTACTTCTGGGGCGTCGTTCTCCACTACCTCACCCCATCTTTGCTGCTGTGACAAGGAATCAACCTCAAAAAATCGTGTAACGCCAGTATGTGTTGAAGATGTCTCCTCTGGAATATAAAACTCACTCATTTTGGGATTTGACTGGAAACCGCTACCTGGTTTTACAATAATAGACTCAATGTTCATTACGTTTTCTATTGGCAGGAGTACTTCCATAAATGGGGTAATGTCTCTGGCGGAAAGATATTTCTTAAAGATATTGGTTTCGCCAGCGATTACAACTGCAATCTTTGTTATGGTGTAAGATAGGGGTCTCCTATTTGAATCTCTATTAAGTTGAATAAACCTATCACTTACCCCGTTTGTGTTAAATTGCTTTTTAAAATCAAGGTCTTCCATTAATTCGAAAGCCTGGGAGCCTGATGATACCTTCGTACCCTTTTTGATTAATGGGGCATACTGCCAATCTGGCTCATTTGTGGTTGTATCGTTACTGGTTAAAGGTAAAATGCACTTGAATGCAACTTCGCACATGGCTCCCTTGGGGCCTGGTACTTTATATCCAAGATTTCTAGCAATGGTGAAAACGGAACTTGCTTTCTTTGCACTATCGATATTAGTTTCTTGATATACGCGGTCAATATGGTAGCTGAGTTCATCAGCAACCGCGGCGTTTAAATCTATAAACCAAGAACCAACTGATGCGTCCTCGTAGTTAAAGGACATATCTGGATAATAGGTTTTAGATAGTTCTACAAGGGCGTTTCTATAGTCGTCGTAATTTCTATTTAAATATGATATTTTCTTCTCCATGCTGATTCTTATAGTTTTATTGCAACATTATTCTGTATTTCGCTTAGGCCTTTCTTTACGGTATAGAGCACACTCACTATTTTAGAGTGACTATCTTCATCTTCTAATATTTGAATGTCATCTAAATTAACGTTTGGAATTCTTGATTTAATGCTAGTTCTAATCTCTGTTTTAATGCCCTCAAAGGTTTGACTATCGCTAGGATTAAATATGAATCGTACTAAATCGCTGCCGAACTCAGGGTCGCGAATGCGCTGTTTTTTGGGTGTGAAAATAATATGAAGGATTTGTGATTGTATGGAATCCTCGTAAGTCTCATTGAGGTCCACATAAACCAAATCCTCATTATCATAAGTAAAGGGGTATTTTATACCGTAATTTTGTGTCTTGGCCATAATTTCATTTAATTACCAATAAATAGTTTCCTGTGTATTTTTAAAAATGCTTTCCAACCCAATACATTTTATTATCAATGGAATCCTTGGAAACTTTAATACCCGTCATTTCTTCAATAAGTTTTAGCTTTTCAGGCGTTTTTTTATTATATCTGAAATAGCGCTCCGCCATATCTTTTTTTTCTTCAGCGTTCCTTGGGGTGTAATCGGGGAATCCCCTTTGAATTTTCTCGCAGTATTCTTCGGTGCTTTTTGTCGTATAGTGTTTTAGGTATGCCATTGAGAAGTCATATTTCGCAAACGGAGACACACTATTGGGAAGCTCTCTACCAATACTATCGCAACAGGCTAAGATTGTGGAAGGTGTATGTGAGTTTTTGGTCCACTTTATCTCAATATCATCAATATAACCCCTTATGACGCTTTTAATATGGTTATTTTCGCCGAAACTAAACTTAACAATAAAATTGTAGGGCGTGACGGGCTTCTTGAATCTTTCTTGAACGGGCTTATCCTCATACCTAAGGCAATCCCCGTCACCATAACACATCCAATTGATGTGCACCATATCATAATCTTCGAACCTCGCGTCCGAGAAATATGTGGGGATGTCCATCCTTTTATTCCTAAACTCTAGAAATTCATCGCAATCAAAGAATGCAATCCAGTCATATTGGTCCTTATAGGTATTATAACACTCTTCATACGATTCCCACTGGCAATATCTTTTACCTCGATAATTTTTTAATATGACAAACCCTTCATCAATGTAATCTCCGATAACATCCTCAAAGTGCTCTCCGTCAATATCATTATTATCAAAAAGACAGATATTGGCCGCGTTAAGCTTCTTATAATGCTCAACATATTCCCTTATATAGCGATTTTCGTTTTTGCCGATACAGCATATTAAAACTTTGGTGTCCATAATGATAGTACTTTTTAAAAAAGTACCCTGATAGTACTTAAAAGTAAATAAAAAGCCAAGGCTTCTCTTCCTTGGCTACATCATTATTCCATTCCAACGTTTTATTTTAGCGCGGCTACTTGTAATATTTCTAATTATTGGCTTGTCTTGTGCTATGGGCTTTTTTTCTTTCTTAACTATTGGCGCTTTGTGGCCTGCGGACCAATAAAAAGTTTCACATTTGAATATGCTGGAACTTAAGAAATTAACCTTTGCGTTTGGTATTTTCCAAAGAACATAATTGAATGATATCTGGTCCCTGTGGCTCTTTACTTCAATCTCTCTCCACCACATTTCGTCTATTTTTTTACATTCGGGGTCATTATGGTATCTCAAAAGAATACCTGTTTGTACCATTCCGTTATGTTCTGGATATCCTTCTGCTTTATAACCTTCTACTTGTGGGCCCATTATTTCTTTTGTATCTTTTTTATAGCGTAAGCATGCCTCAAATTCGTCATAAACACAGTCTCTTTGTGGGTGGAGCCCTACCGAGAATACGCCTCTTTCCTTTGGACAATTCTCTTCCACATAAAATTCGACGCTTCCCCTTAGTTCAACATTGGCATCAACCCATACTGAAAATTCGTAATCAGGTAAATATAAATGGGGATTAACCTTTATTTTCCGTTGTTTCTTGACTTGGCTAAGTCCTTCTGTATCTTTAGGTAATGGTCTTATCTCCCAGAAATTACTTGTTATATCCTGGTCGGTAAAACAAATGTAGTCAAATTCTGGGTCTACAAACTTTGGTTCTTTTAGTGTGTCGTAATTACCACTGATACATGTATAAATAACCTTTTTCTTGGGGCTATCCCATGCCCTTCTAAATTGTGTAAGCCATGCGTCTTCATTTTTATAAGCCCCAAATTTCCTATTTGCTAAATCATTCCAACTACCACCCTTAAAATGTGTGATATAATCCTTACACCTTATTCTTTTGTATTTGTATTTAGATGCGTTAATAAAGAACGCGGCGCCAGTATCATATTCGTCACATTTTGGGTTTTTTGCAGTATTTCTCAGACCGTGCATATATGCATCGTCGAAATAATGGATACCCTTCTCTTTACAGAGCTTGCTGTTAATGTAGCATATAAAAGGTAAAACTCGCTCATGTCTTGCTGGATATGCTTGCATTTCCACTTCCCCAACAAACACACAGCTTTCATCTACAATGTCACTAAAATCTTTAAGCACTAAAATATCACTGTCCATCAAAATAAATCCATTAGGAAAAAGCTCCATGCATTTTTCAATGGTATAACAATGTTTTGCACTTCCCCATGCATTTACCTTTGCACTAGACTTTAAACTGTTGGGATATTTTTTGAGCCATTCATCGAAATTGATTATCTGCCCCTTTGTGTTATCGATAATTTTTACATTTTTAAAATTACTCTTAAACGGCTCCTTGTCGCTGTTGTCAAAAACATAAATATCACACCCAGGAGTATGCTTGTTTATACTCCTTATGGCATAATCAGTTAATTTTTGCGTATTATAATTTACTATACAAATATCCATCAAAAATAAATAGTTTGGGTAATAAAAAAGGTGGTATTAACCACCTTAGAACTACATTTTAGATTTTTTCCAAAAACTGGAAGTTATATCCGTCCAGGTCTTCCTTAATTTTCCGTCTACAACTATTGCCCAAGAATAGTACTTTCCGCCCATGTATAGCCTCTGGTTCGTTGTTTCTTTGTTTAACGGACCAAACTCTGACCTGTATGGCCCAATCTTTAGATAATTTAAGTTGTCCCAGAAGAAATCGTCGTCAATGTGCTCTCTTCCCGAATATAGGCCAATTTTTATTTGTGGGTACTTCTCGGAGATGTATTTTATCCTGTTTTTCAATGTTTCCTCGTCATTTCCTTCGCCCATAAAGCAAAAACAAGTAATCCCTTCATTTTTTGCTATAAGCTCGTCTATGGCCTTTTCTGTGAGTTCTTCGCCAATATTTTGTTTGAGGTAAGCAGAGTGGCAACCAACACAATTATTCTGGCAGTTACTTATATTTACTGCCAGAGTAATTTCGTTGGGTATTTCTTCAAAGACAATAGACGTATCCTTGGGTATATACTTTAACGCCATTAAATATTCTCTTTTGTATAATATCTCATGTGCTCTTCTTCCTGCCTTGGTTCGCTAAATGACGAGACCTTTTTAAGGTACCCAATAATACGTGTCAAGTAAGAAAGGTTTTTGCTGCCACACCTTGGGCACGTGTCGAGAGTATGTTTGCTAATATAGCCACAATCTTCACAGCAAGTATTCTTTACATTGAAGGTAAAATAATTTGTTCCAAGCTTCGCGGCCATCTTAAGGATTTGGCGGTATTGTTCCTTAGATAAATGTTCATTTAAATTCATATGTAGAGCTGAACCTCCATCAAGATATTTAACAAACTCTTTTCCGTGAAGTTTAAACTTATCAATGATTGATAGGCTGTCGTCTTCTGGATTATAGAAATATGAGCTATACATTATATGCTTAGGTGAAACGTAATAGCCGTCTTTCTTGTCCCAGTTGTGGTGCTTTACTGCCAAATTTTCTGCGGGCACAAACTCGGTATTGAACATGCATTCCCTTGTCTTGTCTTTCTTGTTGCAAATATTGATTGTTTCAAGAACGACATTCACAAAGTCTTCGTATTCACTATTCGGCGTGGCTTCCATCCCTAAGAACTCAGCGGCATCGGTGATTCCGTTTACTCCTACTGTGAGATACTGTTTCTTCATGTCAATAAAACCAGCGGAGTAAACCGTTAACATATTGGCATTGTAAAAGTCCTTTATAATTGCGTTGAAAGATGTAAGATATTTATGTACACGCTCGGTAACTTCGGTAAGATACTCCTTTATGTATGCATATACCTCTTCTTTTTTGACATTCTTCTTGAGTTTTTCTCCTCTCTTATATTCAATACCCTTATCCTCGTAGAATTTAAAGGTTGCGTCTTGAATTGCCCTGTTGAGGTCGATGGTCATGACACATTTTGAACCTGTTGCAACAGATGCGGTTCCCATTGAGAACTGGTGTGTTGTGTGATTGTGTTCCTCGTCGGCGGAATCCTTGAGGGAATTACGTAAACGGCAGCAACTTGAAAGGCTATCAGGGCTGTCAGATAAGTAGCAGAAGAAACTATGCCCTTCGGCCCACATCTCAGCGGTAAAATCTGCGTAATCCTTATCAACAAAGTCGTCGTTACCATCGGTAAGCATTGCCATAGTTTCGACAGGGAAGGTGAGAACGTATCTTTCCCTTTCTTTGTTAAACCACTTCATGAATTTCTTTTGAAGCCATGAAAGTGTTTCCCATACGGGTTTTGTCCCATCTGGGAATACGAAATCTCCAAAAACCCCTTCGAAATACGGTTTATCAAAATAAGAAATATTCCAAAAGACTGTTTGGTATCCGCGGTTACCAGCAGGCATATTCATTGAATGTACTACCTGCTGAAAACTATTTTCTATTACCTGTTCGAGTGTTCTGCCCTTTCTGTTCAATTCCACCTTTTGACTTAGTTTTGTCAGATAGTCATCGCCGTAATCCTTACGAATAAAATAATCCATGTACATGAGAAATTCGGGCGTTGCGACGGCTCCCATAAATTGGGATGAAACAGAATAGACCAAGTTGATGAATTCTCCACAGAATGACTTTAGGTCGGTCGGGGCAACGGAAATCCCTCCTAATTTCTGAAGGCCATCCGTTAAGAAGGGGTACATCGTTATAGCCACACAGTATGGATAGCCTGGAGTACCACTTTCGTCGTGACGATAAATAATGTGGTGTTCGAGGTCATATATATACTGGTCAGCAAGTTTCTTACTATAAAGCTTCTTAATTTTATTGTGCATTATATAGCGATTCTGCTGAATGTTTTCACCCTTGTGAATTTCCTGGCCTAAGGTGACAATGTTTTTATTAGAAACATTGGCATTGGCATCATATTTAGAACCAGTGGCAGCATTCGATGCATCTATATAATTCTGAACAAAGTCATTATTCTTTTTAAGAAAATTCTGGTCGTTTGCTTTGTCGAGATATTTTCTGGCGACCTTTTTGTTGATTGACATTAGGGCTTCTGAAACCTGTCTCTCTATCTCGGATGTCGATATGTTGTCATATATATACAACCCATCCGCTATTGCGTTTAAAATGGTTTCATTGCATTCACAGTCCGCAGACTTGTATGCTTCGCAAATACTATTTTTAACTTTTTCCTTATCAAACTCCTCGTAGGAGCCGCTACTTTTCTTTACAATCATCGGTTTCTTTTTTCTTATTTAAAACTGGAAATCCCCCCCCTATACTCAACCCTAATTTATATTGGGAAAATTTTCTTATTTTATAGTAATAATAAATACCCTTGACAATAAGAAAATCTTCCCAAAATTCTAATAATTTTCCTTATGACATACCTAAGCTAATAAACTCGTCTTCTTGTATGCAAAGGTCCTGATTAAGTGTTTCAATTTCTTCAATTGGACTAGTAACTACCTGTGGCTTAGTCATTTCCAACTTAAACGTTGGCTCTGTTACTAGTTTTCTAATAACAACTGGTTCGGGTTTAGGGGTCTCTTCTGGAACACTCTCTTCGGACTTAACAGTCTCTTTTTCAAACTCTTTGTTTACAACAGGATTTTCTACTATTTTTTCTTCTTTGGGCGCCTCTTCCGTGGCAATATTTTCTGCCTTGCTTGCTCGTTTCTCGTCCCTTAGTTGCTTGGCATAACTATTCACGGTTGATTCATGTTCTTTTTGTACTGCGTCCTCATAAAGAAGTGCGTTGTTGAATACTTCAACTTCATCGCAAGAAATTGTACACGTTCCGTTATTAAACTTAATATCCTTGAAAATATTTCCTGAGCCGCCCTGGCGATTCTTAAGCAGAGCAATTGTTGCTATATTATTCTCTTGGTCTTCAATATCCCTTGCAATGGAAAGTATTACGTGGCCAATTTGAACCTTTGAGATGGAGCCACTAGACTGGTCGAGGGTGACGATTTCGCTACCCAAGCTTCCGCGTCCGCCTTGTGTCATAACCCAGAGTGCAATATTGAACTCCTCGGCAAGCACTTCAAGTTGGCGCATGGTATTTTCCTGGAGGTCCCATTTTGTTTCAGACCTATCCTTGCGAATCAACTTAAGACACTCAAAGTAATCAAGTATAACCATATCAGGGCGAAACCCTTTGTTGATAAGGCGCTTAATGTAAGATTTTATGTCTTCTACACATGCAGTATTGGTTTTGAACTTTTTAACAATAAGGTTTTCCTTAAAAAGTTCCTTCCCAGAAAATTCATCAAGTAATTGGCGAGCCTCTTCGATGTTGTCGGCCTTGTTAATATCCTTGGCATCAATTTGTGTGATTCTCGAAAAGTGTTTTTTTGCTAATGCTCGGGCATCGTCCTCAAAGCAAATCTGTACAACCTTCCAACCTTTATGTTCATTAAGGTCATTCGCACAGGTGGAAGCGTAACTTGCGACAGCAGTTGAATATGTGGTCTTACCGAATCCAGTAGGGCCAATAATTACACCTACGTGTCCCTTGTAGAGACCGCCATTAAGCTTATCATCAATATGCGAAATACCCGTGGCAATAGGAATATCTGAGTTTGGATGAAGTACCTCTTCCTCCAAATCATATGGGTTGAATCCAAGGTCATTTTCTTTCCCTACGTTTAAAGCGTCTTCCATCATTTTTTGACACTCTTCGTAGTGGTCGAAATCTCCGTCTTGAGTCTTTTTGAGTATGTCATTCGCAACTTTAATCATGTTTTGCTGCATGAAAAATTTTGTTGCGGTCTCCTCTATTACGGTTGAACCCTCGGGGGATAACTCCTTTAGGTTTTTAACCAGCTCGTCCCATTCCTCTGCCTCGTTTTCAGTCCTTGCCTTCTGTTTAAGAAGTACAAGCATTGTTTCGTACGAGGGGATAATACTTGTCGAATAGTAATAGTCTTTAAGAACTCCCACAAATTGTTTTAGTAGGAGTTCTGTAAAAGTATTTTGTTCAACAACTGAATATATGCTCTGGAAAAACTCGGGCTCTTCCATGAACTGCTTCACAAGCTTATATTGGAAATTTGGCCCAAGAAATCCGAGGTTTGTTTTATCGAGTGGTCTGTTCATTGAGATATGCCTCTAAACGTTTGTACTCCTTCCTTAATTCACGCTGCAACTCTGTGTTGTCGTATTCAGTTTTCTTGCCATCGTTTAGAAACTCAAAACCCGTAGTATAGCTCGAGTTGTCTTCGCTGCTACAGACATAACAGATATCCTTAATTATTTTATATACGATATCTCCTTTACCCTCGACCAGCTTATAGAGGATGTAAGCGTCTGTGCTGAGACGTGCTGGGTCTTCGTCTGGGGATATTTTGCCCCTCTTGTTTGATAGGTCAATGGAATTCCTAACATATTTTGGGTAAGTTCCCTCCCATACTGTAGAGCAAACCTCGCGCCCGTTGTCGCAGAAGGCGAACTTATACATTGCGGTATCTTCCTCGGTAAGCGGGTTGACTAACTCTCTTGTAGTATCAAACTTTTCTGATAGAGCGACGGGCTCGTTATTCTTTCCCCATACATAGTTGGGGGCGTTTTCGGGTTCTCTGAGAACGATACCCTCCCCAAGATGCATTCGTGCCCTATTTTTTTCAACGGAAAAATATTTACGCATTTCCTCTTCGTTCTTAAAAACCTGAGGGGCGACCAATTTTAGATATTTCTCCGTTTTATCTTTAAGGTCGCTATCGATTAAACTTGCACACCATCGAATAGTATGTGCGAGCTCTTCTGATGCTAAGCATAACGGGTTAAACTTGTTGATTCTGAAATAACGTTGGCAAATAATATTGTTTCCCACGGTAAATCTGAACTCAAATCTCTCCTTGTAATCCCTGGACTCGCCAGACTGCTTTCTTGCTGTTTCTGCCATTTTTATATTATTTAAATTGTTGTTATCAAATCTTTATCCAAAAATACAAACTTTAAAAATAAAAACAAAATCCTATTTCTTATATTGTTTGTTATATCTTGCTATTTCCTTATTAGCCAATTCTTTAAATGGAGTAAAAAAACTTGCAAAAGAAGAATCTTTCATTAACTCATATATTCCGTTATCCTGTATATACCTATAAAGATTGCTAAATGAACGGTCTGTCGGGTCTTGTGCGTTATACATCATCTCCTTTAATTCTTCCTTGGCATCTTCAGTTAGGAGTGGTGTATCTAAATTTATTAGTCTATTGTTAATATCATAAAAATCGCCATTATATTCTTTATTTGCGACTCCCTTAACAATATTCTCTTGCCATTGAAGTGGTTTCTTTTTCTCTTTAATGCGTTCCTCACACAGTACCTGGGCCCTTTCTCTAACCTCATCTATTGTTACGGGCCTCTGAGCTATCTCGGGCATTAACTCCATCAGCCTTGTTTCGCTTACGCCGCGAATGTTTCCTATGTTATCTGATGTGTCGCCTAATATAATCTTCTTTAATACCACGTTTTCATGCGGGAATCCCTTCTCTTGTTTGAAATTTTTTTCAGAGTACGCTTTTTTCTGTACGGGATTATAAATGCAAACTTTTTCACTTATCAACTGTGTTAAATCTTCGTCTGTTGACATAATGAAAATCAATTCTTCTGGCTTTTTATTGTGTACATAAAATGAAATTAAGTCATCTCCCTCAGTTACTTCATCCATTTGCCATCGTATAAAAAGCTCATTGAAACATGCACATAATACACTTCTTTCCCTTTCAAAATTTTCTTTAACAAGTTTTTCGGAATCGGTTAGCGGTTTTTCCTTTTTGGGTTTTTTGTTTGCAAAATAATTTTGCATTTGTTTAATTTTAGCATCAACGGCCTTCATATAATCGGAAACACCATCGTGCTCTGCATAGTTTTTATCTCGATTTGCTTTATACTCATTGTATATTCGATATCGTAGTATGCCGCTATCTTCATCATCAAAGAAAACATATACATAATCAAAAGGGCGCTTCTCCATTATCTTCCTTAATTGATTGAGAAATTGGTAAATTGCTCCATAATGAACACCATTATTATTTACTTTGGTATCCGCAAAACTAATTTTTAGTAAATTTGTTCCGTCAACAAGCAAAGTATAGAATGGTTGCGCCGTCAATTCTGGGTGTGTTTCCTTAACTATTTTTCTAACTGGTTGTGCCATTTACATAGAATTTTACGCAAAAATACAAAAAAAGAAGGAAAAGAACAAATTGGTCTAGGTAACATTGTGGTTTTTGATATAATCAATTAGTGTACTTATATCCGTAAAAACTTTGTTCCCGCTTACTTCATATTTCTGATACTTTTGTTCCATGAAATAAATTAATTCGATACCATTTTCTTTGCAAAGTTCCCTCTTGCGTGCATCCCGCTCTTTGCGAATTTCCAATGTTTCTCTTTTATCAAATAATTCTTTTCTTAAATAATGTTGTGACCCCTGACATTCAATAGCGCACTTTATACCTGGTATATAAAAGTCCAAACTGAGTGGTGATAACCATTCGAACTTTTTTTGAGTGACATATTCTATTTTGGCTTCTGCTGCTTCTTTTTCAAAAATACGCTCTAATTTTGGTTCTTGACACTTTGGACAACCGTGGCCTCTTAAGAAATCATGTGGAAGTGTTTCAAAATCTCCGTGTTCTTGACATGTGACAACAACTTTATCCCTTGCGTGTGTATAATGTGTTTTCTCAAAAGTATACTTTCCTTCTGGGTACACAGCCATTGCTTCTGCAACCCATTGTTCTGTTGTTTTTTTTCTCCCGTTACACCGCGGACATCTAAACCCCTGTAGGTGTGAATATGGCATCTGCCAAAAAATACCATGCTCATTACCTAATACATCTTTTTCATGGCAAACAATCGCAACCTTTGTTTGAGAGTCAACGTAATCTACTTGAGAATAATCATACTTATCCCCATGTCTTTTACGCGCTTTTTCTATAAATTCGTCCCTCGTGTACTTACTCATAAATCAAACTTGGGTATGCCTTCCCAGTATTTTTTCATTGACTCTGACATTTTTTTTCGCGTTTCTTCGCTTTTCTTCTTACCCCTCATAGCGTCTGAAATTTTACGCTTAGTCTCCTCACTAAGCCTTCTACTTACTCTTTTCATACTAATTAAACTTACTATTCTAATTATAAATATGTGATAAAATAAAAAAACCCGCTTTTGCGGGTTTTTTTATTCTGTCGGAACCATCTCGTCTGAAAGTTTGCCAACCTCGGAGAATGTTATATCGTCCGCGGCAATCGATTCCCCAGTTTTACTGTATGCGGCAAGAATTTTTGGCAATTCGGACTTCTTGTAGTCATTAATGTCATCTTCGGTGATAATTCCGTTGTGTACGCAACACATCGTACCGCTGTATGTTACGTTATACGGCGTTGGCAATTGGTTTTTGTATACGGTGATTTTTGTTACCGTTCCGTATTCAGTTTCGTTGCCCTTTACGGTGGCTTTGAGTTTCTTAGTACCAGCAGTTGCTACACCGCCAACGTGTATACCGAGACGGCAACCATACTTAAAGGCCTCGCCTCCGCTGTTCGCGATAGCGGTTGCGCCACCCATGCTGTTCTGACTATCCTTCCATATTTTATTAACAGCAATCATGCCATTTGTATATGGTGTGCCTACCTCCTTTGACGAGGCTATTCGTGCAAAAATTGGTTTGAAGGTAGCATTGATTGATGCCGCATCAAACATGGGGTTTCCAACCTTACTTTGAAGACTCTTCCATGATTGGATACTTCCGATTGAGTCCCACACAAAGAGGATTGGCATGGGGATGTTGCCTTCATTCTGTTCGTCGAGGAATGTATTAATAATGTACCCAATGTCTTCGATGACAGCCACATTTCTCTTGGTTTTTACTTTTTCTCCCTTGGAGTAGTCCATATCACCACAGAACTCACACATTTTCGATGTTGTGAAGAGTACGTAATCACCTTCCCAGTCAATAATTCCCTCCTCGCCAGTCTCGGGGTCAACCCCATAAACGGGTGTTATATCCATTCCACAATCCTTCGCGTACTGGAAATCAAAATTGCCTTCAGTCTCAAATATTACGGGGAGCATTCCCTGGCGCATTGCGGAAGCAATTGCGAGGTTTTTGAGAGTTGATTTGCCTGTGTTGGTCCAGCCACGTATTACGCTGGTTCTTCCAAGCGGAAAGCCTGGAAGTTTTGTTGCCTCCTGGAACGCCTTGGGCATAACAACCCACTCTAATTCCTTATCTGCAACCTTTCCGACCTTTTCGCCGAGAAAGCTCTTTTTAAAATCTTTTACATTGAAGTTTTTAACTTCTTTCTTTTTTAAAGGTTGTGCCATATTCTAAAAATTTTCTTCTTCAAAATTATTATTATCTTCATCATAAAACTCCTCTTGCTCTTCCTCAACTTGAACATAAAGAGGGTTGTTTGTTTTTTGGAAATAGCATTTCCTGCAGAGAGCGATATACTTTTCTTCGCCACCCACCTCAATTTGACTACCTTGCGTTACAAGATTTCCATTTTCATCTACTCTGGCGTTGAAGATTGTTTTACTGTTGCATGAACAGCTAGATTTTATTTCTTCCAAGCTGTCAGCAATTTCAAAGAGTCTTTTCGAGCCTGGGAAAAGATTTGTTTGGAAATCAGTTCTTAATCCGTAACAAATAACATTAATATTCATATTATCTGCAATTGCGGCAAGCTCGTCTACTTGTTTTGGCGTAAGGAACTGACACTCGTCTACCAAAAGCCATTTTATCTGTTTACCCCTAACCCCAAAGTTTAATGAGGTTATTGATTTAATCAATTCAAATATATCATCCTCTGGGGAAACGCTTACACACTCTCTATCACCGAGTGCTCTTGAGTGAATAACGTCCGCACCATCACGGGTATCTATGGTACTTTTCAGCACCATAAATAAGATACCCCTTTCGTGAAAATTATGGGCAGTGGCTAGAAGTTGTAATGATTTTCCTGAATTCATTGTTCCATAACGGAACAATAGTTTTCCATGCTCACACATAACTCAGATTAAAATGGTATATCATTTTCATCGTCATCGTTGGAGGGTACGTCCTCTATCACCTGAGTCGCTTCTGTCGCAATTGATGAAGTTGTGTTCAGTTTCTGCTTTGCTTCATCAATCTTTTTATCTGCATCGGCCTCCTGCTGGCTCTGTGCGATACCGTGGCGGGCATTATAGTCATCCCTATCTACCCATTTATTAAGTTCTCTGTCGAACCAGGGATATTTCCCTTCCAGAATAAGTTCAAGATAATCATAGGGCTTAGCAGTAAATACATCTTGCCATTTCTTGGAATCATTGAGCCATTTCTTGAGAAGCTCGGGGTCTTTGGTAACAGGGGTATTCACGCCGCTTTCGATAATCTCGATAGAAGTCTGGTTATCAGTATTACCCTTTTTGATTGTGAGATTAAGGTCTCTTCCGTTATAAAGGTCTAGAATGTTTATTTCCTGGCCTACGGCCTTTCCCTCGTCTGCCCTCGTTTTTGCGATACTGAGGATTTTATGATAGGGGTCTGTGTTGTCGAACTTTATATTGAACTTCCAGAACTTTACTCCCTCATCTTCTTTTCCTCTCTCAATACAGCGCACAATAATAGCCTCCTTTGTCTTATATGCCAAAGAGGTGTCCTGCCACTTTTTCTTTTCAACAGCGCTAATGCCCTGAGTTAGGGATTTCTGATAGGCGTCCCAATTTGTCTCACAGAATGGGCACTTATCGCCAAACACTTCGTGGTTAATGCCTGGATTCTTCTTGGAATTAAGGCATACAAAAGACTTGTAAGGCTTTTGACCTTGCTTTACCAAATCTTTATGAACTTCTACGTTGTGAAAATGAACGTGGACGAATGGTGAGCCACCATTAGGGTCCATGGGGAGTAATCTTATCGTGAGTTTCTTTTCTTTTTCCCCATCACCGAGACGAACGTCTAGGTAGTTTTTTGCATTAAATGTGCTTTCTTTTCCTTGTGGATTGTTTTCGGCTGAAGCCTCTTTCCACTCTTCTTGCAAATCATCAATTGAGATGTTTGCTGGTAAATCGTTGTTTGCCATTTTAAATTTTAAATTAATCTTTTATTTTTAAATTTTTATATCAAAAATGTGATATTCAAATATACAAAAAAACAATAAAAAAAACAACAAGGGTGCCAACACGATGTGGCACCCTGTTATTAGAAGTTAAGTATGTCTTTCAGGTTTTGATGGAAAGAACCCTTATCAATTGACTTGTAAATTGAGTTCCAATCAGTGATATTATCTACATCATTCTTCGTTATTTCGTAACGCTTATCACCTACGCCATCATTATCACTTTCAGGGCTATAATTTCCCTCGGCTTCTTTTTGTGCCCAGAAATCCTTCGGTGTCTGATTAAATGGTTCACCAAGGTCTGACCTTAATGTCATTTTTTCAACCTGTGTAGGATTTCTTTTTTCGATTTCCTGTTTCAATTCATCGATATGGGCATTGTTCTTATCAATATCTGTTTCGAACTTTCCAATAAGCTTAATCAATGCATCAATTTTACCGTCAAGGTTATTGATTTTTGCCTGTGCCTCATCTTGGCTATCTACAAGTTCGTCAACGTCAATAACCTCCTCGTCTTCGTCGCTATTTTCTTCTGGGCTTGAAGTAAGAGGTTCGGGGGCGGCGCCTTGTGGATTAAATTCTTCAACACCATTTTGCGCGTTGGCGGCATTGGGGTCATCACCCATTGCGGGGTCTCCGCCTGGTGCGGGAGCGGCACCGTTAGGGTCTCCGCCCATCATGGGGTCACCACCTGGTGCTGGGGCGCCAGCATTAGGGTCGCCGCCCATTGCGGGGGCATTACCTGGTGCAGGAGCGCCGCCATCCATTGCTGGGTCGGGTGCGTTCGGTGCATCAGCCTCTAACATATCACTGCCACCTCTTTGGATATATTCTAATATTGACTGAAACCTTTTCTGCTTCTCAGTTAGATTATGTTCTTCCAAAAAATTCTTGTCCATCGCCCTTTGGTGTACATTAGTCTGTGAGGAGTTGTTTGTTATCCTCAGTTATCATTATTTTTGAAGATTCGGTCCTTTCTATGAGGCCCTTGTCTTTCTTAATTCTCTTTGTTGTCTGGTCTGGAGTAAGTTCGCTTGCCAGGGCTTCAATTTGGTCAATATCCATTTTTTCTTGTGTTTTAGATTTCTTATTATTAACGCCAGTCGTAGATTTCTTTATTTCCACAACCTTTGTTTGGGGTGTACTAACCACATAGTTTTCTACCCGCTTATTTTTATTCAAAAATTTTACTTTCATCGTCTATTTTACATATAAATAGTTTATTAAAAGAAAAAAGCCCCACTTTCATCCGTTGAGGCTTGATAAGTAGGGAATTATATATTTTTTATTCTTTATAAGCTCTCGAGTGTCATATGAAATATAGTCACGCTCTCGAATAATCTTTATTGACGGCGTTTTTTTAATAATGTTCAACATTTTTTCCCTATCTCCGCCCACATAATCAATATCGTTTAATGATATACCTATCGTTGTTTTGTCGTCGGGAAAATAAACATATATGAAATTTTCGTTTATGAGTGCAAATTTTCGTCTACCATCTGAAAGAAAAATCTTTAATCTCATTTTTTCTTCTTTGGTCGCAGTCAAAACATTGAAAAACCAATAATCCACTGATTTAATGGCATGTTCAATCACTAGTTTTTTGAAAGCTTTTGCATCGGTTTCATTTTTATCCCTACGCACACGTTTTCCGTATGTCCAATAAGTGTTCTCATCTATCTTCCATTTCAATATGGATGCCTCTGGGTGTAATTCCTTTGCTCTTTCCCATCCCACAATTAGAGTGAGCGTATCGGGCTGTAAATTTTTCACCTCGCCCGTTACGTTATAAAATGGGTTATCTTCAAACCCTTCGTTTGTGAGAACGTTGGCTAAATAGTTCATAAAATTTTGACTAAAGTTTTTGCAAAGATATGTTTAATTTAAGAAAAAAACAAGTTTAGAGGTGAATGTATTTGCTGTTCCTCATTAACATTTTTGTACATGGGAGGCTATTATCGCCCTTCTTGTAACTAAAGTGTACCCATTTACCTGACGCCTTTTCGTTAATAATTTGACCCCATTTTTTATTTCTACTTTCATAATACTTAATAATGAAATCGAAGAGCATGTCGATTGAAGTGTCACCCCAACCTCCTCCTGGTGTTCGCAATTTAATATCAGCTGCCGTTCCGTATGTGTGGTCTGAATTTTTTGCTCCACCAACGACGCTATTAGGGCTGTCTTCCTCAGTACTATTCGTTTTGGCGGAACGGAATGCGCTTGTAATGTAAAACTCGGTATATTTTGCCCAGTTTTTACCACTATTTTGCTTACAAAATTGCCTCCAAGCATCTTGTAGTTCATTAAGAGCTTTGGATAATTCTGTAATATTTGTTTCTACTTGGGCGCTATTTGCCACGTGCGCAGGGTCGTTATCTAGCTTGTCGTTAGGGTGGTCTTTATTGTATTTTGCAAAGCTGCCACCAGTTTGAATCATTCTCTCCCGTGTAAAAATAGGCGTTACATTGTCTGCGTGATATTCTGACATGAAACTATCAAAATCCCTGGTGTCTATTGCTTGTGTATACCTAACATAAACATCCCTTTCACCATTAACAACAATTGCATTAGTGGATATAAACGGTGTATCATACTTAGACATTCTTACACCAGTAAATCTTGTTACCATGTCGCCAGCGCGAATGCTGTGTTCTATCTTTATGATGAGATAAACACCCCTGAATAAAGGAATATTATTAAGTTGAAAATATGTTAACGGCATTATTTGAGCATTGCCCATCATTTCAACAACGCAAGTATAGGAATAGTTAGCATAAATCCTATATAAATCCTGGCCGTAAAGTGCAGTTTGATTTACCCCCTCGGATGCCTTTGATGCAATTAACTGTGTGGTTGCAATACTGGCTTCCGTTACTTGTGGGTTCTGCATATTAACATTTATCTTCTTGAATACGCTTTGATTCTGTTTTGCATACGTTACTCCAAAAGAAGGTATATAATAATCCCCATCCCTATATTCAGAAATTTGTGGAATTTGAAATTTGCTTTCTAGTATATTACCCGTTGCGTTTGCAATGTTAAATCCGTCGGAAGCATACATATAAGATGGATTATTCCAATCGGTATCCAGGAATTGTGAAGCTCTATTTGTGTATATACAAACATAACACGACGTATCTCTTTCGTCCATCTTTGAATAAGGGATAACATCGAACATATCCGCAATGCCCTGTGGATTCGTAAATTCATTTTCCATAGGTAGGGTAAGGAATAGCATTTCATTTTTTTGACATATATTTGCCAAAAATTCATAGAAACTTTGGTTTACGTATTTCATGTTAACCGCGGTATTGTCTATGTTCGATGAGGCCATCATCTGAGACGCTGTTTCCACAATACTCTCTGTATTTACGACCATCTGGTCTTCGATATTGTGGTAAAATGAATCAATAAACTTAAAGTGGCTGAACTCACTTTTTTGAATATCCTCTCTTTTCTTAGCCTCTTCTGGGCTTACTCTTGTAGGTGATAGTGTCCATCTATATTTATTCCTATTGCCACATAGCCACCTATCATAAAGATTTTTAAGCGTTAAATATGTCGCCAATTTAATGTTATTATCAATAACGGCGTCATTCTCATTTTGATTTCTCAAAACAGGTTCGTTGTTGTCATCTTCTAGTTGGTTTTTATACCTTTCCGTTATTTGCTTATAGAATCCTCTAAGAATATTTTTGAGTGAATCCAAAGGTATATTGTTACCAACTTTATTGGTGTTGATATATATGTATTGTTTCGCAAAGAGTTCATGTATTAAATAACCTTGCCAGTAACTTTCTTTCTTTACTGGTAATTCAACACTAATTCCCCTATTGGGTATGATGAGCCCTTCCTTATCATAAAATTCCGCGCTGGTATGATTACCCGAAAGGTTGCATATATTACCAAATTTATATTGTGCTTTATCTTTTTGATATATATTAAATGCGTCCTTGGCCAATTTCTTGATTTGGGATGCGGACATATCCAACTCCAGCTTATTGTTTATATCAGGAAAAACTTTAAGCGCCCAATTTTCAAAAAGAGTCATGAGTAGTCTCTGTTCCGCGTGTGTTCTGGGAGTTGTTAATAAATCTCCCATCTTAAGATACTCCCGACTAGAAGTAGAACTAATGAATGTACACACTGCGGGTTCTTTTTGAAGATGTAATTTATTATCTTTATCTGTGAGTGTTTTTACTAGATATACTTCATTTTCCCCAGCAAGTTTATATTTACCGTCACCAAAATTCAATAATTGTATATCGAAATTATTTTGCCTACGATAATTGTATTCGAAATATAGTGCACCCTCCCATAGCGCTTCCGCTGCACACATTAAATATTGATTACTCTCATCGACTGTTGCTATGGGAATGCCCATACAAAGTAGGAATGCCTTTGCTAATTTTTTGTCTCTATCGTCTTCGGTATTATTTTGTTCGTAAAAAAAAGGATGACCATATAGCTGATGGCGCGTTACGCCTTCTTCGGCTATATCGATATAAGCTGGGGTCTTTATGTAATAACTGCTACTATTTGCTTGTATTGCATGGTAATAATTGGGTATTTTTCCGTATTCGGACCCATACGCCTTTTTACCCCCCTCTAATGTGCCAAAACAATACTTATTTGCTGCGGCAAAATCATGTAATACAAATTTGTACTGGTCTTTTGTATCATTGTCTAGTTTTTCTTTTTTTTCTATTAAATCTTTTAGACTCTTTGTTAATTCAGTTTCGTTGTTCTCGTCAATTACAAAAGTTTCTACTAGACCAGCAGTATTATCCCCTTCACTTCCAATGATAGCCCATTTTTCGTCGTCTTTAAAGTTTACCTTTGCGGGGTTGCCGTTACCGATGAAAAACAATTTTTTATTTTCATTATTTTCATTTTTCTTTATCCAATCATAAGACATTTCTTTGGTAAAAACAGTCTTATTGACACTAACGCTGCCCTCTGCTGGTATATCAAAGGCCTTTCTGTCGTTGACTCTACTTTCTGTTGTAAAATAATCAATAACAAAACTAATGAACTTATCTGCGTTATCACAAGATTTTAACCCCTCTTTAAACGTTGGTGATAGTCTGGGGGATGCTTTGAAAAGGTTTTCAGCCTCTATCCTACCAGCCGCTTCTGTGGTGAGTGTACTAGTATATGCGCTAGTTGCGCAATAGTACCAGTTATATGCTCTTAGTATTAAAGTTAATAGGGCTGATGGCCACTCTAGATTACCCTGTTTAAGTGTTGAGAGATAATCGTATGGATTTGCCCCGCCATGAAGAATATCATAGTTGGTTAAAGGAAGGAACTCAATTGAGCCGTCACTGCTTACGTCTTCATCCTGTGGCAAATCTTCTCTTATTTTCTCACTATAGCTTTTTGCTGCATCAATAAGTTTATTTACAAAATCTATCTCAAGTAAACCGCTTGAATCTCCAGGTAATTCTCCTGGCCATATCGGAACCTTTTTTCTACCCTTAAGTGTGGTACTGTTTTCACTACCACCGCCCTCCTCTACTTCTTTATAAAACATTGTGAATGGCGGTACGGCGTTTGACTCGCTAAAACTGGGTGGTAAATCAGTGTTTTCTTTCGTGAATCCCAGGACTTTTAGGCTTCTTTTTTCTGGGTCATGTTGTTTTATATCATTAATATCACTAAGATAACGATGGAAAACCGCCATGAAAGTATCAAGGTGGGCAAATGCCATTCTGAAAGCATTACCAATTGTTGGGTTAAACCCGAGATTTGTGGAAACTTTAACACTTAATGTTTTTTGTCTTTCATTTTCAAGTTGTAGCTTCTCTTCCCTTAGTTTATTTATTCTATCCCCTAAATTAATAATCCACTCAGGTATTGTGTAACCAAATTCATTTTCAGTTAAAGGTGAATATTGTAAGTATAAATAATAGGTCCCACCTTTACCCTTTATGAAATTATCGTATATGTATTTTGTTATGTCTTTCTTGTATTCGTTTGTTATGCCTACAATGTTAATCTTTCCCTCATATAGTCCGCTTGCTCTATATAGTCTATTTTTCACTGCGCCGTCAATAGCTGCAATTACTACGTCTTCTGATTCGGTAAGCTTATAATCGATTTTAGCTGGCCCCTTTGCTTGTTGCCATCCGTTTACATTCCAACCAAAACAATTTAACTGTTCGCTGAGGCTTTCCTGAAATTCTTTGTTATAATTACTTATATTTTCCAATAATGTTCTGTAACTGGTAGCGTCTTTCGGAGTTTTGTCGCCAAAAACCTTATCAAACCAATCTATAAGTTTACCAAATATATCGAAAGCGCTTCTATTCTTAACATCTAACTTTTCGGTTATTATTATGTTGCCGATGGTAGAAACCCCGCAAACATAATACGTTTTTGCATTGCCTCTTGTTAATTCGATAAAGAAATAACCGCAATTAAAAGCTTCTTCAAGGCAGGCGTTGAGACTGGTCTGAATTTTCTCGAGTGCACTAATCTTCCTAGATAATTTTGATATTTCCTCGCTCCAAATATCGTTTGTGCTCTCAGCATTTTTCGTCGTAGCGCTTGCTTCGGCCATCAATTTCCTCAATTCTGGGTACGTTTTAATTGTGCTGACATTGTCAAGATACTTAAATCCTCGTTGTGCCCAATATTCTCTACCCTTACCCTCAATATATGGCGCAATCATAACTAAATTCATCGGAACATCGGTATATACGCCAAACATATATCCAATAAATTTAGCATCAATTTCGAAGTGACCCGTTTCTGCGTTAAAGTTTGCTTTAAAATCTTCTACCGATAGATTGTAGGTGACCTCCTTCCCGTAAAACCCCTTTACTTTTAACTTAAACATTGGGTATGGGAAACTAAAAAGTGCTTTGAAGAAGCTCCCTCCGTTAATTGAGGTGTCAACACTTGCTCCATTTAACTGCTCGTTTTTGACCGTGTTTAGGTAACCTTGTTCATGGGGAGACATTAGAGATGCACCTCGAACATCCACAAATTTTATGTTAACCTGTGGGATGTACCAGGAGCTATATGTTATATCAATAGATTCAATACCCAGGCATTCGTTAGTGTTTCTATCTGGCCTTGTACTCTCTATGTCTGTAAAATTGGTTGTTAAGAACCCATTGGTTCCACCAATGAAATTAATCGTTCCTTTATCAGAAGAAAAATGAAGGTCATTATCTGATGAATTACCATTTCCGTATCCAATATATCCACAAGAATCCCTGTTACCAAACTCTACGGTAAAGTCAACAGAAATGCAATAATCTTCATAGGGATGTGGTATTCCGTTGGGAAGATTATTATATACATTATTGGGTTCTACATATAAAAGTCTGCCTTGGCTTTGTATGTTACTGTTCTTCATTACCGTAAAGTTTATAATATTCGTCTATTGAATCTCTGTAATCTTGTAGCGATACCGAAAGTGGGTATGGTATTCTAAGTGTTGTCCCGTCTTCAATTTCATATTCCATTGAACCAGCTTCGGGATTGGCTTGAAGTATTAACCAACCATAGTTCGGGTTCTTGTAGTAGGTATAAGAAATTAAATCCAGGCGGCTCTTATTCTTCGCATATACCTCGAAAAAATCCGTGTCTTTTGGTTTTACTCTTCCAAATGGCACTAGTTCTATTTTACCATCGCCTCTAAATTGTTCGTATCTATCATATGATGCTACCATAATAACTTCTTTTACTTACTTATTTTTTTTCATCTCTATTTTTAAGCATTGCTTCATATACCTGAACGTCCCCATCTGGACTTTCCCTATGGTCGGCTCTCCTGTCGTATATTGAAGCGTTGCTGTAATAGTTATATGATACGGCATTCTGTAATCTCTCGATTGGACCACTGATATCGCTTCCGCCAATAAATTTAAATCTTAGTGTAATATCTGCCATCATTGGTTGTACACCTATGCCTTCTGGATTGAGGTCCCACTGTACCCCGCCAGCATTATCATATGAAATTTGAATGCTCTCTATCAATATTTTTGTGTTATAGAAATCTCCAATTCTTAAAACACAGTATGGTGCCCTGCCAAACGCAAGATTTCCAACTCCTGTATCTTTAGGAGTACCGTTTGCATCGGATGCGGATACCGTTGGCCCTTGCCTTGTACACTGATGAAGGAAAGTTAATCTTGCGTTAAAACCTTCAGGTGTAATACTGTGATATGCAGGGTCAAAGAACTGTATTTTTTGAATAATACGATTCTTAATGAACGATTCTGATTCCTTAATGTCCCTAAAATAAGTGTATTCATTATCGTAAGGTTCGTCAGTCTGTTTCTTTCCGCTAACGCTCCTGTAAATATTCCTCGTCTTTGTTACAGTCTCCCGCGCCGCTTTCTTCTGCTTCTTTTCTTTATTTATATCATAGTAAATTTCTATTACCGCAGAGCGATTTACTTTTGCTTCTAGACTTGAAACATCAAAATTGCCCTTTGAAACGTTTATTGGTTTTGATTCTCCTGGGTAAATTTTATTTCCATCAACAAAGTATTTCATCCGCCCCTTTAGCCATTCAGACACAGAATATGCTCTATCTTTAGAGAGCATATCGTTTTTGTTCTCATCGCCGTGACTGGAAGCGTGTCCATAAACCGAAATGTGGTCTATTTTTTCCGCATTATTCAATAATGCTGCAAGGACAGGATTTACGTTTTCCTGTGTATTGTATGAACCAAAATTTTTAAGGGCGTAATATAAGTCTCCAAAAGAAAATAATGTTTTACCGTAATCAATTGTCTCATCTATTAGCCCAGAGGTCTTCATTTGCCCTTCTATAAATTTGAAAGAGTCTGCATCAAAATTGTTTAATGTAAAGCCCGTTATGTCGCCATTATTGGGTAGACCTTCACTTGCGGGTAACTCAACAATTTTTCCCTTTTCTCTCTTATAATATTTATCCCAATTATTGCCTGATTTCGTGGCATAATATACCAAGGCTTGGTTTTTATATTTATTATCTACTCTATAATACCATGTTTGTCCCACACCCACAATAGGGTTATCTATCTCATGTCCCTCGTTTTCTACCTCATAGCCATTGGATGCATATCTTCCACCATTCATAAGATAATCGGCAAAATCATCAGGTTTATCGTCTATACCAGAATAATTGTTCGGGAAAAATACAAAAATTTTAATGGTCTCTAGCTTTGGACTTTCAACTGGTGTTACAGTCCTTTCCACTACATCATCATATGTTTCAGTCTCCACCTCATCCTGGCCAGCTGTTGTATCTCCTAGGTCATCACAACCCGCAAAGAAACGAAGAATTTTCTGTTCGTTTTCAAAGCTATCAGAAGGATTCTTCCCTCTCCATTTGTTTATGATTGAAGGGTGGTCAATCAATAGAGTAAATGAAAGACTACCACCTCTTTCCGTATTCACATATGAATATATTTTCTCGCCTCTCCCTATAAATGTATTGTCGCTCCATTGTGTCGTTATATCCTCTGAGAATTTTAAGTTATATGGAGGAAACCACATAATACGTCCGCCATTGGGGCCTCTTTGCTCCTCAGTAAGTGTTGGCCCTATGTTATAATTTGTCCTGTCGTTCTGCTTGTTTTGATAGGGTGGTTTTAATTTAAACGTTGTATTTTGTATTTCAACATCCTTCCACGCAAGATTCTCTATTGAAAACATGCATTTCTTTATACTCTCTTTATCAAGTTCTCCACTTTGTGTTTTATGTGGTGCAATATTAACAAAACCATTAGGTTTTAATACACTCATGTCAGAAAGGCGTTTTGCTCCATTATATGGACGTAAGCCTTCACCATAATTTCCTTGTATTTCTGCTAGTGTAGCAAAACTTTCCGCACCACCTTCATCTTTTATTCTCGGACGAATTAAATCGGTCATCTTACTGTACTGATGATTTACGGTCCATACCCTACAATATGGGTTATCATAACCACCCCCGAGATTTGTTGCGCCCTCTTTGTATAAATTTCTGCCTCTTGAAAGAAATCTTTTCTTGTCTGTAAAATTATCTTTTTCCTCCGCATAAAAACGGTCGATTATTGAATTGATTTGACCGTGTGCGAATAATTGATTTGTTTTATGTAGGAGCCAACCTTTCGAATTTGCCTCGTAATTTGCAAAATTATCAATTTCGGTTGTAAATAAATGCTCGTCATATGAACGGTCTACGTTGCTGGGCCTCTCAAGCCCCTCGTTATACGTAAACAACATTTCATTATCGTTGGAGTTTACTAATATCGTTGGAGTGTTAACCTTGGTTTCAGTATATTCCCCCTCCCAATTGCGCTTGGTGGGCATTGTAATCTTTTTGGGGTCATTGTCTGTACTCCAGCCCGCAGACAATATAGAATCATCTATAATGTATCTGTTTTCAGCACGAAGATGTTTGTTTAATTCCGCAAGAGAATCCCCTAAAACTTTTTCGCCGCCCCTTAAGATTGGGCTTTCAGAATTAGTAACATATATGTCTTTTTTATTACCGTTGTATTCAACCTTTCTAAAACGGTTCACGGCATCACCGTATATGACCGAGCTTATGTTTATCCCATTAAGGTTTATATCATCGGTAACTCCATTATTGTAACCAACAAGTCCATTTATACCACCAATATCACTTGGTCTATTAAGCAAGCGCTCATAAACATTATATGCCATACCAACCTCTGGATACATAGGCTGGTTGTACATTGAATACTTTCCAATGTTACGCATTAACGCAATGTTTCTTATTAAAAGGTTCTTGTTTAAAAGGTTGCCTATTTGATAATCATCTAAAAACGTATTTGTTGCGTTTGATATTTTTAATATTGTGGTATCCATTTTCTAAAATATAATTTTTACTATTTTAAAATCAATTAAACCCCGAATTCATAGCCTCTTTGAGGTACTGTTCTTCCTCCGTGGTTGAGACTATCCATGACTTTTGCAATAATACTTGGCGTTAACGCGTCGGCAATCTGCGCTTGAAGTTGTTTAGAAAGTGTCTTGTCGACGCCTTCAGTTCCTTTAATATTGATATCATCGCCTCTGAAGTTGAAGTCTATGCTACCAAATTCAATCCTTATGGGCTTTTCTGGTGCGGGTACTGATGGTGTAACATTTATTTTTGTATCTGGTCTTGGCACTATTGGGGTAATCGCTCCGTTCGCACTATTATTAATAGCGTTAAATAAGGCTTTTTGCTGGCCCATGTTCAATACCATTTCACCCGCATTTGTCATCACTGGTATTCTATCACCAGTCCTAGAATTGCCCTCGACGATGCCACCGCCAGCTTTTTTCTGTGCTTTAACAACCTGTACCTTAACAACTTCATTCTTGAAGAAGGATTCTATTTCATTAACAGTTTCTGCGTCACCGTTTTCCTTCATTTTGGCCATAAGCTTGCCACTTAAGAACTCGTTACCTTCTATTGCTGCATTGATTTTCTTAAGTTCGCTTAAACTATAATCACCATTAAGATGAAGTCCCTTCTCCTGTATCTTTGATTTCTGATTTGCTTTATCGCGTGCCTTTGTTCCAAAGATGCCTGAGGCTAATCCCCCAATTCCGCCAATCGCAGCACCAATTGCGGTTCCAATACCTGGTGCAATTGCGCTTCCAATGCTTGCACCCAGGGCACCCATACTGAGCGCTCGACTTCCTGCATGTCCCACATAATCACCAGCACTACCTGTTTTCATTGCCCCACTAGCCAGGGCGGCATCCAATAATAGTTCTCCGCCTAATCCGACCCAGCCAGCAATGTTTGCACCTTTTGCAAATTTTCCTAGTTTTGCGGCGGCGTTTAACGGCTTTCCTTTTGAGAATACTCTTGCAGCATCTTTAGTGTATTTCGGTTTTACGCCAGGCCTAGACTGATTAACGGCCTTCCAGGTATTATTCGATGTTTTTTCGGCAACATATTGTTCTCCCTTGTATTCGTAAAGCCCTCCTTTTACTATGTTTTTTGGCATGCCGCCTTTGGTGCCCTTTAGACCTCCACTGAAAATATTTCTTGCGCCAGGAAGTAAATGGCTTCCGCCCCTAACCATATTAAATGCTCCACCGACGGCTCCTGCCACTCCGCTAATTACTCTTCCCCCTGCTATGGCATAAAGAATCATCCTCATTTCGCCTACGGTATTAACAAGACTTTGTATTCCCTTGCCAATTCCCATAGATTCCACCATATTCGCGTGGGTGGCTTCCTTTTGTGCCTTAAAGCCTTGTATTGAGTCATCCCAACCCCTTAATCTCTGTGCGATGTCCTTTACATCCTCACTTTCTGTCCTAGCAACCTCTCTAAGATATTTTACATCTGCGCTGGTGATGTTCTTTGCCGACTTAAATTTTCCATTGATAACTGCGCCAGCGGTTCCATTCTGAATTATACCAACATTTTTGAGTAACTCTGCAGTATCTTTATCAATATTGGTATTACCAGAAATTTGCCGTGCTATTTCGTTTCTCCTGGCATTTGAGTTTATTGATTCAAAAAGATTATTGGCGTCAAGCCCCATAGATTGGGCGGCAGCTTTAATCCTTTGACGGTTAAATGATGATATCTCGACCTCTCCTGTTCTTCTATTGAAACTTCCCAAGTTTCCGAACATCTGTATCATTCGGTCCTGAAGTCCCTCCATATCATTCAACCCCTCATATAGCATTCCAAGAGGGTCTGCCATCTGAGCAAATGGCCCACCCAATACCTGTAATTGTGCACCAGTTGTAATAGCCCCTTCTACTGTACTCACCTTATCGGCAAATGCTGCGGCTTGAGACATGTTAAGGTTGATTTGAGAGGCTTTTTCTGCCATACTGGCAAGCCCCTGCAAACCATTCTTAAAAGTGTATCTTTGTGCTAATGAAATATTATCAAGAAATGCCTTGGACAAATTTTCCCAGACTAATCCCTTCTTTGAGGCGCTAGCGAACATTTTACCAGCACGTTTTCCTGCTTCCTCCATTGAGAGGCCGAAATTCTCCAGCCTTCCCATGAACTGTCCAGTATTATCCCCTAGAATCTTGCTGGTGGCAGCCATGCTTTCCATACCAGCATTGGTTGCCATAACTTGTCGGCCTGTATTCTTAACGAAACTCTCCTGGAGTTTCATTAGTTGTTCAACACCAACGTTATATTTTATACCAAAACCACCCTTGTCAACAAGTGAAATTGACCTCTTTCTGAAGTCATCCATTGCTTTGCCAGACAAACCAATTTGTTTTGCATAATTGGCTGCTGCCTGGCTCATCTTGCCCCACGGGCCTAATGCTTTGGTAACAGATTCGCCTATTTGTTTGGCTCCTTCACCAATTTCTTTGAAACTTTGTTTTAGGAGCTTGAATCTATTTTCAGTATTTTTAGAAAAGCGGTCTAAAGAATTATAACCAGTTTTTTCAACTTCAATCTTTTTCTTGGTAAGATTGGTAAGCTCTTCTTCATACTTCTTTTCTAATTGTTTGTCTTTAAGTAATAACTTTTGAGTTTTGAGTTGGTCCGACCTGGCCCCGTCAATTTCTTTTGATATTTTTCTTCTTTCAGATTGAATTTTTTTTAATTTTTCTTCTGAATCTCTTATATCATCTAAAATATCTTTTTCCTTGGTCCCATATTTTATCAATAACTCCCTCTCTCTCTTGGTATCCTTAATTGCATCATTAATAGAATCTATAGAATCTTTTATGCCTTCAACTTTTTTCTTTAATTCAGCAGCTTTTTTAACTTCATCAGCAGTTTTCCTTGAGGCGGCACTAGTATTCTCCCTGATATCTCTCATAATACCAGTAATCGACTCTAAGACTTGTTTTAAGTCTTGAGAGTTTTGGAGTGTTGTGCCTGTTGTATTATTACCCATAAAAACTTTCTAATATATTTTCTAATAAATAGGTTATTGTGATTTTTCTTAAAAGAAAAAACCCACTTCAAAAGAAATGGGTTTATTTTTAAAGATTTTGTCTTTTTTGTTGCTCCATTTTCGCATAGGCATTGAGAGCCACACCATTAACAGTACTTGAATTTCCTCCGTTAGCCTTGTTTTCATTCTTCTTTCTTTCAGCTTCGGCTCCCTCCTGTTCCATATTATGTTTCATAATAATGAACTTTCTTTGCTGTATTGGCATTTGCCAAAGTGTTTCATAAGGAAGTCCAATATATCTGAAACAGCCCCAGAGTTCTTCTTGTAGTGCTGCCTCGTAATTATCAGGCAATGTTGAGAAAAATAAATTGGTCAGTCTGAAGAAACACACTCATAGAGCCACCTCCGAGACTCTCGGGTTTCTCAATTGTTAGATTATAATCAAGTCCTGGCTCATTTTCGTTAATATATTTTCTAAGTGCTGATGAATCTTTGACATTCATTTTTCTTACATAATCCCTAATATAACCTCTATCGGTTACACCATTTACGGACATGATAGACATTTCGAGTCTATTGGTAACAGAATGAGTATAAAGAAGCTCTTCTTCATCGATGCTGTCAGACCAATTTTCAAGCGTCCTTACAGCCTCTCTTGCTTTAGCCTTTGCTGCGCGGTCGAGTGTCTTATCACTTTCTATAAATTCATCAATTTCCCCAGCGAAATATGAAAGTCTTGCCTTCTTAAGAACTTCATTTTCCATTTCTTCAAATTTCTGCAAATCAAGATTGTTTTGATGGCTGAGGAATCTAAACTTAATTTGGTCTTTTGAGAGTGGTAGTTCATAATCAAAGTATCCATTTGCGTCACCTTTGAGATTAAAGGGCTTAAACTGAATTTGAGAAAGGTCTACTGTTGTGTCAAATTGCTCACCCGTAACATCGTCCGTTGCAGTAATTGGATATTCATTGCCATAGCCACTTGCCCTTAAGAAAAGAATAATTGCGTCCCTATCGCCTTCGAGGAGGTCTCCTGTTGCAACTTCATCACTCATAACCTTCTGCTCAAGAATAGTGTCGATAATGAGGTTGTCTCTATAAAGGTTTGGAGCGATAATCATATTTTCATCGTATGCTGTTAAATATGAGACGGGAACTTTGCTAGTTTTGGTTTTATAACATTCTCCCTTTGAGGGAAGTGGAATCATATCAAAACTTTCGTGGTTCTCGAAACTATTTTTCTTTGGTATAAAACTTAAATCCCTATTAAATGTTTCTTCGGCCTTAAAAACATTCTTCTCTTCTTTTTTTGGTGATGGAGCATTATTTACGCTTTCACTAATTGAAGCTGCAATAGAGTCGGTAATGTTTGACTTCGTTTTTCTAACCCTCTTCTTTTTCTTTAACTCTTCTGGGTCCCCACCACGAGCTATATAGTCATCGTATATATCTTCCTGGCTCCTCTTGAGGAGGTCTACCTGTTCCTGGATTTTATCATCAGGAAAAATGCGATTGCCATCCTTATCAATCTTTTCTTTCATGTTTTTGACCGTTTCGGCAATAGTTTTTTCATACATTTCATATGATGCCCTGTCAATTGCGAGCATTTTTTCGTTTTCAGCATTTTGATTCTGATTAACGGCTTTTTCTTCTATATTATCCATATTATAACGTTTTTTCTTAATAATTCATGTTTATTAGGCTTTTTCTTAATAATTAATGCCTTTGCTTTTTTTTCTGCTCTTTTTCGTATTTTTCTCGATATTCAGTAAGTTTTTCGGTTAATACCTTTCTTACGTAATTCGGGTTATTGTTTATGTCGTGTTCCCAAATTCGTATAACGGGGATTCCGTGTGCCGCGGCCCATAAATCTTTTTCTTTATCTACCCACTCTGTATGCTTCTGCATTTTATTCTTTTCCTCATGAATAAGACCGTGTCCATGAAAATAATCACCATCCACTTCAATAATAACATTATCTTGAGGGAGATAAAAATCAAAATATCGCCCAATCTCCACTGCTTTAAACTGATAGACATATTTCACCCCCATCCTGTCTAAAAAATCTTTAGCAAAGCGTTGTTCTAACTTTGAAGTGCCATATTCTGGATGCGGCCTTTTACTTCTTGGTAAAGGACTTTTCTTAGGGGGCTTGGGTAGCCTTGGGTCTTTTGGTTTAACCGATTTTACCTTAGTATGTTTTATTTTGGGCATTCCTCTTTTAATCGGTTGTGTCATTCTCGTATGTCTTTTTGAAAAAATAATTGTCTTTCATTGCGTCAAAAATACCCTCAATTTTCTCGCAATTGTCTTTAAATTTTATTACATCTTCTGAATCCAATTCAAACCACTCTCCTTTAACTCTTTTTCCCGCATACCATTGATGCAACATATTTTCCATTAAAAATGGATGCTTTGTCTCAAACTTATTCACTAAATATATTTCACCTGAGTTACCAGTCTGGAGTTTCTTAATTCTCTTCTCTACACTTCCTCTTGTAACCCCAATTTTATAGTAACCCTCTTTTTCCCAATCTCCTAATATATACACATAGCCCATATGATACTCTTTTACATAGAAAAAATATGTCTTTCTCTTTATTAGTCAAGAAAAAACGTTTTTTCAGACTATTTATGTAAAAATCATAGGACATAATTTTTAATATTATGAAAACAACGAAACAAAATATCAATGAAATAAAAAGAATCGCTAAATCTATGCCTAAATCCATAAACGAGGCTGTTTATGAAGAATTTAGTGATGCAAATAGTGATTTGCAACCAGAAGATGATATGAGGAAAAAGATGGCAGTTCCTGCCGCTCAGGGTCCTGTTGTTGACGGTCCACAGGGTGAAGATGAACCTTCTGCACCTGCAGTAGATAATGGCGCTGTTGAAGCCCCTGTTACTGATGCTGGGGCTGCTGATATGGGTGCCGCCGCTGATATGGGGGAGGAAAAAGAAGGAGAAGATTCTTTAAACGTTGAGCAATTTGTTGATGATATCCGTAAGAAATCACTTAGGGGAATGGCACAACTTGCCGAAAACCCTGATGATGAAAGATATCAGCTTTTGAAAAAGATATGGCAGATTTGTGATAAAAAGCCTGAACAGCAAACTGCATTTAGTAATCCCAATCAAGTTCCTCAAAAGAAAATATAAAAAACATTTTACCTACTATTTATAAACAAATCAAAGAATAAACAAAAGAAAACATATATTAGTCATGTCAGATATTCTTTTAAAAATGCCATTGGTTTACGAGCCATTGAAGAAGAATAGATTTGTCCTCCGCTTCCCTGCAGACCTTGGTATACAGGAGTGGACGTTGGTTTCTGCAAAGAGGCCTTCAATAAACCAGAATGCGGTTGAGATTCAGTTTTTAAATACATCTACCTGGGTTCTTGGTCGTTATGTTTGGGAAGATATCACAGTAACTTTCCGTGACCCTATTGGACCTTCAACTTCACAGGCCGCAATGGAGTGGATTAGGCTTGGTTCTGAATCACTTACTGGACGTCAGGGCTATGCTGCTGGCTACAAGCGCGATATTGAACTTGACATGCTCGACCCAAACGGCGTAGTTGCTCAACGTTGGATATTAAAGAACGCATTTGTAACAGTAGCAGACTTTGGAGAACTTTCTATGAGTGATGATAGCCTCGCCGAGGTAACTGTTACGCTTAAGATGGACTATGCAATTCTTGCTTACTAATTGATTGTAATCATTTATATTATAAAAGAGCAGCCTTCCAGGTTGTTCTTTTTTTTTATTAAATATGTTCGGAATTATCCCTGTGTATTGCAAAGATTGATAGCTTACTTGAACAGGTCTTCCACATCACCAAATTCACCGTTGTTTTCAAAAGGGGATTTTAATTGTTTTGTGGAGAATACTATATATGTTTCACTCATACTGGCCTCTCCATAGAAGCCCTCCCTGATATTATGAAAAACAACACCATCATAACCAAGTTCCTGAGCTAAACAAGCTATTGATTCATTATCTAATGAAAACCAGCTACCACGCGCATATCTATTGCGGTTTAAGCCGTGCTCACAATATTTGTCAAACAAATCATTATATGCGTTACAGTTCTGCGGGGTTATTGATATATCATTCCATGGTCTACCTTCACAATCAATGTGCAATGGATTTAAAACCCTTGCACATAACGGATAAGTACCGCCATGTCCGAGGTATCCGTCTTCTTCAAACATTTTAGCAGTAAGTTCATCCCTTATCTGTTTTGTCGTTGGAAACACCCTTCTAATCCACGCATCCAAAAATCTTCTGTCATTTGGGCTATCATCGCATGATGGTGTAAGTATTGGCATACCATTGCGCCCACCAACATAACATAAACGGCCAACATTTTTATTATAATACTTTTCAAAAACCCCCTTGCATATAACGAGCCATTTACGCGAGTTTTCAATATTCAAACCATATTTTCTATAACTCTCGATTTTTTCTGGTTCGTATGTTTTTTTTAATTCATCATCATATTCGAGTTTAATTGTCTCAAACGCATCATCATCAATTAAATAAACTTTATTGGAATCATCACCATGAGTAAAATACTTGTTATACAAATCCAATACATCTTCGTCAGATAATTTGTTAAGAGTCTCTTTATTTATGAACATGCGCATATTGCCGCCGCTGAAAAAACTAGCGTCGTTAATACTTGAAAGATGTATAAACGGTGTGTTGAACCTGTTAAAACCGAAAGTCCTCGTAGCATGGCCCAATAATAGTGGCCTGCCATTCTTGTCAACCATCTTCGAACCCGCGAACCAACGCTTGAAGTTGTCACTCATATATATGTTATCAAGATAATTTTCCCTTAGTATTATCTTTACACATGAGGAAACCATCTCAAATAAATCACTCTCATTTAACATTACTCTATTCATAAAAACAGGCCGTTTTTAATAAATAGTTATATAATCAGTAAGGTACTGATAATTTCACAAGACTTGCGAATCCGTCCTCAACCTTGCGGTGATTCATACGGAAGCAGAATTCATCCATATGGGTTTACATATGCTTTACCGACATATGTTTATATAAAAAAAATAAGTAGAGTATTATACTCTACTTATTTTTCATTATGTTAGTATTTTTACTGGTCAAATGAGACGCTTTCTGGATAAATTGTAAATGTGAGGTCGATGTATTCAAGAGTAGGTGTTGGCTTAATCTTGATTGTGCAAGGGAGAGTGTGTGCATCTCTTGCTTCGACTGAATCATCTACAATAATTTGGTAGTCGTAAATACCTCTATTTGCTTTCACATTAGCAAGGATAGGGTCAACGATGCTCATGAATTGATTCTTCAAAGTATCATCATACTGGTCGAAGATGAGTTGTTTAGCGCTTGAGCTAATAAGTTTCTTAACTCTAATCATGAGACGACGTACATTGACACGATTGAGAGGGCTATCTACATTATACATGGTCTTGTTACCCCAAATCTTAACACCGTCAACTGCAAATGTCTTTACGGGGTTAATACCTGCAGCATATACAGTATCTTCGTCATCAAGTTTGGTCTTAAGGCAAGCACGTACGCAATTAACATTACCGCGGTTAATACCTGCAGGTGCAAACCAAGGATATGCGGTGTTATCTGTGTAGGCAAGATTTCTAACAACGTCTTTTGTTACAGGGAGGTCGATGTAGATATTCTCACTTGCATCGAAGAATTTAATCCAAGGCCAATATGTTGAAGCGTATGATGAGTTGATTGAAGTATTTTCAAGCTTATCAACAACTTCGTCGGCAGTTTCAGAGTTAGGTGCAGTGGGTATATAGAGTGCATCACCACCGCGTCCGTCATCACTATCTTCAATCATATCGAGAGCGTCTTCAACAAGGAGCTCGTTGCGGTCCCAATCAATACCAGGGGTTGCAAAAATGTTAATATCGTAACCCTCAGGATTTGCGAACTGACGATAGGCACCAAGGAATGCATAGTAATCGCTATTGATTGCATTGATAGGCAGGTCAAGATTTGCCTCGATATCCCCTTCAATTTGTGTATATGCTGTTCCAGTATACTTGTTAGCTTTAAACTCATCAGTATTGGTTCTTTCTTTCCTGCGAACATCCCAACCATCAAATCCACCGTAGAAACATACAGTAAACTTACGGATGTTAGTATCAGCATAAAGTGTATCCTTCATGTATTCCTCTGAAAGAATTCTAGGAATCTTGTTGGTTTTATCAGCGATGCCCGTTGTTCCATCTACTGCGGTAAATACACATGTACTAATGCCGCTAACACCTAATACGGTAGCGGTTTTTCCGCCGCAAAGATTCATAATTGAATCAAGATGGAAACCGTTAGACATTTCGGTCCCTGCTACGTCACCCTTAAATTTGAGGACGTCAACATCAACACCGACTCTGCTTGAGAAACCGAAATATTGTCTCTTTGCTTTGACATTGTAATCAAATGTTGTGTTATAGCATACTGGGAAATTCTTAGTTCCATCTGTGAACTTATGGAGAGGATATCCAAGGAATCCACAAGGTACTGAATCCGCGATAAGAGCTTCATCTTCATTCATTTCAAGAGCAATGTACTTAGACTTAAGCTCGTATGCTCCGTCGATAGTACCAATGCGAAGAGCAACATAATTCTTGCTTCCCTTTACGAGATTACATCCAGAGAATTTCTCAAGAATGACGGGTGAACTATCGCTGTCGCCCATTGGCCTTACAACAAGGTCGAAAGTCTTCTCGTTTGGTTTAATATTCTGAATGGAGATTTTAACTTCGGAATTAGCATTGTCACCATCAGAGAGCGTGTATGCACGGAAGAGTGCGAGTACGCTGGCAGTACTACTTGTGGTTCCCGTTACTTTGGAATCAGCTTGTGAGACAAGCCAAGGTGTAACGGCGCATTTATAAGCAGATTTATAGTCATTCAATTTGGCTTCAGCTGTTAATTTCTCAACTTTAATTGTGAAACTTGCTCCACTATCAAGCTTTTCAATCATATCCCTGATTGCATAGTCGTAAACCTCCTCAACATAGAGAAGACCGTTACCACCTAGAGGGTCACCACCAAGTACATTATAGATATAATCCTTGTCGCCATAATTCAATGAAACGCTATACTCACTAGTAGCGGTACTAGCGCTCACACTCACTTTAAGAGTGAATTTACCTAAATTTTCGGATGTTATGGTTGTACCACTTGTTTCTGCGGTGGTTGCCTTAATTACATTACAATTGCCGTCATAAATAACTTCCTTATATTCAGAAACTTCAACACCAGCAACATACTCATTGTATGCATCACCACTAGGGGTTGCGCACCCGCCACCCTGGCTTTTACCGAATTTGCCTTTTGAGCGTAATACGGCTACTGCATAAGTACCGTTGAGTGCTGTATTGCTAGTATTATTAGAAACCGTAGCCCTTACAACCCATGCTTTTCCTGCTTCGTAGCCAGAAAGACCAAGTACGCGGCAAACATAGAGTTGTTTCGACTCTTTTAGGTATTCTTTTGCAATATATGGCAATTCATATTTAGGTAGGCCATTACCCTTATACTTCTCTGCAGAAGTAGGGCCAAAATAGTCTTCATATTCAGACCATTTTTCTACTTTAATAGGTTCGAACGCGGGTCCCTTTACTGTTTCACCAGCAAGACCAAGGCTGGTTATACCCAGGCTTTTAACTGAATAAGTAACATCCTGTTCCTTACTGTAAATACCTGGAGAAACATGGTTCCCTCTTGCATTGTTTATAATCATCTTTTTAAGCCTTTATAATTGTCTTATTATTTTCTTAATAAATAGCGTTAAATATCCAAAAAATCTAAATAGTACATGTGAAAAACATTAATTTTAAAGTAATTCGCATTTTACATCTTTCTCTTCAACTATAGTTTCGTCATCTTTTGTTTCAACGTTAATGTCTTTACATAGTTGTTTTCTATCTAGTTCGCTTTCTACATCATCTTCTCTTTGGTCAAATACCACATCTGGATTATATCCTCGTATGATTATACTACCCTCGGAATCTTTCTTAGTTTTGGATAATCCATAAAATCTCAGACTATCACCTTCCTTGAACTCCATTCCTGGTATGAATTCTGCCATCGCGCCATTGATTCTGATTTTAAAGTCGGTAATATTATCTAATACTACATCCTCAACCTTAAAATGTGTATTCATGGTAAATGTCACCTCATTTTCACAGGGTTTAAAATACATATTCAGTTTCAGTGGTTGGAAATAATATGGTGTTTCTTGGGTACCACAAGGGTCTATTTCCTCTATTTCAACATATGCACTATTTTTAATATTTTCTGGTCCTCCAAAGCGCATTTTTAATACTGGAACCTCTTCGGTTATCATATCTTCCTCGTTAATTATATACGCCATTACCCTGATTTCATATGATTGAGAGAAGTATTGTCTGTCGTCCATACTATACTCTGACTCATCGGATATGTTTTCAAGTTTCATTGGAATAAAGTGCCCATTTGGGCGTATATAACACTGTATGGCTTTAAATTTATCATTAACCAGTAAGTTAAAGTCATTAAGGAGTTCATATTTGTTAGTTACAAGACTTACAGTATATATCAAATCAACGCAATAAGGCTGCCTCATCCTATAATCCAAGAAATAGGGGCGTCCATTTTTATCCTGCATTAATGCTCTCTTCATCAAATATGTTCTATTCCCTGGTATGTTCATGTTTTTATCATGAAGCGTACCTTGTTGGGGGTTGTTTTCCCTTGTAAGAACTTTAAAATTCATCAGCATATTTTTCTGGTCGTCATTGTTCTCCCAAGTTTCCATGTATTCAGAAAATCGCTGAGCGGAAAAGAGCGCAACGGTAGGTATATCTTTATCTTCAAAAGTAATAGCTAAATCTTTTTCAACCCATTCCTTAAATGCAATATCAATGTCTTTATATACTAGCGTATTAGGGAGAGGCGTGGAATCTTTGAGGACCTCCTTTACAAGGTTCTCTCTTCCCTCGATTGGGTCGGGAGTTCTCTTTAATTTGATTATATTTTTATATTTTCTCTGTCCCATTTATCCATTAAACTCATTAGCATCTACGGGTGCGCAACTTATATCTCGGTATAGTGGTCGCGTACCGTACAACGTATTCTTATTGGCATATGAATCAACTCTTCCATCATCCGTTACAGTCCAGAATTCAATATGTTCAGGAGTAACTTGAACTCCGACATAATCACCTCTCTTAATATCACAGCCATATTCTTCAAGGGTTGATATAAATACCCCAAACGTAAGTTTTCCGATTTTAGCATACCTTCCCCTTACTTGTTTTGAGTCGTACGCCTTCATTTCAGCTTCATCGACTGTGAAAACGACTGGCAATTCTATCGGCTCCTTGAATCGTATCGCATTTTTCTGGGCCTCCTGGTAAATATCACTGACTTTAGTCTTATCCATATCTACTTGATAAAGTATAATAGTCTGATTCATATCCTCTTCTATATACTCTTTACCAAAGTCAACCTCCAAGTCAAACTCTTCCTTGCAAAAGAATTTGTTGTTACGTTTAATAGGATTACGCCTACGCATAGAGGTATTATTAAATTGTACACCCATAATCTTCAGAGTCTTTCTTGATAAATAGTTTGGAAAATGTAATTAGCGGATTTATGGGTCCCTGTTCATATGGTTAGAAGAGGTCATTCCTATTCATAATTTACTAGTAGATGATTTATATAGTAATACTGTTCTTTCTTTTTTTTTCTTTTTTAATTTAATAATATATTATTAAATAATATTAATTAACCGCGTGCACGCGTGTAATGCCTTTAAAGTCCTATCCTTTTCTTGTTTTTTTAAAGTAAAATTTGTATTTTTTAGCATATTGTATAGAAATGGCAACAGTAAAAGCGACGAATAGCGCCTTAGAGCATTTAAAAACATATGAGGGTAATAATCCGTACCTCCACATGCTTAAACGTGATATTTTTGTAAAAAATATATCTAGTGCTCTAACGGATAATACTATTGAATACATCAACTCGAATTATGATAAAGAGCCAATACCAATAAATCGAATCACAAAAGTCGCCGATTGGTTTGCTAAGACATGTCAGGAGAAGTGGGATTGCGATATTCTTCCAAACAAATTAAAAATCATCAGTTTAATCGGAGAAACAAAAGAGGCATATCATTGCTATGTTCAATATCGTAAAAGTGTTGAACCTCAAATGCTATTCATACCCAAAAAGGCTGTCTTGCGCAACTTTTTAGTAGATGATTACACGAAACTTGTTGTCAATTTTGAAAGATATGACCGTCTTTCCGCTTCTAGAAATCCAGAAGCACCAAGAAATCTTATGGAACACCAAAAAGAAGCAATCAAATTTCTTCTATCAAGGAAGAAATGCGTCTTGGCTGATGATATGGGATTAGGAAAAAGCACGGAGGCTACCGTCGCGGCGATAGAAGGAAATTTCGACGCAGTTCTCATTATATGTCCCGCTGGATTAAAATCAAATTGGTTGAAAGAACTAAGTGTGTATATCCCCGAACGTGAAATTACAATTATTGGCGGGTGCGCAGACATGAAGAAACCAGAAATTGAGAAATATCTCGGATATGGTGTTGGGCGCTCAGGAAAAAACCTACCTGAGTTACTTGCAGAGGCAAAAGAAAGGGGAAAATGGAACGATAATCGTTTTGTAATCATCAATTACGATATTTTAGGGGATGTCTATTCAATTCCCGAGACGCGGAGTAAGGAAAATATTGAAAAAGCGCTCAATGAAAGCCCAATGCTTCAGTATGTAAAGGGTAAAAAAACGCTAATCATAATCGACGAGGCACATAAGTTATCAAATTTAAAGGCAGGACGCTATAAAATCGTAAACGACTTGATTAAAAGGTGTAATCCAGATAGTTTATATTTACTTACGGGAACGCCAATCACGAACGACCCTGAAAATTTCTTCAATTTGTTATATCTTTTGGGTGACTCAATAACAGATAATTGGCAATATTACATGGAGCGTTATTGTGATGCCATAAAAGTACCGAAAGATGAGTTTGAAAAAGCTAAAAGAGATAGAATAACACGAGAATACTTAACAAAGAAAGGCAAAAATTCTTGGCACGATTTGTCTGGAGACGAAAAGAAGGTACTTTCCGATAAAATAGCACGTGAATGTAAAATGAGGACCATACCGAAAGGCGCCTCGAATTTAGAGGAGTTAAAGGATAGAACATCACATCTCTACCTAAGGCGCACCAAGGAAGATTTAAATACTCTACCCCCAATTTTTACCCACGAAAGATTCTTTAATCTAACAAGTGAACAGCAGGCAGAATATGATAGGCTATGGGAAGAATATGAGATTGCAAAGAAAGAAGAAGGAATAAACGGCGACCTTAACAAAGAACTTCTCGAAGGTGGACTTTATCGTAAATATCTATCCAATCAAATGGTCCCGCATACGATTAGTCTGGTAAATAAATGTCTTGAACGCGGAGAGAAGGTTGTGATTGCATGTTGCTATGATGAAGAACTCTATACTTTACGGGACTATTATAAAGAGCAGTGCGTAATATATAACGGAAAAATTTCTCTTAAAGAAAAGGATGAGGCAGTACAAAAATTTAATAATGACCCCAATGTAAATGTGTTTATTGGAAACATAAACGCTGCTGGCGTTGGAATTACGCTAATCGGCGGGCGTGTGCTAGTATTTAACAATATCTCATTTGTCCCAGGCGATAATGACCAGATGCGTGATAGAATCTACAGGATTGGCCAAAAGCGGGATGTCCATATTTTCTATCAAATTTTTAGAAATACTCAATACGAAAAAATGTGGAATATAGTGCTCAGAAAAGCTTTAATAATAAATGAAGTTATTAAAAAAGAAAGTGAAAAATGAAAACAAAAGTTAAGTGGAACAAACTTAAATGGGTAACAGAACTTATTGATAGTGAAAATGTTAAGGTAGAGAGGCCCAATATGGTAGAAGAAACCATATATAATTTTGACGATATGGTTGATGCTTGGACTCTTTTTATGCATAACATTGAATTAGAAAAATATACCGCCTATTGGGATGTATCGGAAACCCCTGATGTGCTAGGTGTAACAATTTATGATGAAGACGGTGGCATTATGACAACCATAATGAAGTGGAATACTTGGGATGAAGATGTAATTTCTACGTATGGTATTCATTATCTGTATCCAAATAGCAATGTAGAGATATACCATAACAGACAAGAATGGGTGGATAGAATTAATGAATTAGACCCCGAATTCTCCTGGGAGCCAGCAGAAAACAATATGATGGTTTATATTGGCTCAAAATTCATTGTTACGGTAGATTATCAACTTAAAAAGAAAGAAAATGATTGAGGACCAGCAATATTTAGCATTCGCAGACTTCATTGGTACCACAATTGATGGACAATACCGCTATCGTCTAGATTTTTCACAAGCACCCGAAGTTGTATGGGGTGAGGACTGGAACAGTACACCAGCGGGAATAATTCCGAATATTGCCCCCGATGCAAATACACTTTCAATTACAGGGGAAATTGTATCAGAAAAACGTTTCCTTTTAGCCAAAGAGAATACATGTTTTTCAATGCAGGACTGTATTGATGGAATAATCCCTCTTTTATTCACAGATATAAATGACAATGACATGATAGTGTTACCTTTTGGGATGAAAAAAGAGGATGTCGAGGAAGTGCTTTCTCAAAACAATATAGTCTTAGAAAACATCAAACGGGTAAACGAGGAAAAAGATAATGCAGTTATAAACAGCCTTATAAACACCCTCGAACAACAAAATGATGAAGGAGGAGAAGATAATGAACAATAAAAATGCGCAATTAATTTTCATTAAGCCCAAGGGAACCGTTTTGGGGCAATATGAATATGATTTTCTTTTTAGCGAAACACCCGAAATTGTCTACGGACCCGACTGGGACTACCCCAACCCCTCCATATGCAGCAATGTAAACCCAGACCCAACAACATACGACATTATTAAAAGTGTTAGGACAACCCTTCCGTTAAAAACCATACAAGAAACATCCTGTTATTCCATGGAATATGCCATGAATGGTATTATCGCCTTAGGGTGGATTGATATAGAAGGCCTTGAAGAATATCCAGAAAATGGACGCATGGTTTTTCATTATGGTGATGATATGGAAAAAGTTATAAGTCTATTAGACTTATATGACTATCATTTTGACGAAGAATAATTGTTTATTTGTTTTTATCTTTTTTTCTTTATACTTTTGTTGTGGGAAACTCGAGAGATTCGGGTTATTGTTTAATTTAAAGAAAAATTTATGGCACTTAAACAGCCTGTAACACAGGAAGAAATCTACTCTTTTTTGGAGGGACGAGACCCTCAGGAAAGAATTGTAAATCTTGATTATAGTTATAAAAATGACTACATTACGGTAATCTATCGTAATGAAAATGATGAGAAATGCAAGCATCAAGCACCGTTCCACCCCTTCTTATGGGCAACCAGGAATGCATGTAATAAACTCATAGGTGAAAATAGGGAAAGAGAGGCAAACCTTAGATTTCTCTTACGCAAATACGGAATAAAATGCGAAGCACTTGACATTGAAAATGTCGAGGGTGTTCCTTGCGAAAAAATGAAAGATGGTTACACCTTCCTTTTCAGGGCTAAAAGTGCCATGAGTTACAGCCGATTCCTTAATTTCTTCAAAGAGGCAGGATATCCCGTATTCTCAGATAAAAAAGATGGTGATACTACTACAAGAGAATCGAATAAAAATGATTATCTTACAGTAACACCACAAGAACAATTCCTTATTTCAACTGGCAAACGTTTCTTCAAGGGGTATGATGATTACAATGACATACTCCGAATGATTTTCGACTTGGAAACCGAAGGTCTTGACCCCTCAAAGCATCGCATTGAATGGTACGGTATTCGTTTTAATCGTCCTATTACTTTCAATGGAACTTCAAGGGAATTTGAAACCGAGATGCAAATAAAGGGGGTGACCAAGGAGGAAAAAGATGCTAGTGAGTTAAAGTTGATAGATACCGCTCTTCGTATAATATATACTTTTAGGCCAGATGTCATTACCGCCCATAATGGAGAGCAATTCGACTGGAACTTTATAATTGAAAGATGTAAGCAACTAGGGACGTCCATTGAAGAGATGTCCTCCAAATACTTTAATGGCCGTTCAATTTGTAAGAACCAGAGAGAAAGTGTACTTAAACTCGGAGGGGAGGTAGAACACTTCTATCAAACTATTGTGCCAGGCATTACTGTTACAGATTCCCTCCATGCAGTAAGACGTGCCCAAGCAACAGATAGTAACTTCAAGAAAGGTGATTTGAAATATGCGACAAAATACCTTAAAATGGTTAAACCCAATCGTGTATACATCCCTGGAGACAAAATTAGTCAGCTAACAAATGACTATGAAGAACACTATGCTTTTAATAATAAAAATGGTAAATGGTATCTCATTGATGAAAAGCATCCATTATTGGCCGACGGAAATTATAAAGCCGTAAGCGGGCATTATATTGTTGAGAGATATCTGGGCGATGACCTTTGGGAGTGTGATAAAGTCGAATATGCGCTCAATAGTACAGATTTTATGCTTTGTAAAATTGTCCCAGTACCATTTAGCAAGTGCGTCACGATGGGTACCGCTGGACAGTGGAAAGCAATTATGCTTGCTTGGAGCTACGAAAGAGGACTAGCAATACCAAAGCCTGAGAATACAGGTGCATTTACAGGAGGACTATCCCGACTCCTACGCGTTGGGTATGTTGATAAAGTAATTAAACTTGACTATAACTCACTTTACCCTTCGATTATTCTTACCTGGGCAATCAGCGATGACACTGACCTCATGGGAGCCATGTTGGATATGCTTGAATATGTCCTAACAACACGTGAAACCCATAAGGGCCTCAAAAAGAAGGCAGGTAAGATTGTGGATAAGTATGAAGAGGAAATGAATAAGGGCGTGGAATTGACCGCGGCGGAAATTGAAGAATATAATAAAGCAAGTAACGATTACAAGATTGAGGATAATAGGCAGGCCTCAGTTAAGAAACTTGGAAACTCATTCTTCGGGTCCTACGGTTCAAACAATGGTAGTGTTTTTCCTTGGAAATCCGTTAAATGTGCAGAAAGAACCACTTGCACAGGGCGTATGGCCTTGCGATTAATGATTTCACATTTCCACAAACTTGGTTACGAACCTATCGTGGGTGATACTGATGGTTTCAACTTTAAATTACCAGACAGTTCTAAATATCGTTATACCGAAGAGAATCCGTATATTGGTAAGGGCTTGAGTCGTGAAACGAAAGAGGGTAAGGAATATAGTGGTTATGAAGCAGATGTCGCCGAATTTAACGACATGTATATGAGAGATTTCCATTATGCTCCTAGGGCTGTAAATAAGATGGGTCTTGGCATAGATGAAGTTGTTTCAGCAACCATAAACTTTAGTAGAAAGAACTACGCTGACTACTTCCCTGAAAAACCGTATCCAGAGGATGTAAAACTTGTAGGTAATACGGTTAAATCTAAGAAAATGCCAGAATATATCTCCAATTTCTTGGATAAGGGAATACGCTTACTTCTTCAAAACAAGGGGCATGAATTCCTTGAAGAGTATTATAATTATATCGAGAAAATTTATAATTACCAGATTCCCCTTAAAGATATTGCATCTAAAGGAAAAGTTAAAAAAAGTGTAAACGATTACATTACAGATTGTAAAACGATAACCAAGGCTGGGCGCCCAAAATCTCGACAGGCTTGGATGGAGCTAGCAATTCGTGATGGCGTTAAAGCCGATATGGGAGAAACTCTATATTATATAAATGTAGGGAAAACCAAATCTCAGGCCGACGTTAAAAAAGTAACCCACTATTATGAAACCGTTGACGGTGAAAAGAAAGATGTCGTAACCAAGATTGAGAAAGAATATAAAGCATATAAAAAGGAGAGTAAAGAGAGCGGAAAAAAGGACGTTCTAACAAAAGATGAGTTTATTAAGAAAAACTATCCGAACGTAAGGGCAGAAGAAGAGATAATTCTTAACGCAATCCTACTTCCAAGAGAAATGGTTGAATCCGATGAGGAATTTTTCTGTAAAGAAGGCCAGGAATATAATGTTCCTAAATATATTGCTCAATTTAACAGCCGTATTACACCACTTCTTGTCTGTTTCTCAAGGGAAATTAGAGATAGCATCCTAATAAGTAATCCTTCAGAACGTAAATATTTCACCATGGAAGAAGCCGAACTTTCAAGTGGTGAACCCAATAACCCTGGAGACCAGGATACTTATGAACAACTCATGACAATGGAAGATAAAGAAATTAAGTTCTGGTCAAAATACCCTGAATTTAAAATACCCTACCTTGAAGAATGCGGTATGAATTGGGAGGAAATAAAGGGTGATTACGACAAACGCCAGGAAGAGGAAAAGCAACGTGGAATTGATATTGTGAGAAAGATATATGACGAAACCTTAAGTAATCTGACAAAGACAGAGAAGGAAGAACTTCTTGAAGAGGGGGTTTTACCGAGTAAACTCGAATCAGTAATCTTCCTCGACCCTGTTACAGGCGAATTCATGTGTAAGCAATATCCTGACTACAAAATAGGTAGCTGTCTTGATATTCTTGAACTTAACGAGGGGTTCTCTTCTGACGATGATTAGGTAAGTTTTGTTTTTTTCAGAAAAAAACTATACATTTGAACAAAATAACATTTAAAAAAATTTAAAATGAATAATTTTACTAGACCATCTGTCGCTAACAAAGTTTACGATAATGATGGACATGTTTACAAGAGCGTTAGGCAACTTTCCTCTAAAATAGGTGTTGCCAAGAGTACGATTCTAAATAAATTTAGAAAGGGTGAGCCCTTTAAATACAATGGTAACACCTATATGTTGGTTGGTGTACCTGTTAATACTGAGAATGTCGAAAATGAGGCCCCGCAGTTTAATGTCCCCACTGAATACCAGGAGGATTATGAACAATTTCTCAAGACCAAGGATGTAGAGAATCTCCCGTTTGTCGTCTCTGATTTCAAATTCTCCTCACACGACTTGGGGCATCGTTATGCTGTTGCGCTTTTCTCGGATGCACATATTGAAGAGACTGTTACAAGGGACTCAGTCCTTGGTCTTAATGAATATAATATTAAGATTGCTAGGGAACGAATTGAAAAGTACTTCGTTAATTTAGCCAACTGTCTTAACGAAGACGAGGTAGAAGACCTTATTTTCGCTTCGCTTGGAGACGCCATTAGCGGCTACATACATGAAGAATTGTCTCAGACAAACGGCCTTAGTCCACTCGAGGCTACATATGAGGCGCAGAATCTTATATATAATGGCCTCCGTTACCTTTGTGAAAATACTGACCTTAAAAGTATTAAATTCATCGGTATCGTAGGAAATCATAGCCGTGTCACTAAAAAAGTGCAACATATCAACGGATATGCAATGAGCTATGAGTGGCTCATGTATAAAAATATCCAGAGAGAATGTGAATGCACTGGCCTTCCAATTAGCTTCTGCCTCCCCAATAGTGAAATGGCAATTGTTGACACCGAAGACAAGAAAAGGTTTATCTTCATTCACGGTTTCCAGATTAAATCCAGCGGCAGCGGCACTGTCTGTGGTATATATCCTGCACTCAACAGGCTCGCAATGAAATGGTCTAAGACGTTCAAACAGGATAAGATTTATCTCGGACATTTCCACACATGTGTTTCAATTCCCAACGCAGTTGTTAACGGGTCCATTATTGGTTACAATTCCTTTGCCATGACAAATGGTTTCGAATATGAGGAGCCAGCACAGCAATATGAAGTATATGACACCAAAATGGGTCAACTTTTATCAAGGAAAATTTATTGCAAATAATGGATAACCTTAGCAAACTCATAAAAGATACTAAGATATTTGGGAAATATGTTACCTTTTGGGGGTCATGTTTCTCAAATTTTTACCCCTGTTCCTTCGATTTGGATGGGAGGACCTGGAATTGCAGCGAGCAATACTTCATGTATATGAAGGCAAAGCTTTTCGGTGATGAAGAAGTGGCGCAAGATATACTTGAAACCAGTGACCCAAAGGAAATAAAACGGCTTGGACGTATGGTTAAAAATTTTAATGCCAATACATGGAGTAACATATCTCGCAATATAATGTATGCTGCAGTATATAGTAAGTTTTCTCAAAATCAGGACCTGAAGGACGCCTTACTATACGAGAAATTCGCCGACAAGCACTTTGTGGAAGGCAATCCTTTTGATAAAATTTGGTCAGTGGGGCTCCCGTGGGACAATCCCCTTATCGGTGACGAACGAAATTGGAACGGCACTAATTGGCTAGGCAAAATCTTGGACGAGGTTCGTGAGAAGTTAAAAGAAAAGGTGGTTGATTAACCACCTTTTTTATTAGAACTCAGTATTATTCATTCTATCCAAAATAGAATTAAAGCTTTGTTTATGCTCTTGTAGTTTTTGTTGCTGCGATGTAAATAAACCGTTCAAATGAGTATTCACACTATAAATTGCGTTATTTGAGATACACTCAATTGCACATTTTTCCGCATAATTATCTTGTTCAGGCAAATCAAAAACTTCAGCAATTAATCCTAAATTACCATTTTTATCTTTTTGAATCGGCGCAACATATTCCTTTTTATTGAGATTAAAATAATTTTTTCTGAAATTAAGACTTTCCCCATAAGCAAGTGGCTTTTCCTCCAGTTTAGACGCCGCACTACCATGAACCCTAACGAATACATAATAAGGTTTTTCACTTGGTTCATAGCAAAGATTACATTGATAACAGTTAATTTTCTTGTCCTCTGATGCTTCATAAGGTTTTCCGTCAAAACCTCTCCCACAGGGGCATTTATAATAAAAATTACCCGTCGGTACCTTTTTATCCCCTTCAACGGCATATAGCGGCTGGAGATTAGGTGTTAAAACCTCACTTTTGCTGTTTATATTTATTGTATTATTTGGTCCATTATAAGTATCATCAAACGCATCGTAAATACTTTCAGGGAGCGCAATAAAATACCTCGCAATTGCACCTGCAATAGTATTGTCTTGGGCATTACGTCCAATATAATCCCTAGAGGCATTTATTATAATGTTTTTAATTTTGCTATAATTTAACAGCCTACAAGTATAAGCCGATGCTTGTATTCCCAGAAGTTTAATATCCCCACAAATTTCATCAATTTTATCAAGTAAAGCCTGATTTATAAAATCACCGTTTTCATTAAGACGAATGTTTTTTATACCCCTATTTGCGGTTTTCACAATCTCTAATTCTTCATTAGAGTACTCACTAAATTTTAATTTTCTCAGTACGTCAATGGAAGGGACACCCTGTAAGGTCACTTTTTTATCTTGAATGTTCTTTCTTGCAGCTATGAGGTTTTTTCTTAAAACTGAATAATCAACAATGTATGTTCTAAGAAGATTTTCAATCAAAACCATCATATTAGGGTCAGCCAAACCAGCTTCCCACATTAAATTTCTTTGTGAGTTTGCTTGGAATACATTGTTATGTGATTTCTCCTCTGCTCTGGCATAACATGCATTTTTAACCAAACACTCAGCCCACGCTGGGCATCTTTGGGCGCTTGTGAAGTTTATTATTAATGTAGAATTGGGCAATTTTGCATTTCCTGCGGAGAAAGTAGAAGCGGGTAATGATACCGCCAACCCATACTTAGACATCATGTATTTATCTAAAATAGAGGTTAGCATTTTTTGTTTGAGTTCCGAATCCGTTAAAATTTTCTTATCCTTAGTATTCACTAAAACATAGTAAGCGCCATCTACTTTAATATATAATGGAGAATCAAAGTCTACTGCTATTTTCGTCTTTTTAGAATTATCTGGGACATATGGTAAAGTAACAACATCATCCATAAATTCGCTCGGAACAACACCAATTGGCACATATTTAAATGCCCCCATTGCATATGCACGATATTTTTTGAACTCTGGGCTATCGTATGAAACATTAAAATTGAAATCGTCAAAATTCAAATCATCACCATCAGCTTTAATACCATAAGTTTTACTATTGTTTCTTTTAGTGATAGAAGGATTATAGGTCCATTCTAACCCCTGAGAATCGATAAAATCTTGCATTTTCATCACAAAGTCAACTTCTTCCTTTGGGAGGTCTCTGGACATTCGACTATAATTTATAGTATAACCAGCGCCAGCAGCACTAGATTTTTGTATATATTGCCTCAATATTTGAATAGCCTTTTTAACATCATCCATTACGGATTGATTAATTTCTTGGCCACTACCTGCTTTGTTTTTAATTCTTATGGCTTGTATTGGGTTATAGTCGACATTTACTCCAATATTCCTGCCAGCAGCACGTATCTTCCTGGAAATATCATTATCAGTGTTAAGTACTCCGCCTTTTCCGTTGTCTCCATACAAATGTGCCATAATATCGCTTTTGGCATTAACAACAGCGGCGTCATTATTAACATCAACTCCTTCAAAGAGCCCACTAATGATTTCTTGAAGTATTGTTTTATGTATTTTTTCTTGTTTCATTATTAATTAAAATTTTAAATAAATAGTCTAAACCACCAATTTAACCCACAATACTCCACGCTTCCACTAACTTACCGAAATCTTCACCCTTAAGGAGTGTGTAACCATTTTCCCCAAAACCACGTCCCCAGGAGTTTCTAATAATTAATCCGTTTTCGGTATATCCCACTAACGCTATTGCATGGTACCCGAGTAACCTTTCATAAGGTCTCTTCTTCCAAAACTCTTTAGTTTCGTTATATACAGGCAAGGCCCCAAAACAAGGTCCATTAGCAAGTATAGCATAACGAAGTTCTAAAGAATTTCTAAGCATGACATATTCCCCAATTTTAAGATTTCCCTTGTTAGAGGAAACCCCCTCATGCCTTAAGAAATAAAACGCCTCTTTGAAAGTCATTCCTTCACCATCGACACTTTTCGAGTTATAAATACTATATAAGTCAATTTTATTATCTCTGGGTTCACCGTCGATAAGATTTTCTCGCCAATTAAGATATGCTGAAACGCTACAAGGTACACAAATGGGGTCAACCCCCTGGTCAAGAACGCCTGGAAGTATATCCTCATATGTATATTCAAGAGGCAAGTCCAAACTAGCAGGCAAATTTAAAACATGTTCTGTTCCATCAATGACAGATGCCTTAAAACCGTAATTTTTCATTTATTATTTCGTTACTCTTTTTATAATTGCAAGACTATCTTTCCATTCGGTTACAACATATATAACCTCATTTTTACCCCCTGTTGATTTTATGAACGTATGCTTAAAAATAGTATCTCGTGTTTCGTAATCAACAAAGAAAGTGTTAAGCCAATCATTAAAATCCATTGATAATGTATCGGCAACACAAATAGAGTCAAGCTGGGCATTTGTTATACCTTTATTATATAAAGCAACCATTTTTCGCCCGCTTCCTAAAACATTCTCAGTCCCCGTTGGTTTCTTCTTACAAAACCAGTGGCAATTACCACACCCTATGGTAGAAAAAATCAACACGAATATAACCAAAAAACCAATAATTTTTTTCATATCTCGTTTTTATGATAAATAGTTTGGAAACAAGAGAAAGAGTATTATAAGCCTGCCTTTCTTTTTCTTACAAGAAACTATTTATTTACAAATAAAAAGAGTTTAAATGGGAAAAACTTTAATCATAAATAAAGAGCAATTAGATGAAATTATCGAAGGTACTCCATATTTGGATACTACCGAAAAAGGTAATATACCACCTAACAGTCATTTAAATGTAACAACAACATCTGGTGGGGTTTTACCCTCGGATTTTGCCGACCCCAAGACTGGTAAAGGCCACGCAAAGCCATATAAGACAGATGATGCTGCCGATGCGATGGGTCCTCCTACAAATAACTGGTCCCTAAAAGGTCGAACTGGACAATTTGGTGGCATTCCAATTGCCGCACCCCTTGAAGAGAGGTATTCAAAGAAAGAATTCGAAGCTAAACTTCTTTCTGAAATGAATAGCCAGTTACAGAATATTACAATGACTGCAAACATCACTAATCAACAAGACCCCAATAATCCGATACAAATAAGCGGAAAGGAGGGGAAATTAGCAAAAGAGAAAACGCTAGCAAAACAGCGTGGTGATATTCAAACCTATAATGCAGTAAGTAAAGTATTAGACGGGCGCAGACAGGCAATTAAAAACAGTAAAAAAATAAATGCCCAGGCGGGAATGGTAAACCAATTCCAAAAACCAGGAGGCAATAAAATAATGGGGAATGGTCAGGCACATACTAAAAAGAATGAGCCAGGCATCGTTACTTATTAAGAATAAAAAGAAAATTCATTAAAACCATGGATAAACAAAGCAAACTAGAAAAGATTGGTAAGAAATATAGAGATAACTCTCTTATTGTTCAAGGTCAGCAAGTAAACGCTCTTGCAAGGAACGATTATAATAAAAACGAGCCTTACAACGACAGACATGTTGATGCACATTGGGATGAGAATAACACAGACCCCGACGGAAAGCCACTCGGAAAAGGAACTAATAATGGCGGTCATAAGTTCTCCATTCCAAATCAGGCTCTTTCATCTGATATTATAGTACCTCAATTTGACACTGAGAATGGTGGAGGTAGCCATGATATATTTGGAAGAAGGGAATTTGAAAGCGGCAGAAATTATCTCCAAAATATTAGTCTTTATAATAAAAACCGTCAATATGGAAAGCACAGTGTCGATATTGACGATATGATTGACGGACAATTTCTTGTTAAGTAATGAATCTTTTCGGGGAAATACTTAAAGAATGCAATCTACTTCTCGAAAAAAAGAACGAAGTAACAGAGGATAAAATTAAAGATGCGATAGAGAACTGTAAGATTGTATCAATAATGTATAACGACGGAACGCCCAATGGCGGGAAAAGCTGGCGTTATATATATCCTGTTGTTTTTGGTGAACTTAAAAAGACTGGCAACAAAGCCATTCGTGCATATCAGGACGGAGGGTCAACAAGTAAAATCAAGGAAAAAGGAACAAACCACGGAATGAAACAAGGATGGAAACTCTTCAGACTTGATAGGATTGTTGCCTGGTACAACCAAGAAAACACAGAAACTGATTTAAGTCACGTATTTACGCCCCAAAATCTTGCCGATTTAAATACCACAGGAGATAAATCATTTAGTAAAATTTATTACCATTCCCCCGCAATAAAGGTTGAATATGGCATAGATTCTAATCCAGTAACAAAGACAGATATTAATGGCGGTGAACCCGTTAAACCCGAAGCACAAAAGGAACCTATTGTTAAATATACATTTAATCCAGACTGGAAAAATCAATATAGCGAAAAAACAAATGGGGTTTCTCTTGATAATTCAGGAAATATTAATTATAATTCAAATAAAGAGGATAAACTCACTGCTCCACAAACGAAACCAATTCTTAAGACCGATTTAGTGCCGCAAAACGAGATACCTCAAAATGAAGAGCCCAAAAACAAACAAATGACCGCTGATGAAACACCTGTTTCAAAGGATGAGGTTAATGGCGAAGAAGATAATACTTTAACCAAAACCTTTAACGATTATTTGGATAGATGGGAAAAAGTTGAAACACAAGATTAATTATGACACCAGAAGAATTTCAAAAAAATATAGTTGCGGCACGTGCGTTATGCAATGAAAACGTGGATAAAAAAATGAACAAGACAGCTAAGAGTGCAAGGTCACAAATAAATAGTGCCCTAGACCAAGGCGCCGATAACAGCGTTGTGGTAAAAGCAACAGCACAAGATGATGCCTGGGACAGGATGTTCTTAAGCGACGCAGCATACGATTCAACCCCCGCCCCCGCAACAACCGTCAACCCAATGACCAAAGCAACTGTCAGCAAAAGTCGAGTACCAGATTTTATTAAACAATCAATGGTTAATGAAAGAATTGATACAAGTGCCCTTTCATCAAATCCACTCGACAGAATGGACCTCAGCGCTGTTCAACAGCCAATTAATGAACAGAGGCCTTCAGCACCAGTAACAATTCCAACCCCACAAGCTAATACAACAGGAATTGACTACTCAATATTGAGAGCAATCATCTTGGAATGCATAGATAGCAAATTTAAAGAATTAGGGATAACAAAAGAACTACTCTCAGAAAACACACTTAAAACGATACATCTTTCTGGCGGAAACATTAATCTTGTAGATAATAAAGGAAATGTATTTGGGGCCAAGTTAGAAATGAAAGGAAATGTAAATAAAAAATAACAAATCCGCGACCTAAATGGTTGCGGTTTTTATTTACTTTTTATCTAAGGCGCTTTATTTTTTTAGAAAAAAAAGCATGCCAATAGAAGAAAAGATTCAACAAAGCATAGATGCTCTTAAAATATACGAAGAAGCTCTTCGGGAAATAAATGACATTAGTAAACTCTTCAAAGAAAGGCTTGGTGAGAATTTAAGAGAATATCAAAAAGAATTTATTTTCAATATTATAACTTCTGCATCTGGTTGTTTTGTGAAGAAATGTAGACAAGCTGGTATAAGCACGGCTTATGCCGCTCATGTATATAATAAAATCAAAAAAAACACTGACGGCCACTATAAAGTTTTAATTTGTTGCAGAGACTTAAGCCTTTCTAAAGAAAATTACAATAAAATAGCAGGGTTTTGTTCAAATCTATCAGAGATAAAATTAATGCAAAAATGTGTGACTTTCTGTAGCGAGGGCATGCTAATTAATAAATTATGTGGTAGTCGATTCGACGAGGTTTATTTAGATGAAGCCTCCTTTCTTAAAGAGTTTTCTCATGTTTGGGATGATGTTATGGCCTCAATATGTCAGACCGACGGCAAAGTAATTATTGTTTCAACACCCAAAAATGAAGATGAGAACGAAGATGATTTCGTTAAAATGTACAACCGAGTTATTGAGCACCCTGGAAGTTGGAAATATCAACAAATTGATTGGTATGAAGTCCCATGTTTTAACAAACATCTTATTTGGAAAAAAATTTTAGTTGAACCGACAATAGATGAAGAAGGTAATGTGAAATATGACAAAGAACGATGGGTAAAACTAATGAAAGAAGGTTGGATGCCAACGTCACCTAAATACGAAAAGTTAAAAACACTGATAGGTGAAAACATAAAAAATGAATTATTAAATTAAAAAACATAAAATATGACAGAAAATAAGAAAATTCGGGTACTTGTTGCCCCTGATGACCACGGTGGAGTAGCTTACTGGAGAATGGAACAGCCCCACCTTAAACTTGACCAACTTTTTGGTAATGAATTTGATGTTATTATTAACCACAATGTTAATTGGAGAGACTTAGATTACATAAAACAGTTTGACATATTGGTTTACCACAAGGGGCTATTCCCCGATTTTGAAGGATTTAGGGCCGCCCTTAAGTTTTGCAATGAGAACAACATTACAACAGTAATGGATATTGACGATTATTGGGACCTCGGACAGTGGCACCCACAAACGCTTCACAATAAGGCAAGCGGAGGTATCGAAAAAACCACTGGCAATCTCCGTTTAACGGACTATATCACAACAACAACGAACCTTTTTGCAAAAGATATTGCAAAATACAATCCTAATGTTAAGGTTTTCCCTAACGCAGTAAATAAAGATGAGCCACAGTGGGCACCAGATTTCTCAAGGACAGATAAACTTCGTATTGGGTATATAATGGGAAGCACGCACGAGCGCGATATGGCCCAAGTTTATGGACTAACCAACAGACTATACGGCGAAGGACTTCTGTCAAAGGTCCAAATAGTGCTATGTGGATATGATTTAAGGGGTACAATGACCGTCATCGGTCCAGATAAGCAAGTACAGGGACAAAGGCCAATCCGCCCCGAAGAATCCGTTTGGTATAAATACGAAAAAATAGTCACAGACGACTATAAGATATGCAGCCCAGCTTACAAGGAGCATCTTCAGAGATTTATTCCAGAACTACAATATCCTGGTGTTGAAAATGAAACGTATCGCCGAGAATGGACAAAGAATCTATCTTCATTCGGTACACACTATAACAATATTGATATTCTTTTGGTACCCCTTGATGAAAATGAGTTTAATTACCACAAATCCGAACTCAAACTAGCTGAAGCAGGAACCAAACATAAGGGTGTGATATGTTCAAATTTCGGACCATATACTATCGGTACCAAATCCCTACTAAAAAAAGGCGGTGAAATTGACCCCGAAGGAAATTGTATTTTAATCAACCCGCAAAGGGCACATAAAGAATGGCTAAAAGCCATCAAGACGCTTGTAAATCACCCTGAATATGTAACAATGCTTCAAGATAATCTAGCAAAACATATTGAAGAAAATTATAATTTAGAGAAATGGACAGCAGAGCGTGCTAATTGGTACAAATCAATAGTAAAACGTTAAATGTCATAGTTTTATTGTTTTTAATTATTATTGTGAAAGGGTGCAGAGATGCACCCTTTGCTTTTTTTGTTGTTTTTTTGTATATTTGTTTTGTTATGAAAGTTTTACTTGAAAAATTAGATGAAAAAGCTAGACTACCAGAAAAAGGCAAGCCTGGCGATTTTTGTTATGATGTTTGGGCCGTTTCAGAAGAAGAAATCGCCCCTAATGTGTGGAGGTATGGACTCGGATTCAGATATGAAATAAATAGAGGATTCCCCGATGAATTCCGCGACTTCAACATCTCAATAGATTTCCGTCCCAGGAGCAGCATTTGGCAGACAGGGATGTCGCTCTCTAATGGTCCTGGAACACTAGATGAATTTTATAGAGGACAGGCTATGGCAATTTTTTATCATATAATGCCTAACATGCCAAGATATAAGAAAGGAGATAAAATTGGACAAATTAAAATAGGCCTTACCCCTAAGGTTAATTTTGAATTCGTGGATAAAATTAACACCGATACGGAAAGAGGAGAAGGCGGTTTTGGAAGTACTGGTAAAAAATAAGAAATATGAGTAAATTAACTAAAGTAGGCTACGAATTGGAGAGCGTCCACATTGTTCAGGCTCCTATTTCAGATATTGAACACAGGTGCGAATGCGACCCAATGATTGATTTCTATGGCAGGAAGGTTTATCCTGTAATAGTTTCTCCTATGGGTTCCGTAACGGATGAAAAAAATTATAAGGTATGGCTTGAACATGGATTCTTATGCGTTGTTCCAAGGACAGTTCAAAAGACTGAAAATAACCCCAATGGAATAAGTTTTGAGGAACGTCTTAAAATATCACAAGAAACTTTCGTATCCTTTTCGCTCAACGAGGCGAGATATCTAACAGAACACCTCCTTATTAATAGGGATAAGCGTCATTTTATTTGCATAGACATTGCGCATGGTACAATGAAATGCCTTTATGATGTGTGTGCAAATCTAAAAAAGTTGCTCGGCGATAAGATTGTTATCATGACAGGTAACGTGGCAAATCCCGATGCCTATCCTTTCTATGCTGCAAATGAAATAGATTATATGAGGGCGACAATCGGTACAGGAAGTCGCTGTACAACATCTTGCAACGTAGGAATACATTATCCCACTGCTACTCTTATAGACGAACTCCGTATGAATAAGGAGACATGGGAAGAAAACCACAGTGAAGGCACCAAAATTATCGTCGATGGCGGAATACAAAACTTTGATGATATTCAAAAGTGTATCGCCCTCGGCGCATGGGCTGTAATGAGTGGTAGCATTTTTGCCAAAGCTCAGGAGGCGTGCGAACCGATTGTATTTCTACAGCCCGACAATCTCAATATGGCTGATGCTATTCCCGCTGATGAGTATTTTGAGAAACTCGGTGAATTAAAAGAACGAAGCGCCAACTTTGAAACCGACGAAAATGAGTATTGGATGGCATATAAGAAACTTAGCCAGCGTAAACCATACCGCCTCTATTACGGAATGAGCACGAAGCTTGCACAGAAGAAAACAGGCGGCAAGGGTACCACTACTGCAGAAGGCATCGCAAAGCCAATACCCGTAGAATATCCTATCGCTAAGTGGGCAGATAATATGGCTTCGTATATGAGGAGCTGTATGTCATATACGGGTTGCAGGACAATTGAAGAAATGCGCAATGAAACAGAATTAATTATTAATCTGTCAGGAGACCGCTCATTTAGAAAATAACAATTCAAATAATGTTAAGAAAACAGTCCTTAAGGGCTGTTTTTTTGTTGATTTTTAATGTTTAATAGAATATCTTTTCGTAAAGAAAGATTATATGGCAAAACTTAAGGAAAAATCCATGCGGGAATTACTAGAACTCCAACAGGGAGCACATCTCATCTGTGCAAAATATGAAAACCTTAATAAAATGAATCAGTTTGATTCCAGAGAACTCAACGAAACTTTCGTCAAATTTAAGGAAAAATACGACCTTATTATTGATGAAATAGAAAAAAGAATCGAGGCAGAAATATGTTAAAAAAATTTGGAAGAAATCTTAGGCTCGGAATCGCTAGTCTCTTTTATGGAATGAAGGGGGCTAACGATACAATTATTAATCCCGCCACCACAAGTTCATCAGAGGAAGTTAATCAAAAGCAAGAGCTTAAAGGTAACGTTTTTTCTGAAATGCTACAAGAACAAGAAACACAACAGGTCCAGGAAACGAGGGATGCATATTACCGCGCCTATAGGGAAGCCGATAAATACAGCGTCCAAATTTCAGGAATTGGAGAGGACGGAGAGATAGCGGGCGACTTATCGGCTGTGGCCGTAAAGAAAACAGTATTCGAAAAGCCCAGAATCCCCGTATATGAGACCAAGGGCTACCGACCCAGAATCGTCCAAAACGCAAAAGATTATGAAAACGATGAGGAAACAAAGTTTGAAGAGGCCATAAAGGGAGAAGCAATTGATAATAAGGATACATTTATATACAGCATTAAATATAAAGACGGAATATTACCGCGTTTTTATGTTGAAAAATACATAACAAAACTGGTTGTAAAGGAAAATAGTAAAGGAAAAATAAAACTCGACCTGTATTTTTCAATGTATGCCCGTCAATTCGTTAAGCGCGATAGCTTGTTTATTGCAGAACTAAACGGAATATATAATAACACAAAGACCATTAGTGTTATTAGCGACATCGAGGAGTTATCTTTTGTAAGTGACAAAGCGTTTGGTATTGAAAATCTTCATAAGATAACATTCTCAAATATTAAATACAAGAAAGCAGTAATATTTGATGGGTGTTTCGTTTTAGAATTCGATGCCAATATGACGGATGAAGATATTACTGCAAAATACCATATGGACTCGCTTGATGAGAAGTATAAGAATAAAGCCCCCAAGAAGCAAACAACCGATATTAACGCCATTACCAGGCGCATTGAAAAAGAAGAGGAAGAAAAAAATAATTTTGAAACAACAACATTAAAGTTAAAATGAGAATTGCAATAGATTTAAATGATGTTTTACGAGATTTTACAATGAATTTCGCTAAATATTATCGACAAGGTTACGACCACACGTTCGATTACGACGAGTTGGAATTGTGGACCAATGACCCACAAGCCCTGTTTAGTTTCAAGAGCACTAAGGCATATGAAAAGTTCACGTATGAAGACTATGCTTATGAGCTTTTCGGTGCCTGTCCAACTTGCGAGTTACAATTGACTGCAGCTTTTAACGAGTGGGTTACAGAAACAGTTCCCAATATCGATACAGACGAGCCAATAGAATTACTCATTGTATCTCCAATGGAATATGGCCTATCAATTCCCAGCACCTATTTTTTCCTCTCTAAAATCGGGTGTAAGATACGAAAAATATTCCTCCCCTCCGACTCTTCGGAAATATGGGATAAATGCGACGCCCTTATCACGGCCAACCCAGTCTTGATTAGCAATAAACCAGAGGACAAAATTTCTATTAAGATAGAAACCGAATATAATAAAGACGTTGAATCTGATTTTTCCTTTGCTACAATGAAGGAATTTGTGGGAGACGAAGAAAATGTTAAAGAAATTATTGAAAAAAGAAATGAAAAGTAATTCTGATTCACTTGTAATTATTGGCAATAAGAAATATGCCTTTGATTTAAGCAAAATAAAAGATTTTTGCTTAATGTCTGACAAAGAGAAGGGTGGCGAGGTAGAAATAATGGAAGTTCACGAGCCGAACGAAAGAGGAAACCTCACACTATCAAGCAAAACGGTACACGAAGTCAAGGGTACTGGCAATCCACAAAATGACACAATCATGTATGACTTGATTAAAGTTTTTATTGTCACTCTACTGAATAGCGAGATAGACGTTAATTCCCCCGAAAAAACGGTTATAAGTCACATGGATTTTGCAACAAGACTTGCTTTTAATACCTTGATTGAAATGGGATTTTTATATGAAATAAAGGAAAATTAAAAAAAAACTAAAATAATGGAACAAGAAAAATTACAGAGCACTATTTTTACGCTTGAAAACGAGCTTAAAAAATATGACGACAAAGAGTTTAATCTATATTTCTTTGTGCTTGATACCAAAGGGAATCCCTCTGGCACCCTAAGGTATATTTACCAGACCGCAAAAACACTGGCGGATAAAGGTTACAAGGTGACAATGCTACACCAGGAAAAAGATTTTGTTGGTGTTGCAGATTGGCTTGGAGAAGAGTATGCTTCACTGCCCCACAAAAACGTTGAAAAGGAAAATGTTGAAATCGGGGCAGCAGATTTTCTCTTTATCCCCGAGATTTACGCAAACGTTATGTCTCAAACCAAGAATCTACCCTGTAAGAGAGTTGCGATATTATCCAACATGAATTATCTAACCGAGGTTATACCCGTCGGTGTAACATGGCCTAATATGGGTATCAATGAGGTTGTTACAACATCTAAATCTTACGAGGCAACAATTAATGATTATTTCCCAGATGTAAGGTCACACGTTGTTTCACCATTTATCCCAGAGGTGTTCAAAAAGAACGACAAGCCCAAGAATCTCATTATTAACTGTATTTGCAAAGAACCTTCGGACATTAATAAAATCATTAAGCCCTTCTTCTGGAAATATCCCGTGTACAAATGGATTTCCTTTAGAGACCTTCGCGGCCTTCCACAGGATGTTTTCGCCGAGGCATTAAAAGACAGTGCGCTCACAATATGGGTTGATGATGACACCAGTTTCGGACTCTCCCTCATGGAATCAATCAAGTGCGGTTGTTTGACTTTCGCTAAAGTACCTGATAACATCTGCGATTGGATGATTGATGATAAAAACACATTAAATCGTGCCGCTATTTGGTTTGAGGATATTCAAAATCTTCCCAATATGATAGCAAGCGTAGTAAGAAGTTGGCTTATAGATGATATTCCCGCCGAAATAGATGAAGAGGCAGGAAAATTTGCGGGACTATACACCAAGGAAGAACATGTGCGCCAGGTTGAGGAAGTATATATTAACGGACTTTTTAGCGAGAGACAGAAGGAACTTGCTGAAGCAATTAAACAGTTCAAATCAGGCCTTAATAATACAGAAAAGTAATTAAAAACATGAACGAATTAACAGTAATTATTCCAATAGATAAGTTCAACGAGGAAGTTTCCACGTTGCTTACATCAGCAATTTCAAGTGTCGAGGAAGGCACCAAGCTCATTCTTGTAGGTCCCCACGACACACTTGAAGCCACCAAATCACTAGATGTTGTAAAGAACAAGAAACATCTAAAATTTCTAGACAACGAGAACATTAACTTGCCAACCCAAATAAATTTGGCAGTAAACGAGGTTAAAACCAAGTATTTCAGCGTCCTCGAATACGATGATACGTTCACACCTAATTGGTTTAAAAATGTTGCTGAACGCATAGAGTCAGAGCCAGGCGTTTTTGCCTATCTCCCAATTTATGAAGTTTTCACTTATGGTGATAATACAAATGCTATTGGGTATGTCAACGAACCAGTCTGGGCAAGCTCATTCTCAGAAAAAATTGGCTATTTTGACACCGAAAGCCTCGAGAACTATGTTGATATCGGGTGCAGTGGCGCCCTTTTTGATAAAGATACATTTATTGAGCTTGGCGGCCTGAAGGAAAGCATGAAAGTGTCTTTCTGGTATGAGTTCATGCTCAGGGCCGACTATAAATCTAAGAAAATTTACGTTGTACCCAAGGTGGGTTACAGACACTGTCTGGGCAGGCCAGGCTCATTGCTTGAAATCTACAAGCAAACACTTACATCCGAAGAGGCCACATGGTGGATTGCGCTCGCAAAACAAGAGCACTTCTTCAAGAAGGATAGAAATAAAACATATAAAAAATAAGGATTACATTGCAATCTTTGGTGAGGGGAGATTTCTCCTCTCACCTTTAATCATCATAGGAGAGGCCCACTAATGGGATACCAAAGGAAAGCATATTGTAATTATATGAATAAATGATGCCGCAACGTTCCATGCTAAAACGCATAGAATAGAATGGCAAAGAAAGGAAGAAAACCAAGCAATAAAAGAAAGGGATATTTTTTTGAAGCAGAAGAAGAAGCTGTAAAACTATATCTAGAAGCTGAAAGCAAAGAAACAAAGGACTACATTTACGAGACCATGTTACGGTCGGCCTTTGAGAAAATGATAAACTCTATAATTCGAAGGTATGCTATGTACATACCCGATGAAGAGTATGAGCAAACGTTTAACGACACACTCTCGTATCTACTCACAAAATTAGGTAATTTCAATCCAGACAAAGGCTGTAAAGCTTTTTCGTATTGTGGCACAGTAGCCAGGAATTATCTTAAATATAAAAAGTTCCAATACGTTAAAAAGACACTTCGAGACCTTCCTTACGAGGAAATGGTGGAAGATTTAAATAGAGACACTTTTTACGTGACAGACGAAACATCATTCAAAAGCGAAGCGCCTGAACTCATAAAGGAAACGGCGCGGGGCATTGAAAAAATGATAAAAGAACCCAGCAAAAACAACTTAAATGAAAATGAAATAAAAGTTGGCATCGCCCTCGTAGAACTTTTGAATAATTGGGAAGAAATTTTCGTGGATGGCAGCAATAAAATGAACAAAAGTTCGGTTCTTTATTTTTTAAGAGAAGAAACGATGATGACAACAAAGGAGCTACGTGATAATATGAGAAAGTATAAAGGCATATATAAAATTTTACGCGACGCAGCCCTTAGTTAGAAACTGCTTTTTAACTATTTATAAAAAAATAGAATAGTTATGTCAGAAACTAAAATACGAGTAAACTCCCTGGAGAGAATTGAGCAAATTCTCCAGGAAACTTATGACCTCACAGTAAAAGAAATCAACGAGATTCAGAATGAAATGAACAAACTCGTTAATTCAAGCCCATTAGCGACGGCAACTTTTGATGATAAAGCTAAATACGCTAAAGCCGTTCATGATTTTATAAAAGATAAAACAGAAGCAATTAAAATGCGTTTAGATATCGCGAAATTCATGGGCGAAATTTACAAGTATGATGGAAACGTCACCAAAGCAATCAATGACCCCGCAATAAGTAAATCAACCAGCCTAAATCTTAAAAGTTTACGAAGTGACGTAAAAAAAATACTAGACGAAGGTAACGGAGGTAAAACATATAACATAAAAGACCACAATAACTAATGGCGAACAAGCAATCCACGGACGTATTATCAACAATTGGCGCAATGCAAACACTTGTTGAGAATTTTCCTATGGGCATTACTACTGTCCATAATATTAAATCGTATACTTCCACAATGGATTTTCTAATGGATTGCTTCAAAACTGTTGGTGTTACCGACAGTGAAATAATCGAACTTATTCTAAAGAAGATTACTGGTGTTAATGATTTAAGCGTTGAAGAAACAGAGAACCCAGAAGATATTGATGAGAATAAATTTCAGAACAATAAATTCATCGATGCCTTAGAGAAAACATTAAAGTTTACTATTGCACAAATTTTAGCCAATATTGTTTCGTGTGACGTATGGCCCCTAGTACCCGAGAATGCAATAAGAGAAGGAATCGATATCCCCATTGATTTATTGGATTCTAATAAATTATTTAACACTTGTCCTGTATCACCAGAAGGATTACGCCTATACCAAGGAATTGTTAAGGGTCAAAAAATTAGCGACCTGGTCAATACAACAGACCTCAATGCGGTTATGTGGTACTGTATAAACATGACAAATATTAAAGGCGTAACCAGCAATAGCGTTGTATGGAGCGATAGGAAAAAGCCCACCAGTGGCAACATTTGTACACTCAACAACCGCGGAATGCAAAAAATCAATATCCAAATTGGTGAAAATTATTTAGGAAGAGCACTCCATACGTTCAATATGAGGTATTTGGATAATATTCAGATATTATCCCCCAAATCTATCCTAATGAATGTTTTATATGAATATGCCTATGGAAGACCCAACATTAATGTTGATATGGGATTTAACGATATTTACCAGGAGGCGATGTTCAAAAAAATGATAACCACAATCGTTAGCAATAATGATTTGGGTGTTGAGGATTGTTATTACACTTTTTCCAATGAAGAATGGTATCGTCTCCTAGAGGAAAGCGAATTGAGGAAATACAATGCTAAAAAAATGGGCGAAAAAAGTAATACTGCGGTCCCAATGGATAAAGATAGTATGCTTAAAGCTATGGAAGAAGCGTCAAGCGCATCTTCAATTTACGCGAGAACTAGCGTTATTAATGATGCAATCATGGACGCAGCATCAACTAGAACCGTAGAGAACAATGTACTGGTTTCCGAGGGCGGTGTTTCAAGAAACTTCACGTTCGATTTCGCATATAATTCCGAATGGCTGTATAATATATTATCAACGATAATCACACCAATTATGCGAGCCGTTTTAACCCCCAAGGTGATGGCTCTGGTTATTATTAATTATAATATTGCTGGTGCGATAAATTTAAGTGAGATTAGTGAAGCGCAATTAGGTGTTATAATTGAGGGTGTACGAAGAAAATTATTGGGAATAATTGCAGCACTCACTAAAAAGGTTTCCGATTGGATAATCGATATCCTTCTTTCGTTCTTTAATGAGAAAATAATGCCGCTAATCACTAAATATTTAGCAAGCAAGCTACGAGAACAGTTGGATTACTATTTAGATTTATTAAGACAGGCACTAGAGTGCGTATCATTATTCGGTTGGCCGCAAACACGAATGAGGGGAAACGCTACTACTGGAATTGATGATGTTAGGTATGCCGACATTATTGAAGACACAACAGTAAAAAATAACCCACAAAAAACTGACTGCTAAATGAGTACATTATCATCAGTTATAGACTCTATTAAAAACAGTGTGAGCTCAGGAAAGTTTAAACCAATGAAACTTTTGCCTGCAGCACTACTTTTATCTACAGAATTGAAAAGACCAGGCCTTTCAGCCATGGATATCACTGCTGAGTATATTCGTTTAAATGGTGAACTCGGAATCCCAACTGGTTCAAATCCCGATGGAACCCCCAATTTAATCAATGCATCTGCTTATGCCCTAATATCCTCAATGGTGAAGGGAATTAAAATGAATGGGTCCGTAAGCTTCGCACTGCCCCCTGGCAGCATAACATTTACTGGTTTTGGCGCAAACGCTGGTGGCCCAGTAACAATAAAAGGATTCAACGACGGAATCGTAAGAGGACAAGGAATACCAGGATAATATGGAAGATTTAAGAAATTTAAGTAATAGCGAGCTTCGCGTATATCAAGAAACTTTAAAAAACGAATACGAAGCAATAAAAAATGAAATAAATGCCAAATTTAAAAAACTCGACGAAATGGACGCCGAGTACAATAAAATTGAGGCAGAATTAAATAGGAGAAAGAATAGGATATAAACATGACAAACGAAATTCAAACTTTCAGATTCTGCGAAGTTGAAAGCATCGATGACCCAACCGATTGCAATCGTATAAAAGTACGATTACAACCAGAGGACGGAAACGTCCCGCTGGAAAAACTTCCATATGCTATACCCTTACTCCCACAAATTTTTCATGTGAAGCCCAAAGTCCACGAAGCTGTATTGATTATAACCGCCATAGCAAACAACGGCTACAGTCAAAGATATTACATAGGCCCAGTTATCTCTCAAATCAATCATTTACCCTACGAGCCAATAGAAGATGTCGAAAAAGAACAATTAGGGTCTGACAGGAAGTTGGATGCCGCCATAACTATGGACGTTGATAAAACAAGCGGAACGCTTCCTAAAGATGAAGATATTGCGGTTAACGGTAGAAAATATAGTGACATCATTCTTACTGATGACGATTTAAGAATTAGATGTGGAGTTAAGAATATTAATACGGTTGATGAACGCGACTTTTCCTTCAATGGAACAACGTCTTCTTATATTAAACTAAAATATTATCCAGAGGGCCTGGACGGTGTTGATAGATGCCATAGCACCGCAACAATCATAGCCGATAAAATTAATTTAATTGGTAATAATTCATCCTATGGGGCGTATAAACCAACAACGACACCCGATGAACTTATTAGTGATGAGGAAATGACAAAAATGATTAATACTGCCCACAATTTGCCATATGGCGACTTGCTTGTTAATTTTTTAATACTTTTCAGACGAGCATTTTTAAATCACACACACCCATTCCCGATGTTGCCCCCATGTTCAGTGAATGTTTACAAAGCGGTGAAGAACTACGATTTAAACAAAATACTTTCTGATAGTGTAAGAATAAGTTAAGGATTGACATTAAGCCAATCCTTATTTATTTTCTATTACGAAGAAAAATTTATTCCCTACAATATTTTATTTGTTGATAATAAGTATCCCATCTTTTAGATGAGCAATACTTCTCAAAAGTATATTTATGTTTAGGCATATCTTTCTGTTACATTATTCCGAATATTAAAATGAAGCACATCCTCGTAAAACATCTCCTCTCTACCCTCCAACACCTTTATGTCTACGTAATATTTGCCAGGGACCAAATCTTGAGCATATAGAATGAAATAGTTATGTAAAAATGAATGCTCAATTGGCTGATATCCATTAAGGATATCTATTTGCTGATTTCCATTTTTAACATAAAGCCTATAAAATGATTTATTTGTTGTTGCTCTTTCATTTGTCGTATATTTTTTTCTAAAATCAACAACAATTTCTCTTACATCCTCTTGACTCACATTTTCATCATCATTAATTCCATAGACACTGGGGACAATATGAGGTACTTTAATCGAGCCGCTAGAAACATTGAAATGTTTAGCGCTGGGTAATACCACGACTTCCATCTCAGTTTCCCCCAAGTCCTGTCCCTGGTATTTCAAATTCCTCCAGACATCATATAAAATTTGGTTATCCTTCGCGATTAGTGAGACGTTTGCACAATAAACACCCTTAGTAACTTGGCAAACCCCGTAAACTCCATTTCCGATTTCACAGACTGGAATTTCGTCGAGATTAATTGGTTCTCCCTCTATGCTACTATACAAATATAGTTTATTGGATTTACCAGAAAAAAATGTTTCCCTATCATCAAAAATATATTCTTTATAGTCAACTTCAAGATATGGATGGAAGAATGTGTTTGTGTGGTCGGTGAAAAATCCGACATACTGTTGCTCTATTTCTGGAATTGTTTTTTTATACAAGGTTTCCCCAGAAGCATCTACCAAATAAAAATAATCTGGAACTGTAATATCTTTAGTTGATGGCATTTCGGTATAAGTCTCGGCAGTAACACCCTCAGGAAGTTTCGTAACCTCTATAAACTTAGCACCACCATTTAAAACTTCTAAAACAGGAGTAAAACATAAAAGTAGTCCAGTATTACTTTCACCGTTTAATACAGAGTTGACATATGCCGTTATATCTACGTCCAAATTTTCATCCCCGAAATCAAAGTGCTGACGGGCAACAACCAAAGACTCTTCGCCTGCAGAAAATTTATCATACTCCCATTTTATTGTTTCTGGCGAATACACCCCAGGTTCTGGCCAATCTTTACCATTTGATGATTGAAACCAATTCACCCCCGACATCGAAAATGAACGCCTATCGCCAATCCAAGTATCATCAATGAATTCATATCCCCTACCTTCATCAAAAGTCTGGGGGAGCTTCATCACTAATATATCGAACGAAGAAGCCCTACTCTTGACGCCGCTTGTATTACCGTAGAAAAGTTTTTTTTCATACGGAACACCATTAATTGATGTACAATTCGTCATTTTAAGACGGTATTCAACTTTATCCGATTGAGCGATGGTTTTATCTTCAACCATTGTTTTAATTTGCTCCTCACTAAAATGAAGAACAATTCTGGTCACTGCATCTCCGTAGTTAAGTTCGACCACAGGATTTAAACCCGTATTGGTCTCAGAATTCTTTATAATTGTCGCAGTTTTATCTAAAAAAATATGTCTAATCATATCTGAGTTTTAACTATAAATAGTTGGCGCCTTTAGTTTTGGTGCACTTAAACCCGTGTTTTTCGATTACATTGTTAAATATGCGACACAAATAAGAACACGCCTCTGAAAATTCATCAGATATTTCAGTAAAAGACTTATTTTCGATTATTTTACCCTTTGACGGTCTGAAATAAAGCTGGATAGCATAATGAACTTTACGCTTTGGGGAAATTCTGGCAACTGGAGCCTCTGTTACCATTAGGAAATCATCATTGATTATTGAACCTTTGCGAAGCAGGTCCTTAGTTGAAAGCTTCAAGTCTTTATCAAGTGATGTAATATCCTTATCATATCGGTCAGATTCAAATGTGGGTGAAAGATATGTAGAAACAAAAAGATACATGGTTTTAGGATTTTTCTTATCCATTGTCCCCAATTTAGCTTTAAAAGTTTCCGATTTAACGCTTTTTTCTGATGTCATAGTTTTACTGTTTATTAAAAAAATAGAGAAATTTTTTAAAAAGTCAAATTGAGGTTATTGTACTATTTATATATAAATGGTACAAGAATTTTACATAAATACAGCGGCAACTCTACCCCTTCTAAGGATGGAGTTAATTAGCGACGGCAGAAATGACTATGATAATTTTTATGATGCAGTCAAAGATGCTGATATAACCTTCTCAATGAAAGATACCGAAACTGGTATTCTAAAAGTATCCGAAGCCGAGGTCGTTCCAGTCCTTGCAGAAGACACGGGCTGTGAAGAAAAATATATTCTTGAATATAGGTGGAACGAAAGAGATACCAGAAAACCAGGCATATATAAAGGCTGGTTCACCATTAATTTCAGGGGTGATATTGGAGAAGCAGGAAAACTCGTCGTCCCAATACAAGAGGACTTAATAATTTATATAAAATAAAACCTCAGCCAAAAGCTGAGGTTTTTTCCTAGAAGCCCAAAATTTCTTTAGCTTCACTTTTAGTTTTTTTGTCTTGGGGTACCGATACAGTCACATTACTCCATTTCCCAAGCGTCGTGTCTTTTGGTACCAATATATCAATTTTGTGTTGTCCAGCAAAACGTTTATTCATGGTATCTTCAATTCTCCAAAGACCATCCCATTTACCTGCCCCCTCAATTTTGACAACATCACCATATTTTAAGCCAAACTCCTTCATCATCGTTCTTTCCATTGCTATGATTCTATGGGAAAGAACATCATTGAGATTGAGTTTAAACATTGATGCAGTATGTATAACGTCTTTGTTACATTGAGCGGGAACTGCATTATATACGGTTGCTAAAACGTCATTTGCAATAGGTGTCCACTTACCTGGAGGATTAGCCAGGTTCTCTTCCCTTGTTTTTTCGGGCTCTTGAGCAACCTCTTCCGTCTGCGCAGCCTGCTGCAGTAATTGTTTTTGTGCATTATTAAGGTTGAATGATAAAACAATATTTGCTATCAAACTTGCGGTAAGAAGCCCCTTCTTACCCAAATCCTTAACATTTGCCAAAATTTCATTAAAGGACATCCCTTTATGAAAGAAGCTTTCCATGATAACCTCTTCTCTTAGTAGTGTCCTCATTTGATTTTCTGTTAAAACGACTTTCATTTCTTTTTTTTTACTCCATTGAATTAGTCATTTCAAATAAATTAAAAACATCTGTATTAACAGTCTCTGGGTCAAATCTTTTACGCTCTACTTTTTCAAGAATAACGTTCATACGGTCAACAGACATGGCATCTCCGCCATTCTTGAAGGCGTCTCGCCTCTCACATAATTTTGCCATGCAATTTTTCTTGTATTTATTAAAAACAACTTCTTTATCACTATTTTCCATGAGTTCTTTTACTAAAAGTTGCTCATTCTCAGAAAGTTCAACTCCATATTTTTTATTAAAATCGTCTATGGATTTATCAATATCAATGGTTTGGGGGGCACTAGACGAAACGTTTGAGCCATGTTGCTTTATATGTTCCTTAATTACATCACAGGACGTCGTGTATTCCAACAGTGTTTTAGGTGTTTTTTTATTAAGGCAAACATATTCAACCGCTTCATTAAGTTTGTTAAGGTCACTTGAAAGTCCAGCGTTTAAAGCGTCAGCCCTATCTTTTCCTAAATTAATACAGGCTTCTCCAAGAATAGAACCCAATTTTTGAGTAGCAGACAAGTAATCTTTCTTACTAATCCTACCAATCATGGAAATAGCCTCGTTTATGTATGCCGTTGCATCAATATCACCACTCGCCTTTCTAATGCATTCATATAAGACATGCATCTTTTTAATATCTTCACTTTCTTTTATAGCGGTAATATATTTACCAATGATTACACGGCCCTCTTTTGTTTTAAAGAGCTCGGGAGCGAAATTCTCAAAAGATTCCTTAATGTAGCCAAACTTTTTTCCTTTCATTTCCTTGGCTAACTCCAAAGTTTCCACAACCTTTTTCTGCTTCTCATAATCCTTATTGAAATTTTCTTTCAATAAGTTTAAAGTTACGAGGTCTTTAACCTTGGTTATATCATTATAATTAACTATTTTTTCAGACATTGTTTAATACTTTCTTTATAAATAGTTTATTCGTCGTCAAAAACTGACACATCCTCAGTTATCTGTCCCGTGCCCTCATCATCTTTGAAAATCTCGTCAAATTTAACACTCAACTCTTCCAATGTGGCTATAGACTTTTTGAGCTGCTCGCTTATTGATGCACTTTTACCGACATAATCAACCACTTCGGGTTCTCCGCTATTACGCTTCGCAACTTCATTCAACATGTCAAAATATTGGGCCGCAATTGTCTTTGGCTGTGAATTTTTGCTTTCGCGAATTCCTGCAAATCGAGACAATGTTTCTTGAAGAACATTACCAGAATCAACGGCAGGAGCATTACTCATTGGGGCTGCCGCAGATTCGCCGCCAATTGAAGAGGATGTATCTTCCCCAGGTGCACCAAGAGAGTCCATATGAAGAGAACTTCCTACACCTTCTCCACCCCCAAAGCCCCCACCGCCTGGGCCACCAGGGCCACCCTGTTGCTGCTGCTGCCCCATTTGTGGCTTATTCATTGCGTCGGGGTCACCATAAATTCTATCAACAGGGTCAAAGATACCAGTTTTCTTGATAACACTAGCGGTGTTAGCCAACTCAGCGGCCATAGCCGATTCGAGTCGTATCTCATTAAACATATCTTTTATGTCACTATCATTCATCTTCATAATTTCCTTAAGAATTCTGTGTAGCGACATCAATGGAATACCATTTGCCAATGGCTGTGCAGCCGCTAAGGCAACTTGCACTCTTTTAGATGTATCCTCAAGCTCAAGTGTTTCAATCTGCGCAGAGGGATTGTTCATTCCTAAAGTAAAGTTTGTGATATCATCTTCAAATCCAAGTAAATAAAGATGTATCATTGCAATCTTATTCAACTCAAGAAGAAGGTACTGTTGTATTTTATTTACCATTCTGCAGAACCGAATATCTAGGAGTGAAAGATTTTGGCCCCTGCCCTGTGGCTCCTGGAAGTTAAGATATGTTTTAGGCACACGCAACGCAGCGAAAATCTTGTTTTCCATGTGCTGTATATCTTCCATACTGTCGGTGTTATGTGCAGCTTGAAGGGTTTCAATAGGATTAGGGGCATCCTCTCTACGTACAGGGATAAAATAATCCGTAGAAACATCCATGAAATTCTTCCTTAGGTCAACTTGTCCAGTGAGAGGGTCAATTATTGGAGTTCTCTTGAAATTATTAGCGACATCCTGTATGAAGGCAGGCACGTCCGCATCGTCAATTGCTCCAACATAAATTTTAAACACACGTCGCTCAATACTCTTATCCAAACGATAAATAAGCATTGCATCCTCCATCATTGAAAGCATTCTCCATGCCCTACGGGCCTTATGTAAAATACTTGTTCCATATGGAAGGAAGAAAGAATCGGCAAGCATTCTAAAATGTGCTACCTGCCAATTATAGAATGGTGTATTATTGTTATGCCCAACCCACACGAATTTTGTTTCGTCGTTAGTTAAAACGTTAGTTTGAGTTGTAACAGCAACAGATGCTCCTGCGGCTCCGCCATAACCATTTTCCAGTCGGTCCATCTCGTATGGGCTAATCCTTCTCCAACCAAGTATTCCGTGCTCCTTATTGAGGTTGAGGAACATGTAGTCATTACCATATTTACACATACCACGGCAAACCATAGGTAAATCTACATTAACGTGGAGTCTATTATAGAACAAATCTTCGAGAACAGCCTTAATTCGTGGCGATTTGGAATAAACTTTAAGCATTTTGCCATCAGACGCAATATTACATGCTTCCTCAGCATATATATCAAGTGCAGCGCCAATCTCAGGCATAGTTTCCATCAAATCAGCATCTCTAAGCATGAGCTTTACTGCGGTGTATCCCGCAAGACTCTCCATTGCATTATCGGCACCAACCTTCAACCACTGATATGAAAGCAACTTTTGCTGCCTCAATTCAGCAAGCTTAGCCTCATAATCAGCCTTATTATTTGTTGAATATAATACTCTATTTGGTGTTACAAAACCACTAGTGTTATCTGGGGTGAAAATTTCAGGCACACTTGCACCGTTAACAACCCTTCCTAGGTTTTGAAAAACCGTTTTTCCATTACTAGCCATTACATTTTTAGTTTATATCTTATAAATAGTTAGAAATACCATTTCTCTAAAATATAGCCGCTTAGGCTTCCACAATCAAGATATTTGGTTTTCATTAATTTTATTCATATTTTTGAAATATGAGAAAATTAATTGATAAATGGGTGGATAAAAAAATTCACCGATTAACAGAAAATAAGGACCTTTTAAGAGGTGTAAAAGACGAAATAATGAAACCCTTCGCCAAAGCCCTTAAAGTCTTCGTAGAGCCCCATTATGACGTCTTAGTGAAGGATTATGAGGGCGAACCAGAATACTTCAAAGTTTTCAACATAAAACTCTTTAAAAAACCTCATTTTTTAATAAGCAAACCATGGAAATATATTAAGCTCAATTATACTTTCAGGTTGGGTGAATTTGTTATATACGGATTACCAGAGGCAAGTGCGGTTTTTTATGGAAAAAAAATTTCCGTAATACCGTATATACCCCACACTAACACTACGAGCAGCCATAATTATTGGCTCTCAATACTTGAGTACACAGAAGGCCATGGAGTCCACGCGGGGAGTATTATTAAAACGGTAATGTACCTCGGAAAAGCCAGCATGGGTATTCAATTTAACGAATACAACCCTCATATAATGGAAGTATCCGAAGGTTCAGATACAATACACGCTGATGCTCCCAACTCCCTTTATTTCATTGTCGACAGGTCGTACATTAAATCAGACTATCAAAACGATTATGATTTTGCGGTAAAAAGATACAACCAAGAAGAAAGTCCTCTAATGATTTAGAAACTTTCTAATTTTTCCGCCGTGATTTGTGGCAACAAATATTTACCCGTATTTCGCAAGACTTGGTCAATGGCAACATTAAGCGCTGCTCTCCCACGTTCTCTTTGATAGGCTACCAAATAGCAAAACTCAAGAGCGGGAATCCCCTCTTTATATTTTTTAAGATAATCCACTGTTTTGTATATGGCAGGTGCAATGAAGGCAAAATTATAATAACATCTCTTTAATTCATTTAATATGTTAGGATAATAACGAAGTTTATCTTCAATCACACTCCACTCCTTCTTGCTTATCACTTTCCTATCATCATTCCACTTTAAATTTTTGATACGCTGTAGAATATTGTTACCGAAACCCGTTTTTTCCATAACAATCTTCAACGTGCCTACCAATTCGTCCCACTCGTTACCGACTGATTGTCCAACGGCAAAGGGAGTGATATTTAATAATCGAAAAGCAACCTTTTCTAAAATCATATCCATTGTGATACCAAATTTAGTATCACCGATAAGGCCTAGAAACCATTTTTTACCGTTATCGGATAATTCAACTCCCGTCCTCCTTTCAATGACATTCATCAGCTTTGCACTATATTGGGAAAGATTTGTATTTTCATTTAATGCATCCGTTTGCTCTTTTTTGACTATCTTGATGTTTTGCGGGTTAAATATCATATAATTATGGAATTTTTCCCCCGTAATACCATTATCAGATAATATTCTCAAACCAACATAGCCCCTAGAATCCAAGTATTCTGATGCGTCTTTATCACTACCAAGTATTGAACTAATTGTATTATAAACTTGAACTCCATTATCAGCCTTTTCTATATATTGGCACTCCATATCCCAGAACTCCTTTTCATGGCCAGCATATGCTTCTTTACCATAATCGGTTTGAAGGTAATAATTATAGAAATCCCTAGCTATTTTTCTAACTTCTATTGGTGAAATTACTTCACTGTCAAGGAACCTATTCCCTGTTATTTCCGCGGTATACATATAATGTCCTGCAGAATATTCCCTTGCCGTTTCTGGGTTGTCACTGAGATATACCCCGTAACCATAATCGGCCTGGCCAACGCCCGTTAAAACATATTTCAAATCAAAATAGTCAAAATCACTAAAAGAGCCATGATATAATGTTAAAGGCTGCTTTGGAGTCCTATTTTCGTATAGTGAATTATATTCGTTACCAAGACTACCTCTCGAATAATAGTTATATAAATCATCAGATAATTCAGAGAAATCCAAGCCAACGTAACGCTTATCGGCGCGTCCATTCCTACCACCCAAGAAATCAACATCTATAATGTCCTGAGCATGATATTCACAAAATTGTCTCACTTGTTGCAATTGTTCCTGTGTTGGGTATTTTCCAAATTCCAAACTAACATTAGAAAAACGAACATTACCCAACTTGGTGAAATCCTCGCGATATTTTATTTCAGAACTTATTCTGAAGCAGGCATTATGGTCCCAACCAGCGTCCAGAACGGTTCCATCAGTTAAAATCCAACCGCGGAATTGCCCACAAGGACTATCTACTACCCCCATCACCCTTTTCGCAGCCTTATTAAGAGATTGTGGATTATGTATATCAACCTCCTCATCGCCTCTGTATTCTGAAAATTCAAATGAATGCTCACGCTCGTCCATACAATCATTCAATATTGCCGCCGCAAGTGTCTCACCAAATTCATCTTCCATTTCAGAATAATTTAATGTTCCAGACTCACAAGTATGCCAGGTTTCGCCATTGAGGTAATCAATATCCCAATCACAATTATCTTTCACATACGCAAGCTTAACCGCAGGCGAGTCTTGTAAACCGTTATCTTGGAGATACTCTTCATAATAATCCTCGTCAAAATTAAGCGTACAATTCACGCCCCCATAAAAGCCATTGTCAATAGCAGCCCCTTCTTTAAGAAGTGCCGCCCTTATCGCCTTTATTTGGCCTTCGGTTATTATAAGCTTCTTTTTCATTATATTACATAGATTCCAAGAGGAGTAAGTTTTTGAATCTCGTGATTTTGCTGCATGAGTTCTGCATTCTCCTTCATAATATTTACTGGCTTAAGGGCCTCAAGACGCTTATCAAGCCTGTCCATCGTTTGTTTCCACTCTTCATTACCCTGTTGGAAAAGCATCTGATATTCCAAATTTGCTTCAGCCTGAGGAATATTTACTTTGCCCTGATATTTACCGCGAATCCAACCCAACGTTGTCTTGGCTTTAGCTACGAGAAGCTGACGAACAATAGCCTTTGTCGGGTCGTTCAAAAATGCATAGTCAAGTTTAGAAAGGGGAACCTGGTCAGGGGAAAGAACAACATCATCAGCATGTGCCCTTATACAGTTATCCTCGTCCTCTTTAGAAGAAACGTCGTAATATGTATACCAAACCTCACAACCAATAAGAGAAAGTGCGCCAGCTGAACCGTTCGACATACCAAACGTTAATTTACTACCAGGTGTGGACATAAGATGAAGGAGATGAGTGCCATCAGGACCAGCCGTCACCTTGTAAACGAGGTCACTTCTCAAAAGTCGGTTTTTGTAGTTAATATCCGTAGAAAGATATGCAACATCAGCAGCGGGTGCAGTGTAGAATCCACCAACGGGTCCATAAGCGCCGCCACCAAGCTGTGCATAACCGCCACCAAAACCTATATCAATACCACCATAATTAGCGAAGAGAGCGGCCTGTGTTGTAGAGGGGTTTACATACATAACCTTATTGATTACACGACCAGCGGGAATAACATAAACCTGCTTTCCTTTTTCAATGGTAACAAAATCCTTTTTCAGTTCCCAAGGGCCCTCCTGTTGCAGGCCAACTTGTTTTGAAAACCAATAGGAGTAATCCTTGGTCATGTCAAGCGTACGCGTTGAAAGCGCAAACGCCATATCCTTTGCATTAAGGGTCTTCCCATAAAGAGTAATCCACTGGGTATCAATCTTCCAGTTACCAACCCTTTCAGCATAATCCTCCATGCATATATCTAAAAGCTCACAAAGCTGCTCATCCTCAAGTTCAACTTTCCTAACTGGAGCACCGAGGCTTACACGAACTTTTCTAAAAACATCTTTTACTTCGTCTGTTACTTTTGTCATAATTGTGACTTGTTTTTATTATATAAATAGTCTCAATGGCGCATTAAAAACAAATGTTGGATTTCGAACTATTTATTAATAAATAGTTAACGGAATATGATTGACTACGATTTATTAAGGGAGGAATATGTTAAATGTATTAGTGACACCAGTCGCATATACATGATTGAACATTACCTCAAGACATATGACGCCACCCAGAAAAGAGAAGTGCCATTCATGTTATTCCCAAGACAAAAAGACCTTTGCCAAACGTTGGGTAATGCCAGTAACGTTGTTACCACGAAAGCCCGTCAGATGGGTATCACCACAACCGCAGGCGCATTCATAGCATGTGAAATGGGGCTTGCAGACCCCGAGTCTCCACAAACAGTTCTAATTATTGGTAACACAATAGACCTGGCGCAACAGATGCTAACCAAAATAAGGGATTTCCTACTACAATTTCCCTGTTGGTTGTGGGGCGATGAATTTATCAAACCAGACACAACAATGGACAGCGTCCCAACAAAAAAACAGATATTCAATATTTGCAACACCAAGGAGTTAGTCCTAAAGAACGGATGTCGAGTAGTAGCGCGTTCCTCAGGCCCTGATGCGTCTCGAGGTGTCGGTGGTGTTACATGGCTTATTTTTGACGAAGCGGCCTTCATTGAGAACGGACGCGATGTCTATACATCTGCACTACCTACCGTATCCACTGGTGGACACGTGATTATGATATCCACCCCCAATGGTAAGGACCAGCTATATTACGAAACCTGCCGCCTAGCAAAACTTAAAGGAACCAAAGATTGGAACGAGTTTGAGCTCGTAGAAATGAAATGGTATCAAGATTTGAGATATAATAAATTTCTTGAGTGGACAAAGAAAAACACCGAAACGGGAGAGGTTGAAGTATATAAAGAGCCCACAATTGATAATGAGGGTAACATTAAGTACGACCAGGCCCACTGGGACGAAATGCTTAAGGACGGCTGGATGCCACGTTCACCTTGGTATCTTAAAATGTGTCACCAGTTCAATAATGATAGTATGAAAATTGCACAGGAACTTGACGTTTCGTTCTTGGGCTCTGCCGCAAACGTTGTTGAGCCAGAGGCGATTCAAATGCAACTCGACCTGAACGTCAGGGAACCACTATACGTCGACCCGCTTTGTGAAGATACGTGGATTTGGAAAGAGGCTATTGAAGGCCACAGATATTTAATGTCCATAGACTGCTCCCGTGGTGACGCTGCGGATAGAACCGCAATTGAAATTCTTGATATGGATGGCGTCGACGATGACGGTACCCCATGCTTGGAACAGGTTCTCGAATATCACGGCAAAAAACTAGGCGATACGATTGGTGAGATGGCATTCCATTATGGTAGGATGTATGGGGAGGCATACGCGGTTGTTGATTGCGTCGGCGGCACAGGTGACGCTTGCGTGCTTATGATGCAGCGCCTTGGTTACAAGAACCTATTCTATGATGATGTAAATCTTAAAACATACACCATACAAAGAGAGGCATCTTCAATACCAGTTTCTACCGAAGGCAGGGCGCCTGGCTTCCACACAAATGCCGTTCGCGACCAAATGTTAACTGGATTTGCCGATATGGTTAGAACTAACGCTATCAAAATTCGTTCAAAACGCGTTATCGCGGAACTTGACACTTGGATTTATAAGGGTCCCTCCGCACGTATCGACCACCAGGATGGGTGTCATGACGATACTCTAACTTGTCTCGCGATGGGTACGTTTGTCATGAAATTCAGCATGAATAAACTTATTGCGGCAAAGAACAGAGATAAGGCCCTACTCAAATCTTGGGTTGCGGGGGTTAATGTTGAGGAAAGGCCTGTATCCACTAAGGCTGGAAGCATCTCAGTGGCCCCAAAACGCCACGCAATGCCCATATATTCAAACAACATGGTATCAAACAGCAACCCCATCTTTGATGCATATAAATGGCTAATCAAATAATATTTGGAAAATTAAGAAAAATAATGTATTTTTAACAAAAATATAAAAATGGCAAAAAATCAATTAAATGAAATGAAGTCACTCATTAACCGTATGGAAAATCCACAAAGCGGTTGGGCGACGTTGATACAAGAAGGAATATCTGAGCTAAACGCACAAGATAGAGAAGACGTTCCTACTGACCAATTTTTTGATATGGTCGCTGGAATGCGCGGCGGCTGTAAAGCCACAATTGGCTATATATCAAAAGCCAGCCTTGCATATCCACAGGAGAAGAGGCTTAATCCAGCAACTGGCAGAATGAAAAATTTCGATGATATGGCAAGCTTCGGAAAAGCACTTGGCGAAGAGAAGGAAATTGTGGGCGTTATTAAATTTGGATGCTATACTCTAAACTGGAGAAGCCCCAAGAACATGAACAAGCATTATAATCGCGACTATGTTGATGTTGTCAACCCAATTCGTTCAAAATATGGTTTATCACCAATAGAGAAAAGAAAGGGTTATACCGATACCGCCGATTTTGGAAAGGGAGGAATAAGTGTTTATAATGGTGGAAACGAAGAACTTGCGGGACACTCTTACAGCCCCCAGGATATCGGAGGAAAAGATGTAACTAAAAAAGAAGTTACATATTATCTTATTTTCTCGGATGGAAGCATGAAAGCCGTAGAAGATATCAACCTTCTTAAGCCCTATTTTAAGGAAAGGTCCGTTAGTGGAGTCGGCGAATTGAGGAAGCTCGGTAAGAGTGATGAGGAGATAAAGGCATATGCCGACGAAATTGCCGCAGTTCCATTCAAATACACACAATTCGAACACTCTTCCGTTGTATTTGTGATAACAAAGGTTAATGGAGAGGAAAAACGCTATTTCAACGATAATCTCAGAAATATCATCAAGGATGTGACCATAAATCCTGAAGAGTTTGTTAATATTGCTAAACAAAAATATCAAGTTGAAACACAAAAGGTCGATAATGACCTTGGGGAATTCGAAGACGAGTATCCCGAAGTTGGAGAATAATTTGAGAGTTTCAAAAAAAAAAATAAACGCGAGGGGTTAACCT